TAATGACAAAGCTGAACTTGATATTGAATCAGCTCCTATTTGTCTAGCTGCTTAATTAATGCGAGCCTTCGGGCTCGCTAGTTATTAACTTCTAAAATTATCAAGATTATGAAAAAGAATTTATCAGGTAAACATAAAGATCATAAAGGAAAGAAATTATCGAGAACTAACCGTTCTAAATTACGTAGATCTAAGAAAGTAGAAGAAGTATTTAGAAGACCGGGTCCATCTCCCTATATTACAAAGGGTGAGAATGGGAAAGTAATAATAACCAACATAGTTGGTAAAGTTAAGCAAAAAAGTTATACTACAGAAGTAGGAAAGAACTCTCGTCAGGAAAATAAGACAGCTAAACAGGCTAAGAAAGAGCTTATTAAGCAAATTTTAGCAAGTGCTGGATTTGAACCTACAGTTCACTATACTAGAAAAGAGAAGAAGAAATTCACTCGATTAATTAAAAAACAACTATTTGTTCAACCAAAACCGGTTAATTTAACTGATGAAGAAATCAAGGTTAGATTTCAACGTGAAAAAGAGTATAAAGCTGAACTGTTAGCCAGTAGACCTCATATAAATGAGGTGAAGGCTTCTGTTTTAGAATTCCTAAAGAAAGGAAGAGAAGTGCTAAATAACAAAAAGAACACTCGTAAGTTCCGTTATGTAGTACAGAATCAAAGCGAAGATAATCCTATGAAAAGTACAGACTTCTACACGGATTATTTAGATGCTAATGATAAAGAAGAAGCATTCTCTAAAGTAAAAGTATTAGCTAAGAAGTACGAAAACAATGATAAGTTCACCGGAATAACCGTTGAAGATTTAAGTAATAACAATTGGACCTATTACACTAAATCAAAACTTTTAGCAGCATAAGTTTAACTATTAATATTATCAAGATATGAAAATAGATAAAAACAGAAAAGAAGAATATAAAATAGCACGTAGTGAAGAGAGAGTTGCAGCAAGAAATGCTCGAAAAGCAGAAAGAAGAGTATTTCGAGTAAAACAAATTACTTCTGAAGAAGAGGTTAAACCAAAAAACTTCTATAGTGAAGAACTTAAAGCTCGTAGAAAAGTTAAACGAGAAAGAGCAAAAGCTCTTGTTGAAAAGAGAAAAAGTACTTTCGTATTTCAATCTATCAATTATCCTAGGTTTAATAAATACGACAGAAAACAGCTCGATGCTCAAGTTAAGTTTGATCATATGATTATTCATATGAAACAATCTAAAGCAAAATCTATTAAACAAAGCAAAGAAGACAAGGCTAAGTACAAAGCTTCCCTTGTAGCGTTTAAGAAAACGTATGTACGAAAAACAAGTACAACAAAGGCTTCGCTAGCCGCCTAAAATATGCTAGCAAATCCATAATTTAGAAATTTTAATGCGGCAGTATGCTGGTTGTCTGTGTAGTTTAAATGGAAAAACTGTTAAATGAGGGTTCGATTCCCTCCACAGACTCAAACTAACATTATTAATTATGATTATACGAGATAAGATTGTTTATGTATATGATATTGAGGTATTCCCCAATGTTTTCCATTGTACTGTAAAAAATACAGAAACAGGTGAATTGCATAAATTTGAAATATCTTGCAGAAGAAATCAATTAGATGAATTAGTCAATTTCTTTCATACAGTTAATACAGACTATACTTTCGGAGACTTATATACTACAAAAATTCAGTTAAATACTAATAAATTATTTTGTGGTTATAATAATCTTCATTATGATAATCCTATTATAAATTATATAATAGATTATTATGTTGTAATGAAATACAAAGGATATAGAGATATATGTAGATCTATATTTAATTTAAGTAAAGTAATTACTACTTCAAGTGAAGACGATATTAGAGCTTGGAGTAAGTGGAAGTATATGATTTGTTTTGATTCGTTTGATATTCTTACTATGCTTTATAGCAATAAGTTAAGAGTAGGTTTGAAAGAAATTCAAGTAACAATGCAGTACAGAAATGTACAGGAATTTGTTGCAGATTGGCAGGCAGATTTACCTGAAAATCAAATAGATTCAATGATTGAGTATAATATTAATGATGTTAATTCTACTGAAGAGTTACTCAATAGATGTAAAAAAGATGTAGATTTAAGGTTAGCTATTGAAGATGAATACGGAGTAAGAGTACTTAGTAAAGACGGAGTAAACATTGGAATGAAGATTTTAACTCAGAAATATCTTGAAAAGACAGGTCAAACCTGGTATGATATTAAAGATTTAAGATCTCCAATGGATGTAATACCTTTAAATAAGGTAATCCTACCATTTATTAAGTATGATAGTCCTATACTTCAAAAAGTACTAGATGATATGAAAAGTCAAATAGTATCTCCAGGAAGAAAAGGATATGAAAATAAATTCATATTTGAAGGATTAAGATATTCTGTAGGAGTTGGAGGAATTCATTCAGTGAATGATCCTGAAATAGTTATACCAAAAGAAGATGAAATGCTCATTGATATAGATGTTGCATCACTATATCCAAGTATGCTAATAGAATATGGGTTCTATCCTAAACATTTAGGACCTGAATTTCTAGAAGTATATAGACAAATTAAAGATGAGCGCATCGAAGCTAAACACAATGGCAATAAGGTTAAAAACGAAACCTTAAAGCTTGCTCTCAATGGATTATCAGGTAACTTACAGAATCCACATAATTTCTGTTATAGTCCATTTGCAGTAATGCAAATACGTATAAATGGGCAGTTACTATTACTAATGCTAGCTGAAAAACTAACCCAATTAGGATGTCGAATCGTCCAAGCTAATACAGATGGTCTGTTTGTATTACTTAAAAAATCTGTATATGATAGTGTAAACAAAGTATGCAGAGAATGGGAACAACTTACTAAACTTACTTTAGAAGAAGAACGTTTTAAGGCTATGTATCAATATGCTATAAATGACTACTTTGCTATTACTGAAGATGATAAAGTAAAAGAAAAGGGTATGTTTATTACTACTGTGAAATTAGGGAAAGGTCTAACTCCGAAGATCATACCGAAAGCAGTAATAAACTTTTTTAAGAACGGAGTACCAGTAGAAGAAACTATAAAAGGTTGCCAAGACATTAGAGACTTTCTAATGGCTGAAAAGACTGGTAAACAATGGCATGTTGAGTATAATAATAAAGAACAACAAAGGACTAATCGTTTCTATGCAAGTACTAATGGTGCCTATTTATGGAAATGGAAACCAACAGGACACAAAGAAGGTGAAATTATAGAATATGATGAACCATATGTAGGTAAAAAGATATTTGTTGCAAAAGAAAAACAGTATCAGAATATGCTTACTGCATCTGGTGTTACTTTATTAAATTACTTAGACGATAAACCAATTGAAGAGAGAAAGATTAATTATAGGTATTACATTATGGAAGCCTATAAGATAATCCGTGAATTAAAACCGTTACAAATGAGCCTATGGGATTAACAAAGGCTTATCAGATATATTTCAAATACCGTATGCTCGTATAATATATGAGAATATGATTTTAGAAATAGACACCTCAATCCTTGATAGGATTGAAAACTTATCTATTAATCAGTTAGTATTCCTAACGCTTGTATTGAGTGATATCAAAAACATCAATCAAGACATTCAGAAACTTCTCAGCCTAGTTAATGAAGAAGAGATACAAGAGTTAGAGTCTCGTGGTCTAATTGCTACCAGCACTGTAGACAATACCACAGTCATAAAGAAAACAGAAAAACTAGAAGAACTTCTTAAAGAAGATAAATCTATGTTTGATGAATTCTATGACCTATTTCCAGTTTATGTTATAAGACCTGACGGAACCAAAGGTTTTTTAAGGGCAAATGTGAACAAATGTAGGAAGGAATATAATCGAATAATTGGCAAAAGCAAAGCAATGCATCAGCACATCATGAAATGTTTATCTTATGAGATAGATAATAAAATGATTACTGGTAAAATCGGTTATATGAAAACTATGTGGAAATGGCTCACTCAACATGAGTGGGAGACATACGAGGAACAAATGAAAGTAGAAGAACCAATAATTAGTAATGATTATGGAACAGAACTCTACTAATACGCTTACCTTCCGCCATATATCTATTGCAGCTAAAGAAGCAGTAGAATATATAAAACAAAGAAAGAATCATGAGATTCAATCTTTAAGAACAAGGTGGAATAAGTTCAATAAACACTGTATGGGTGGAATTGAACCTAATACGATATATACTATAGTAGGTATATCTGGTAGTGGTAAATCATCATTTGTTAATACACTTGAAAATGATTTAATAGATCTAAATCCTGAACAGGATGTAGTTATCCTTAACTTCTCATTTGAGATGTTAAGTTCAAGGCAGGTAGGTAGAAAATTAAGTAGTAAGTTAAGGCAAACTACTGCACAGCTATATAGCGCTAACGAGGAATTAAACGATGACACATTGGCGCAAGTTGAGACAGCGTCTCAACAAATAAAATCATACCAGATATATTATGTTGATACACCTGGGACGGTTGGAGAAATAGCTTCTACTATTGATTATTTTTACGAGAACTATGCAAAGGGTAAGAAATTTATTATTATCCTTGATCATACTTTACTTGTAGAAGGTCAAGAATCTGCACTGAAAGTGATTTCCGATTTACAGAAACTGTTTATTAAGGTTAAAAAGTACCCTAATACTACTATAATTCAGTTATCACAGATGAATCGAAACATTGAAGCTCCTGATAGGATTAACAATCCATCTATGCATTACCCAATGCGTAGTGACATTTCTTCTGCGGATACTATATTCCATGCATCTGATTATGTTATATGTATTCATAGACCGGAACTACTCAATATACAACAGTATGGACCGAATCGTTTACTAGTTAAGAATAAAGTCTATCTTCATATCCTAAAGAATAGGGATGCTGGAGAGTGCGCTATACTTGAGTTTGATAACGATCTAAAATACAATAATTTAATTGAGACTATAAGGGAAGAAGAACCTACGAAGAAGATTTCGTTTAGTAATAACAATTAAAGGCTGAAAAATTATGATTACAACATATACATTTACATTACCGAAGAAAAATAATAATACTAGTGCTAATAACTTTAAAGAAAGTCTAGCTGAAAAATTCTTGAATGCATATCCTTGGTTGGGTGGCAAGAAAGAGAAAAAGACTACTGTTGATTTGTATTTGCTGGATACTATTCCGACAAATCTAGGTTATACAGCAAATGACTTCTTGAGTAATAAGTATAATTTGGAAGACGAGTTCTTCAAAGCTATTGCAGGACTTAGTTCTCTTGCAAAAGATTATGACTTTGAAGATGAATTCGGTACTCCGATTCGTATCTTCGATAATTTCGTTCAGATTGGCTACGACATTATTCCTATTATGCCGGGCTCATTGAACCATCTAAAACCGAAAACAAAGAAGACTATTATTGATATCACAATTAAGATTAAAAATAATGGTTGGTTCTAAATAAGATATTAATTCCGTACTTATCAGAAATTGTCAGAGTTTATCAGAATACACGGAATACAAAAATAAACAAGCTTTATGATTGTATTACCAAAAGAAAAAACAGAAGTAAAGATATGTAATCCAAAGTTCTCTGTGTTTTATGGGAAACCTAAGGCTGGTAAATCCAGTCTTATGGCTTCTCTAGACAATAATCTAATTATAGATTTAGAGAATGGTTATCAGGCTTTATCTGCACTAGTTGTACAAGCAAGATCTGTAAAAGACTTTGGAGATATTGTGGCTGCAATTAGAGAAGAAATTAAGAATACAGGCAAAAGACCGTATAAGTATATTACTATAGATAATGCAACTCGACTTGAGGAAATATGCATGGGCTATGCCATACAGCTCTACAAAGGCACTAATCAAGGAAAAAATTATCAAGGTACAGACATTCGTACTCTTCCAAATGGAAGTGGTTATATGTGGCTAAGAATGGCTGTTAAAAAGGTAATCGACTTGTTCAGAGATCTAAGTGATCATCTTATATTGATTGCTCATACTCGTGATAAGCAGATAAATATTGAAGGTCAAGAGATGTCAGAAATGACTCTAGATCTTACTGGTAGATTGGGGGATATTATCTGTGGTGAAGCTGATGCTATTGGTTATGTTTATCGAAAGAAAAACGAAACAATTATTTCCTTTGAAGGAGGAAGTAATATAGTAAGAGAAGCAAGAGCACCACATTTACGAGGTAAGAATATTGTAGTAGCAGAAAGCGACGAAGACGGTGAAATTACGTTTCACATGGACAGAATTTTCTTACCTGAATAATAACACAAAACAAAGAAATTATGGTTTATAGTACAGAATTAGCAAGCAAAGTAGCAATAACAAGTAATGACAGTAAATATCTTGAAGCAGGTATTCATGATAATGTTAAATTTACTGGTGTAAGAGCAGCAACATCTCCTACTGGAAAAAACTTTATGGAGTTTCGTTTTGAAAAAGACGGAAAAGAGTTACTACATACAGAGTGGGAACCAAATGAAAGAGAAGGAGATTCTGCTGAACAGAATCAGGCTAAAGTAACCAATGTAGTTACTCGTATAATGCGAATTATGAATTGTTTCTATCCTAAAGGAGTACTGAACTTTAATGGTAGTTCTTATAAAGAATTTACTGAATGGGTAGTAACAATGCTAAATGCAGCTAATAAAGATGTCTTATTGAAGGTTAAAGTAGTTTATAATGATAATGGTTATACTACTTTGCCTACTTATGTTAAATTTGCAGTAATTGAACCTATGGTATTACCAGAAGGGTTCTACGACAAAGAAACAAATCCAGAAAATAAGAGTTTGATTAGAGAGTTGTCTATTGACAGATTTACAAAACCTGTCATTGCTGATAAAGAGACTAAAGTAGATGACCTATCTACTATGAACAGTTCTCCAGCAGACGATCTACCGTTCTAAGATAACTTAAAAAAATAGCCGCTACCTAGAGCATAAACTAGGAATACGTAGGTTAGTGTACCGCACTATGAAAAATGAGTGAATACGAAATAGTACACAACCTACGTTTTATACCGAAGTATAACAAATTGGGTTACGTATAAGGTTAATTGCTTATATGACGTGGTTCGAGTCCCGTTGCTTTGACAATAAATAATATATCATATGATTTACGATACAACAAAAGTAAAAGATACATTTAATATCACTCTAGATTGGATTCTTTCTAGAGTAAGTGAGTATGATATATATGCAGCGTATATAGGTAATTTTAAAGTAGGAATGATCTATAATTCTCCATTGAGAAAAGACAAAACTCCTTCGTTTGGATGCTTTTATAGTAGAAAAACAAAGCAGTTATTGTTTAAGGATCATGGAACAGGTCAGTGTGGAAATGTAATAAAGTTTATAGAACTTTATACAGGTATAACTAATTATTCAGATATACTTAAAGATATTGTTGAAAGACTTAAAATTACTAACGATACGCAACTCGTTAGCTCTAAGCAATATATACCGTCAACTGAAACAGTAATTGGTGTTGTACGTCAGGAATTCACCGAAACTGACATCAATTACTGGAAGCAGTTTAATATTACGGTAGAAACTCTAAAAAAATTTGGAGTAAGTAGTATAAAGTACTACCTATGTAATGGCATAGTAAAAAGCATTTATAAAGAAGATAATCCTATGTATGCTTATAAGGTATACAATCATTTTAAGATATATAAACCTTTAGCAGACAAATATACAAAGTGGCGTAATAATCTTACTGAATTAGATATTCAAGGATTTAAGCAACTTCCAAAGACAGGTGATATCTTAATCATTACAAAGAGTATGAAAGATGTTATGTGTCTATATGAAATGGGTATTCCAGCCATTTCACCTTCATCTGAATCTACATTTATACCTGATAAGATTCTAGAACAGTTAAAGAAGCGATTTAAACGTATTATTATACTATTTGATAGAGATGAAGCTGGAGTAAAATATCTCCGTAAAATAAGCCTTAAAACAGGTTTAGAAGGTATGTTAGTCCATAAGAAATTTAAGGCAAAAGATATATCTGATGCTATTAAAGCAAATGGATTTGAAAAAGTAAAGAACTGGTTAACAAAACAATTATAGCATGAAGTTATCTAAACTTATTGAACTTCTTGAAAATTATAGAGAAGAATTTCAAAATAATCGTTTCTTAGAAGAAGATGAAAAGGACCCAGATGTTGTGATTCGTCAAGATATGTGGGAAGAGAAAGATATTATCGACTGGTGCACTACATGTAGTAGTGAACGGGACGACATGTATATAGCATTACTTACTTTTTCAGAAGAAGAATATTATAAGCGCATCGAAGATGACTTACGTAAAACTCCTTTTTATAAGAAGTTATGGTGGAAAATAGATAATATAATATTTTATATTAAAGAATTCTTTTATGAAAAAATAGAAGACTGGAAAAGTAAGAAACGCAACTCCTAATGAATACGATGGAATAAAATTCCGAAGTAAACTGGAAACTTATACATATAAAAAGCTGAAAGAAGCAAAGATCTAGGCAGACTATGAGCAGCACAGATATGAACTTCTTCCAGCTTTTACTTTTGGAAACAAAAGATACAGACCGATGACCTATTTACCAGACTTTGTCGGTAAAGGTTTCGTAATTGAATGCAAAGGCTTTCCGAATGAAGCTTGGCCTTTGCGTGAAAAGTTATTTAACTATTATTTGTACACACATGAACCTAAAACAGCGTTCTATGTTGTACATACGTAGAAACAAGTCGATGAGTTAATCGACAAACTAAAAACATAAAAACAGAAGTTATGGCAGAATTTATTAAAGTAGGTAATGAGATCACAGTTAAACCAAAGTTAGAAGGATTAGCATATGAACTTATTAAAGGTAAAGTATACGATCTAAAGTACAATCGTATGGAAGGAAAATCTTATCTAGTAGAAAATGGTGATTTGAATATGCCAAAGAAACTGTATAAGCTAGATGAGGATAATAACTTTATTAATCGCGTGCTTACTTATTTCAATTCTGAAAGTTCTAACCAAACAACAGGTGTATTACTTGCTGGTACTAAAGGTACAGGCAAAACAATGCTCTCTAAACGTATTGCCTTAGAAAGTAATCTACCTATTATTGTTGTTGCAACTGACTATCCTGCTGATAAACTAAGTGCGTTCTTCAAAAACTTTACTACTCCTGTAGTAATCATGTTTGATGAGATTGAGAAGAACGATTATTGGTGGGAAACTAAGGATCTATTAGGATTCTTGGATGGAGTAGAGTCAACAGCAAAGAAACTTGTATTAATGACTTGTAATAGAGCAGAAAAGATAGATGAGAACTTCTTTGATAGATGCTCACGTGTTCGTTATTTCAAACAGTATGAAGCTAATTCTAACTCTGTATTTGTACGCTATATGGCAGAAGATAAAGGAGTTAAGAATATAGATGAAGTTGTGAACTTCATTAACAAATATATGAAAGTAAAATCATTTGATAATATTTCTGCATTCTTAGATGAAGTTGTTCTCTTTGAAGATATACCTTTAACTCAAATAGCTAAAGATATGAATATTTCTACTGAAAAAATAAAAGAAGAGGACAAAGTATCTACTCAGGATGATACACAGTCATCTGATATGGATGAAGTATGTATCGAAATAATGGAGAATAAGATTTTGAATCCATTTTAACTATGATTTTATTTCTAATGATAGTCATATACAAGATGTCTAAACATATCCGTCAGGATATAGAAGACGAGATCCCATGGAATACAAACATGGAAATTGAAACCGATTTATATTTAGCAGCATGAAAATAGAGATTCCGTATTATGAAGATAACACGCGAATATCAAACTCAGCAATCGGGTGGTTCTTAAAGAAAGGACCACGTTACCTCAAGGATATGCTTGACGGTAAAGAAGAAGGTATAAGTGCTAAGTATCTTGATAAAGGTACTATGATACATATGTATCTTCTCCAGCCAGATGAATTCTGGCATAACTATATTGTTATTGATTATGAAAAGCCTAAAACAGCGCAACAGACAGCATTCTGTGAACGTTATCATTCATCTGCGGAAATAGTAGAAGAAGATAAGCTTCTAGATGCATATAAGTTTGCATATTCTGGTAACAATATGTCTAGAGATGCTATGTTAAAGAAAGCAAAGGAGTTACAACTCAAGTTTGCTGAATATATAGAAGCTCTAGAGAAAACAGATCTATATACGATTATATCGTTTGCAGATTTAAACATGCTTAAGAATATTAAAGATAATATTGAAAAGCATATAAAAGCAGATGAACTGCTTACAGACCAACCAGGTATAGAATGTCATAACGAGTTTCATATAAACTGGGAGGCAGAGAAACAAAGAGTATCTTGTAAGTCGCTATTAGATAGGGTTAAGATTGATCATGCTAATAGAAAGATTATTCTTATTGACTTAAAAACAACAGCAGATGTCTATAATTTTAAGCATTCTGTAGAAGAATACGATTACTATAGACAGATAGCTTTCTATATTCTTGCTCTTACATGGTATATGAAAGATCAAGGTTATGATATAGAAGATTACGATTTAGAAGCGTATATTGTTGCTATCCAAAGTAATGGTAATAATGAAGTACGTGTATTTAATATGTTAAACGAAAAAGAGTTATTGGACCGTAAAGACCTAATAGCAAATACTTTAACAGAAATCTCATATCATTATCAGACAGGAAATTGGGACCATACTCGTAAATATTACGAAGGTGATGGAACTGAAGAACTATAAAAATCTAAAACAATTAAAAGGCTCTGATGAGAGCGCTATTGAAGCTATGTATAACAATGTTATTGTTGATAATGCTGAAGAAGAAGCAAAGTATTCTACAGTAGAAGTAGACGGAGAAGATTGTGTAGAAGATGGAATTGACGCCTGAAATAATTCTACTATCTCCTAGAGTATTAAGTAAAAGGAAACCCTTAGAACATAAGTCATTCAAAGGACTATATACTAGTCTTTACGACGAATATTCTAAGGGTTTTGTTTATTTAGACTACGTATTCAACAATATTGAAGAAGAAAAAGATATTGAAGGTTGGCTTACTTGTGAAAAAACATATTTCAATAAGAGAATTTTCAATATTAATTCAAGTAAACATACTATATTTACTTTAAAATCTGAAGATAGTAGAGAACTAGAAGATTATAAACAAACTGGTAATCTAGGTTTTGGAATAACAGATTGGTATCCTATCTTTCAGTTTTGGGGAGATAGAACAAAAGATATAAAAGATACTGTTTATAATACGATAACAGATTTAGATAATAGGTTTGAATAAGAAAAGGGCTGTTGTGAAACAGCCCTATCTTTTTATTCTCCAAGTATCTACTTTTTATAATAATTTCTTTTACTTTGTATATCTTTTAATTCCTATATATTCCTAAATGGAGTAAGTTTTAAAAGGTTGCGCTCTTGTTCAGTCCATCCTTTATAAGCACCTCGTTTAATAGTAGCATCATAATAAGTTTCATCTAACCACCAATATTTAATTCTTTCATATAACAAACTAACAGGGTTAGAGAACAATTCAAACATATTACTAACATAGTCTGTAATAGCAGAAGGTGATTTGATAATAGATGCCATATCCAGAAGATTATATGGAGCTAGTGTTTCAAATTGCGATCTTATTATAGTATATGCCAGTAGTTGTTTAATGATGTTTTTCTTGTCATCGTCCGCTGATTGCTCTAATAGCGGTCTAAGAAACCAAACAAGACCTCCATATAATATACCTTCAAAAACCAATCTCGCCAAATTTTCTCTTACTAGAGGATCTTCTTGATTAAGTCTTTTATAAGTCTTAATTACGTTTTCATTGTTTTCTATAGCATTATCAAATAATCTTACTACAGTTTTGAATACTCCTTCTCTGTATCTCTAAGCTTGATAATCCCACTGTCTTGTCATTAACCATCTCTCTTGTAAAACAACCGGTAAATATTGTCTGTGCATCATAACAAACTATCCTGCCCAATTAGCCAAAATCACAGGCTTTTGTAAAGAAGTAAGCTACCCATCGGCTGATTGTGCTAGAGTTTTGGCAATATAAGCTATTTTATTCATAGCCTCATCTACTGCTTTCTAGTTTGTTTTATCTTTTGCTACCATTTTACCACCTACAAATTCTACAGCATCATAGAATGAAATTTTATTTCCTAGATTCCAATCCATGTAATCACCGGGAGCATAAGTAGGAAGTTTATGTTTTCTTTTATATTCCTCTCTACTCATAAAAATTTTTTTACCGCCTTCTTCTACTAGCTTAAAATTATGCATAACAGAAGCAAGAATCTATCCTTTTACTACATGATCCATTAATGAATATGGACCAAATGCCCAATGTTTAGTGACAGCATTAACTAATTGCATTCTGTTTGTAGCATTTGGATTAATTTCTGCACCTATTTCGAAAAGTTCCATAGCTTGAGTTATGAATGTTTTTTTCCTAGAAACTCCCAGAACGTTCGATATAGCAAAAAACGAATCTGCTACAATATCAAATAATGCATGACCAGCATCTATAGGATTGTAATATCTTTGTATTAACATATTTGTAATATGCTAATGTAAAGCTGTATAGGCTCCTGTCAAGGCACAAGCAAGATTTAAACCTAGATTTCTAAGAGTACCTAACATCTTAAGTATAGATAACATTTTTGTAATGTTAATCTCTCTTGGTTTACTTATATCATAAGTAAGTCCAAAAACATTGCCTTTATATGGGATCAAGCCTAATACTTTTCCAGTAGGGTTATCTCCATATCTTACACTAACATCTTGAGTTTTTATGTCATACAAATTCATGTCTATAAAGTTTTTAACAAATTTGTATGTATTACTGTTTCCGGTTTTTTCCTCTCCTCTTTTGTTAGTATATTTAATACCTTGTACGTATCTTTTTAATATTTCTATTCTAGGTTGTATTTGAGTTTTATTTTTCCAACTTTCACACGACTTATAGAACTATATTACTGAACCAACTAAATCAGCAGTTAAATATTCAGGATTATCTAATCTTTTAAGATAATATTGAGGTATCACATTTAATCTCTCTCCATTAGGTTTAGTAAGAGCTCTATTAAAACCAACATCATCGTTTCTACACGATATAAGATCTTTCCAATAATCAATGAATCCTTTAAATGCTCCAGATATGTAGTTTCTTTTCCAACCAGCGTGTATATATTTTAATAAACTGCCAGATTTCTGTGGAACTCTATAAGGATAAGTCTTATGCAGGTTAGTTAACTTATCGTTAGATTCTTTTATAGTATCTAAGATAGCTTGTCTAAGGTTCTTTAGAGCCTCATTATCCATTACTTTATGATAATTCTTACCATTATCATAAGACTCAACTATTTTACCATTTTCTATTACTTTAGATTTTGGTATCCAATATTCGTTCTGTAAATCTGGATACTTTTCCTAAGTCTCATAGTAAGATTTGTTATAGAATTTGGATTCTTTAGATACCTCTAGCCAGTTACTATTAGGAGCATATTCTATCAAACTTTTATCCTTTGGTACTACTTTTGTATACCATGCTTTTGGATTTTTAATGTCATAAGCATTAGCTTTTAGCCACATTTCAGCAGATTCTGGATCTTCTAATACTACATTATAGTAATACTTTTTAAGATCCCTATACCACTGTTCTGTTGGTATTGTCTCTGCAATGTCCTCAAATTTGGCATCTCCTTCTTGTATTTCAACTTTTTTGTTTTTTCTAATGATAGACATCTATCTAGACAATCTTTGTATAGCAGCTTTAGAATTAGCTGACATATGATCTATGTCTATATTACCCGTCATATCATCCCTATGTTGATTTAATATAGATCTGCGCCTTTCTTGTAGTTCGGCATATACAGGACCGTAATATTTTTTTTCTAGCTTTTCTAGTTTCTGATAAAACTCATCTTTATAGCGTACTTGAGAATTTCGTTCTAACCATTTCTGTTTTTGTTCTTTTGTCAGATTCGGATCAGCCATAATTTTAGCTTTTTCCTCCTCATATGCTTTACTATTCTTAGTCATAGTAAGACCTTCAGATAACTTCTTATTCAGTTCCTATAATTCTTCAGCTATTTTAAGCTTCTCTCCTTGTTTTTTAATACCTGTAGTATCATATAAACTAGCCAGTTGTTTTTTCTCAAGTAAATAAGCTCTATATGTGTTATATTCCTTATCACTAAGTCTATCTAGATGTGCTATACCAACAGAATCTCTAGTCTTATCTACTAGCTGTCGTATTTTTAATTGAATCTCCTCTCTAGCTGCTACCGTACCTTCACTTAAATGATTAAACATATCATAATACTCTCTAGTATATCTTCTATCTGTATGTTTAGATAACCATTCATTTCTTCTCTTATTATACTCAATACGTAGCTGTCTGTTTTCTGGAGCTTTTATATCAGTAAGATCTACTCCTAATTCTGATGCTATTTTTTTCATAGCATTTGCATAATTCTTTTCAAACTTACCATAGTTTCTAGCTCGTACTATATAACCAGTAGTATTACCATCATCATCTACTTCAAATAACATTCTCTGATTATATTTTCCAGCTTTACTAAGTAAATCCTCAAGTTTTCTTATAACCTAGTAGGTATTTCTATTTGTTTCTTCTTCTGCTTTATTAATCAAGTAGAATATTGTCTTAATAGAATCATTATTTATCTTATCACCAGCACCTATATAGTATGTAAGCCAAGCTATATCTCTCTAAGATGGTGATGGATTAGACATTGAATAGTCATAGATAGTTGAAGACTTTACTTCTAGACCTACTTGCTTTAAATTCTATCTAGCATTATCAGCTATCTTACCCTTTACTATAGAATAACCATCAGTAAGCATAGCTTGGTAGTCTTTAGCTCTTTTAAGCATTCTATCTAGTATATACTCACCACTACTATCTTTTCCTATTATTTCTCTGTAGTTATCTTTATATATCAATTGACTTACTATCTCATCTACTATATCATTGTAGAAACCAAAGAAGTTCTGATCTAGATCATTCAACTTAGTATCATCTATGTCCAGTCCTTTTCTACGGACATTAACGAGATATTCGAAGGTAGGTCGCAATTCAAATCTTAAATTAGCTAAAAATTCATTAATGTTATCTAAATCTGATTTAAGACCTTCACTAATATTTGCAATTAGCCATTCTGATTCTTTTTTTATCTTAGTTCTAAGTTCTGGATCAGGATTAGTATTTACCTTTAATCTTGACTACAGACCTTTCAGTATTTTTACATTTATGTCTCTTAAAATACTATCTAACTCTTCCTTTTCTTTAGAATTATAATTATCTTTTGTCTATTCTAATCCTATTTCTAAGTCATTGTAAGCCTAATCAACGCGTTCTCTTAAGTCTTTATCTGTGTCAAAAAAAGACTTAGCTTCTTCACTTAAAGAATCTTGTGATTGATACTCTAACACCTACTAAGCAGTTGGTTCTATAGTTAAATCTTTATAAGTATTCTTAAAACCAATTAAAAAAACTTTAGATTTTTCCCTGATAGCCATTTTAGAATCATTGTTAAAATGACTTAAAAGATCCTAATATAACTTAGAATCTTTACCTTCACTATCAAACTCTAAGCCATAACCATTATTTTCAGATAAGACATAATAGGCAGCATCATAGCTACCTAATATGTCAGTATACTCTTTTAACTATGCCTTTATTTCAGGCAATTCTGTTCTTAAACACGTCATGATTTCTTACAATGTTTTTTACGTTTTTTACCTTCTTCTTTAAGGTTATTCAGATACTCATTTACTTCTGTAATACCTGTTTCAGAGTCCTACAAGGATCCTATAATATCATCTACCAACTCTGTAGAATCAAAATAGGATTCGTCAGGCATTGCATAATCTTCTCCAAATGTATCATTAGCTTCTTCAATTCCTCCTAACATTTGATCTATTTCACCAAAATCTTCTATTGTAGTAGAATTATCCGAAGTATCTACAAAACTTAAAGAAGGATCGCTATCAATTGATTCTGGATCAGATTGTATTCCACTATCTCCAAATGATTCAATTAATTCATTTTGAAGTTCTTGATCTAAATTGGAATACTCCTAAGTTTTACCAACTTCAATATTAGAATACTACTCATCCTTAACAAACTGAGAATCTTTAATAGTTTTAATATATTTATCTACTATACTATCTATATCCTCAACGGTTTGTTTGATCATTGTGTCTGTAAACTTGTTATTCTCGAATGCAGATTGTTCTGTACCATTTTTATATAACTCATATATAGAACTTGCTCCATTATTGAAACCTAACTTAGGTATAGCAACATATACAATGCCGATAGTATTACCGTCTGCATCTACTATTTGTCCAGATCTCTGGTATAATACCGTATTAGTAGATCTAGAACCTCCTATTTTTACAAACTTATTATTCTTATTTATGTCTGATCTACCTAATGCAATAAATACAGTATTCACAGAACTATTAGTACGGTCTTTAGAACTAGCTAGATACATTGTATTAGATTTAGATTCTTCTCCATATCTAACATCTACTTTTGGTATATACAATGGAACTACATCATTATCTGCCCAGTAATTTCTTACCATATTTAAATAGATAGAATCTGTTAGTTCTTCTAAAGTAGAAGCATCCTAAATTATATCTATATCATTCCTTATCAGTTTGTTCATTGCATCTTTTATAGAATCTAAATATCCAATCTATTGTTTGTATTCCATTGGAACTACATTAAAGAATGAATTAGGAGTTCTATTATCATAACTAGTAACAAATGCATATTTTACCAAATCTTCTGCCAACTCTCTGACCATTTCGTCATCATTCGTAAGAAGATCGTAAAATGCTGACCTAAGTCTATCTTCATAATATCTCGAATTATTTAAAGAAGAAGTAGCAGTAACTATTTTGTTAGCTTTGTTTTTATTAGATATGGTAATACCTTGTAGATAATTTAATAAATCGTTAGTAATATTGCCCTATTCATCTACTAAAGTAACTAAATTAGGATCCTATTTATTCTTTCTAATATAATTCTTGACAGCATTAAGTCTGCTAGCTATATTGTCCTTACCAAATGCCATACTGTTTAACTGTTCATCAGACAATCTAATATCAGTACCAGCTATCACTACTTTAGCACGAATTATACTCTCTACTTTCTCATTTATTTTTTTCACTAATTCTTTATTACTAGTAGGTCTATATAACTATATAGAAAGAGAACCATTAACTTGCTATGGATAATTACCACCTCTTAAATTATGCATTATACTCGTGAATATAGTCTTATAACCATTGGTAGCTCCAAATACTTGAGTTTTAAGTATATTATTAGCTAAATCCATAGCATATACTAATTTCTTATTTAAGAACGTCTTATTAAAGTAGTCCTCAAGCCCATTAAGATCCTGTCTACCTTCAGTATCAGGAGTAGAGAAGTCCTGTTGATGGTCTTTTATAAATGTCTGATATGAATTATAAAAGTTCTATAATTGAGTAATGTTATTACCATACTTTTTAGTATCTATCTGAGAACGTTGAACTAAGTCTGCCATAGTTTGAGCATCTCCACTTAATTCATTATAAGCTGTAAGTACGATTAACTACATTTTAATATCCTGTGGAGTTACCTAGCCTCTTCTAAATGCATCTAATGTACGAGACAATCTATCCTTGTCAAATGCTAATTTTTTATCTTCATCTGTTATCTTAAGAATAGATTCCTTATAAGACTATGATATAGGATAATTATTTAACATTTTAGTATATTTGTCTATCAGTCTACTAATTATAGTATTATCATACTACTGTTTAGATCCAATAGCACCATTATTAGCAATCTTAATATTAGCAAATTCCTTTAATATAGGTTGAGCTAAGAAGAAGAACGTATTTTCTCCCTTTCCACCACGTAACAATAAACTAGTCATATTATATGTTACTTGATTCACATTAAGTTTAATAATGTAAGGATCTTTAGCTACATCGACATGAGCATTAATCATTGCAGATAACCAGTCTAATATTTTGAAACCATCCTATCCATTGATTTCATCAAATTGACCAAGACCATAAATATTGTTATGTGAAAATTTCATATGTAGATGTGTGGCTTGAGTCAAGCAATGGTTAGTAGAGTTAAGAGCAAAAGGTGCTATACCAGCTTTACCCCAAGTATATTCCATCTTTCTATACTCTTGGAACGATGGCATTAATTCATACATATAATCTGCTTCTTTCATCTCATCTACACTTACTTTTGGAAGTATTTCCTTAGTAAGGATACCGGTTAATGTATCAATAGATGCTCTAGTTTCAGACAATGTTTTTTCATCAGATATTACTAGCGTATAACTATCTAACAATTTATTTATCAGAGCTCCTTTAGATTGGTCAGAATAGGTTTTAGCATCTTCTTTCCAAGTATATCTCTGATGCGTATTAGGATCATACGAATATGTAGCTATATACAATTTATCAATATCAAAGTCAGAACCAGTCATAGCAGTAAATTCATCAGGTACTACTATGGTATCTCCGGTCTATGCTGGTAAAACATCAGCTACTATGAAAGAGAAAGTAGATGACAAACCCTGAGTAGGTATACGATAACCTATACCATATGGATCACTTTGACTACCTATTATATTATTATCCAGCAACCATTTTCTTATTGCTACGTAACCCTATTCCTATACATCCTATGGTACTACATCTCTAAAGAAGTTAGTACTAAGCATTACTTCCATACTACCTCTTTTAGGATCGAAACTAAGTTTTTTGCCATCATTGAAAGGTCTAGTATCTTCGTTAGCATCTGTTATTACATCATTAGCTTTAAAACCAAATGATGCCATTTGAATAGCAGAACCTCCTGGAGTATTTACGTCTATTACTTCTTTATTTATTAAAGAAATTATTTTACTTTCAATCCAATTACGAACGCTAAGTGCTGCTATAGGAGCTTTAAAGTTACCCTTACTGTCAAGTTTTAATGCATCTATTATTTCTTGAGACATTCCATTTCCAGTAGCTTCTTCTACTAAATATCTAGACAAAGCAGCTTTATCTATAGAACCGTCTAATTTGAAGAATCTACCTTTCTTTTTCTTTCCATTGATAGTTCCTCCTTTTAAAGAAGTATAACCTAACGTAGACAATGCTTTAATACAACCAAATATATCCTTTTTTATTTGAGATCCAGATACATGCTTTCCTTTGTTATGACCATAGTATCTATCATCTACTACATTACCCATACCAATTTTTATCGCTTGAGTACCGAATGATCTATCTGTATGTTCATGTGGATCTGTATTAAGCTGCAATCTTAACTATTTAATATCTTGAATTCTAGTTGTTAATCCATTATTAAGTCTTTCAACAGCATTACCATTCGTAACTATCATAGTAGATGGCTTATTTAAGCCTTCTTTATTGAAACTTGTATTTCTATTGTCATTATAGGCCTTGAACTTATCTTGAGGAGCACCAACTTTAACTGCAGATTCGAACAATAACATGTCTATCACACCTAATTCTTCATTATTCATTCTGTCGTATAAATACTTATTATCTGCTTTAGCTAGTATCTTAAACATAGGGAATAATGCCATTTTATCGAATGTAGGTACATTTAATTTAGCTACAGAATCATAGTAATCACCAAAATACATCATCTTTAATGGTTTTATTGATGCTCTTAGAGCTTTACTATACAATTCTGGATTACTAAGAACATCATCTGAAGATTCTAGTATATTATATGCTTCTTCTATCTCAGGAGACCATTCTCCTAAAGCTTGCATAATTCTCTTATACATAGCTGGTCTAATATATACAGCAGCATCTGCTTGATTTATATTACCACTATTATTCTCATCATCATATGCATAAGGATTTGCAGCTTTCTCAGACTGTTTATCAACAAATTTCTTGGAATCATCAGATAAACTGTCATAAGATTCTTGCATTCTATCTTCATTCTTAGTAGCATCAAATAGCTATTTATCTGTCATATCCGGATGCTCTTTTTGTAGCATAGTTCTTATGAAAGATGCTCTAAATATCTATTTCAATGAATCATGATATTCAGATCCTATATTATTATCCTACATAACAGCACTAATAAATTTAGTGTCATTTCGTGGATCTCCTTCTCCCCAGTATGTTCTAAGATTAGTACCAGTAGACAATACAGAAGACAAACGTTTGATTTTATCTACATCTCTCTGGAATACACCTACTTCTTTACTGGACTTCCACTTATAAAAAGCAGGATCTCCAACGAAACACTTTTCTACTTCTTCTATAGATATTGCGTAATTAGTTACAAAATTAGCTATTATACTATATATAGCATCATTAGAATTTATATCGTCGAAAGATGATTGAAACTATGCTTTATATTTTGCATATATATTAGTAGGAAGATTACCAGAAGTAAGTTTACCAGATGAATCCCTAGATATTACTCCTAGTTTAATAGCTTCTTCTACTTCTTGATCTACTCTTCTTAATAACATTCTATTAAGAATATCATGCATACCAGCTACATCTTCTATGAACAATTTTCTGATATTGTCTAAAGTTTCATTAATTAACTTTGGATCATTGCTTTCTTCTGCAGATTGTAATAGAGCATTTAATGAACGTATTTCTCCATCAGGCATTATTATTTGGTTAAAATATCTGAATCTACCACCATTTCCACCTGATTTCATTTTACCATCTTTACCTATTTTGCCGTGATAGTTAGAATAATATCTCGATCTTCCTTGTTCTACGTCAGACTTTGTATTATAATATTCAGTAATAGCATTAAATTCGTCTACAAAATAATTATAGAATATATTTAAAGTATTTTTACTAAATCTACGATCAACTGGTACTTCTATTGTTTCTCCTTCAAAGTTTGTAGTTGCAATGACAGAATGTAAAAAATCTTTAGGAACATCTATTCCTTCTATGCTATACCATGTCTTTTTATCAGACATAGTAGGTAGAACTAATCTATTATTTTCAGATAAAGTTAACTTTGTGATATAATCTTCTAATGGAGTTATACCAAAATAGTCTCTACTGGTATCTGTTAATTCATCATTAATAGCTAATAAAGTATGCAGTTTTAATTTAGGTTTGTTTTTTCCTAGCAGTGCTTTTAAAATAAGACTATTCTTACAATAAGGAGTATTGCTTAAGTTCTGCAATTTTCCATATGCGTTAGTGTTCAACCATCTGATCTAATCGGACATATAGTTATTCTATGTGATAGGATATACTAAGCTACCATCTGCTCCAGTTACACTAAATTCTTCTGGAGTAGGATGTGTTTCTCCATATGCGATAGCCATTAAGTTCAATACGCTGTTTGGATTATAATAATTAAATATCTTATCTGCACTAATAGTCACTCCTCTAAATTTAGTAACTAAAGTTTTATTAGCTGCCATTGCTCTAATATTCTCATATACAGAGTTTCTTATAGAATTTATGGCTGCTCCATTTTTAGAGTCTGTATTTTTAGTTCTGAATATTAAGTTGAAGGCATCTACACCATCTATTCCAGTAGATTCTTTAGTACTTATACTACCTAATAAATAAGTAAGAGCATCATTGTCAAAATTGATACCTAGATTATTAACTAAATCTAGAAAGTCATTCTTAATATCTTCAAACAATTTTATATTTTCAGGAGTACGTTTACCTTTTAATATTAGATTAAGACCAGAATCTATTCTATTTATTAATTTAGTTATTTCTGCTAGAGCTTTAGAATTTATAACAGATCTGTTTTTACTATCTGTAGTAATCATAGTAGACAGCATAAAATTCTGCGACCATTGGGACGGAAGTCTAGCTATCTTTCTTAAGTTATCACTGTCTTGTACTTCCCAAGTTCTTTTTCCTAATTCAGGGTTAACGTTTGCTGTAGATTTAATATCAATGGTATCCATACTATTCTTAGCACTCTGTATAGTAGTTAACAACTAAGTAATAGTATTTTCAGGCAGTGGATATTCAGGATTATCTATATAGTCTCTGAGGGTAGCAAAAAACGGATCTGATTTCGCTAATCTTCTTACTTTTGATAACAAATCGTTCCAATCATTAGAAGACCATAAATTCTCTAATATTTTATTCCAAGTAATATCAAATGGTTGTACTACATCCATATCAAAGATAGGATCTTTAATAGTATCTGTAATCTTTCCATCTTCTGTAAGAATAAACTTACTTTTAGGAATAGAATAGAAGAACAACTTAGCATTAAATGCTACATTGGCTTTTTTACTTATTTCGTATGAATTTCTATCCCATATATTATCATAAGTATCTCCAGTATCTTTGGACATCTATTCAGCAACTTCTGTTTCTTCTCTTTCAATACTCTTAATACCTAATTCTTGTAAAAAAGCTCTAATTTGTTTAGCAAATATTTCTTTATTCTTTAATACATCTTCTACTATTTGTTTATTAGTAGGATTCTCATCGTATACTCCATAATCGTAGTTATATTGTATTATATTAAATACGTCGTCTAACTTCAAATTACGTATGTCATCCATAGTACGAATATTCAAAGTAGCAAGAGCTGTACTGCTCAATGATTCTATAATATTGTACATAGTAGATGCATTAGTTATATGCGGTGTAGACTTTTGTTGAACATCTGATATACCAGGAGCATAATAATACATGCCTTCTGGATGTCTTTTAGCAAATTCTGATAGTATTTCCTGTCCGATAAACGGTTTACTATTTCTAAATTTACCAGATCTTATAGCTTGAAACAATGTCTACTATGCATTAAGTGGTCTATTACGGAAAGATGTAACAAGATTCCACAAAGCTTTGAAGAATTTTTTCATCCTATATATAGGGGAAATATTAGATTCATTTATCATATAGGTTCTGAATTCCTCTGCTAATACTTCTTCCATTTGATCTTTGGTATACCCTTTATATTCAGGATGAGCTTTTATATAATCCGAATATACCTAATTTCTCTGTTCTTCACTAAGAATTAGTTGACTTACATAGTGAAATGCTTCGTGATACTCTATACCCTGTCCAGCCTATTCAGACAAAACTATCTGTGGATTAAATTCTTTGAATATTCTATTAAAAGATACTTTCATTAAACCATATACTTCTGGAGCATCAGCCATTCTCATAACAGCTCCAGTAACAAGTACATTATCAATATCTAGACCTAATTTATCTTTTAACCATTTTCTAGCCTTCTATTCATCAAACTTACCTCTTCCTTTTGTAGTAGAATAAAGACCTGAACTTTTCTTCAGTTTAGCTACAATTGGATTATGACTTGGCAGCATTACAGTAGTACCATCTTCTTTAAGGATATATTCCCATCTTGGTTTAGGAGTAAGACCCATAGACAATACTTCATCTTTAGATAGAAGTTTGTCTTTAGAAGATGGCTTACTAGCTGGAGTTATCGCTTCTTGTTTTACTTCAGTATCTTGTGTACTTTCAGCAGGTACGTTATCTTTTCTAGGAGTTTCTGTAGTAGTAGGTCCAGTTATAGTAGGAGTAACCGGAGTAGGATCTCCTACTTCTTGCGCTCCATCTGCATATATAAAAGGATCTTTAAATGCCTGTTCTCCTACACTAGTTTTTATTACTTGATGATTAATCATCCAAGACATTAATATAGGGGCTTCTTCATGAGCTCTAACTACTTCTCCTTTATCGTTCTTGGTAAGTCCTAGATCCTACATAGTGAATATCAGATCATCACAGTTTAGTACTCTATAATAATCTGTTTTATATTCATTCATATACTGTATAGCATGTTCTACAATGCTATCTGGAATAGGATCTTGCATCATTTGTTTGTCAGTATTCCAGTGTATATTATTAGATATATCTCTAATAGTTTGCCAAGCTTCTGCTTCTGAAAATACAGGTTGACCCTTAGCATCTTTTACTTTAAGATACTTAGTAGTATAGAATCCTTCAGGAGTTCTACTTCCATACATCAAAAAGGTTTCTCCTTTTTCGTTTTGGAAAGAATGTAACGTCTTCCTAACATAGAATGATAACTTTTCTACACGAGAGTCACCCAGAGTAATAGTAGATGGTCCATGATTACATAAGATATTCAATATATCTTTATATACCTATTGATTACTTATTGGCAATGTACCGGTAACTAGTCTAAATACTAATTCAGCACTGGTAAGAGGTATACGTTTACCATTATCGTCATATTTAGCTTTACCATTAGGAGTATAAGATGTAACAAGAGTGCTAGATCCTCCTGGTATGAAATGTCTTTTCTCAGATAGCATAATTGGAGCACTAACTCTCTAAGATGGAGTATTAGCTACTTTTGGAATTATGTATAGTTTACCAGCATATCCTGTTCCCTAAGCACTTGTCTTAGTAGAACCATCAAACTGTACTATAGTAAATGCATCTGCCGGATCAAGAGGAAAAGGACCTTTACCGTAACCAAACTCTACTTCTCCAGACAATATTTGATCACTCATTTCATATGGATCAACACTAAGTCCGAATTCAGGTACACTTGTTAATGATCTGTATATAGGATTATTACCGTCCTATTGGCTGTTTATAGAACCATTACTTTGTCGTAAATTTACTGGAACAATGCCATCTTGAGGATTAATTGGCAAATTTACTTCAGCATTACTAAAATAATTAGGAGCATATTTTCTTACATATTTACCAATTATTTCTCTTCTAAGTTCTCGTAATTTACGTACTTCCTCATTTTGTTTATCTGTAGGAACACCCCATTTTCTTACCTTAGTTCTAGCTTTATCTGGAGTATACAATGCGGCATTATAGATATATTTTTTTCCATCTATATCTTCTTCGATTATCATATGTACAGCAAGTCTATCTGCTGCATCTTTTTCTAATTTTCTAGTTTCTTTAGAATCTGTAACTATATAGTATACTTTCTATTTAGATAACCAACCAGGTATAGCTAACTTTTTAGACAATTCAGAACCAGGCATTCTAGTTCCATTGAATTTGACATCTATAGATTTACCTTTTATTTGGGTCTATATAGGCATTACTTCTGTGTTATCATACGCAAAGAAGAATGTAGAATGGATTCTATTAGTCTCTACTTTTTTCTTACTGTCTAAACCAGGACTCTTATCACTTTGACCTAATAGTTCTGCAGCTCTAGTAGTAGCTGCCAGATCTACAGAGTCTAGTTCTTCCATAGCATTTTGTAAAGCTAATTGACTATCTTCTATATGAGTTCCTAGAGATGGGTCTTCATTACCAACCCATACATCAGTTCCATCAGAATATACCATATTTGATGGTTCTTCTATCGTAATTGTTACATCCTATGTATTAGATCCATCGAATGACTCTGCTGTAACAATTACCTTAGTAGGTTCATCAGGCTATTTTGCAGTGGCTACCTCTATAGGCTAATCCGTTTTCTCTTCTTTATCTTGTTCTTCTACAGTAGGTTGTGGGGATTCATCAGCAACAGTAGATTCAATAACCTATTGTGGGGTTTGATCCTATGTATCAGGTTCTACACCATCTTCTACAGCAATAGGTTGCCCATCTTCTACTTGCTCTAGTTTCGCTCTTATTGCATCTTCTTGCAGTACATCATCTGATACTCTATCTAATTCAGATGCTTCTGTCGGAGTGTCAGTTTCTACTCTATCCTCTGGAAGTATTCCTGTACTATCTTCCATTAATATCTTATTAGGATCCTATTCTAAAGTATCCTCTAATATTCTATCTACATCCTCCTATGTAGATAACTATACTTCATCTACTGGTGGTTGTTCTTGAGTAGAAGAGTCTACAGAATCTACAGGGGCTTGAGCAGTTGTTCTGTTCTATTCTGTATGCTCTGTAGTAACATTTACTTCATCTGGAGTATCACTTTTTTCTCTATTTACTTGAGGTTTTATTTCAGGTTGGTCTATTACTTTTTCCTGAGTATCAGATTGTTCTTTATCATTAGCCAACTATTCTGAGGTTTGTTCTCCGTCATTTTCAGCAGCTCTGTGCCCAGTCTCTTGCTCAATTTCAGTTTTAGCCTATGTTTCTTCTTGAATATCTCTTCTATTATTACTTAAAAATAAAGAATTGGCTAGAAATCTTTCAGTCTACTCTACATTAGCATCATTCTCTAGAGTACTCCATTGATCTTGAATAGTCTTATTATAGTAAGCAATTACTTGTTTCTTAGTTGGTTCTTCATCTGTACTATGCTGTTGTTTATATTTCTCAGAATATTTCTATAGTACGTTCTATTTATCTTCATCTGATAAATTGGAATATATAGGTTTACTTTCTACTAAATATCTATCCTTTGTAGATAGTCTACCTGTAGTATAAGCATTAAGCTATGCATTTAAACTGCTAAGAATACCAGTATTTAATGCATTTATAGCCATTTCTTGTTCTAATTCCTGTTTATTTCCGAAATCTGGAGCCTTAGACATTATATGGTCGATCCACTTATCTTTCTATCTTAAACTATTTTGTTCTCCTTGTAGATCTTTTAGTGAATCGTTTATGTACTTTAACATACCCTCTACACCAGTAATAGATACCTATATTCCATATTCGTCCTTTAACTATTCTAGAGTCTTCTTTCTAGATGTAAGATCTCTTTTCAGATTAGTAAGAGTGTTTGTCAAGGTTCTAGAACTAACAGCGTTTACTATTGATGATTTAAATTGCTGCTTTGTTATTGGTTCTGCATTCTATTTTCTTTGTGCGTTAGCATAAGCTTCATATTCTGAATTTATAAATGAATTAAAATCATTTACATCTTCATTATTTATTATAGAGTTATTAATGTCACTTATACGTTTATCACTTTCGTTTTTAGCACTTGAAGCATCCTTCTATTTATCATAAAGGCTTACAGTAGTCTATACAAATCTCTCAAAAAATTTATCTTTTTTACGATCTACACCTATATCTTTTAGATTCTGATCAATAAGCTTATTTCTGTAAATAGCAGATACATCTTTTGCAAGACGTATATCATCATCAATCATATCATCTGTAACACCTTCTGTTTTATACTTTTTGAAATCTTCTAGACTAGTAGTAAGACTGTTAATATCTCTACCTTTTCTAGAGTAATCCAGAAATTGAGCTATTTTGAAGTTGTTTTCAGCATTTTCAAATCCCTTAGCAGCTAATGCTTTTACCACATTATCACCTTGTAATTGATGTCTGATATCGTTGATATTGGTTAGACTTGCTCCACTTCCCATAAGAGCTCCAATAAATCCTCCAATACCCATTTCTATTTTCAATTGTTCATCGGTATTATATTTATCATCCCAGTGCATACCTCTATATGCTAAATTAGCCTCTAAAGCCAATCTACCAGCTGTGGCAGCACCTCTAAATATATTATATGTATCTGGTACCTATGCATTATCAGGAAGATCCTAATACCATCTTCCTATCATTCCTTGCTATCCTTCTTCAGTACTTTCAAACAACCATCTCTTACCCAAAGCTAATGCCATATCTGTTCCAGCGTCTCTAACATGTTTAGCCTTCATTCTAGTCACCGGACTTTTCATAAGTTTAACTGCAGCTTTATCTATCTTTGAGTTAAGTTTAGACAAAAGAGCAGCAGTTGTTTTGTTTTTAGTAGCCAAATCTACAGCTTTGTTCATTATAGCTTTGAACCCTATAGACTTATTCAACAACTTACCACCATAACTTAAACCTAAGTTTTCAGCATAATCACCTAGAGCTAAAGCGTTGTTAGTCTCTTCTATCTATGTTAAACCTTTGCGAGCATCTTTGGCAAAAGTATTGTAGTTATTATCTTTAGTAGGTATATTGTAAGCTAAACCAAACTACAACGTTTCCATTTCATCCATCTTATCAGTATCATAACCCATAGCTTTCAAACCAGCTATATAGTCGTTCAATACTGTAGATAAGTCAAATTTACCATCAGCTGCAGCAGTTGCTAGTTTTTCAACATAGTTAGACATTACTTCTCCTGCAGTTTCTTTATGTCTAAAATACTGTGTGAACAGAGAGTTAACAACAGCTTCCCCAGCAGCCCAAGCTAATGGACTACCTCCTAATTTGGTACCATATTTTATACCAAGTGCAGTAAGCATTTGCCATCCCATACCTTGTAATTCTGAGGCACTACTACCAATGTGTAATAAACCATACTACCATGTAGAGGGATCTAAAGCAGATATTTGAACTTCACTACGTTTTCTATCAAGTACAGGATCTATAGCATCTGGATTATAAAACAGAGGCATTGGTACTACTCCAAATAATGGATCATGTAACCAGTGCGCTGTTTTCAAACTCTATTGTTTATCTTTAAGCTCTGTAGATTTACTATCGTATTCTAACTTAGCATCATCTAATTGCTTTTGTAGATTGGCAGCTTTTACTTCTAATTGACTTAACGCAGCAGGATTATTCTATGTAAAATCTATATTATTCTGTTTCCAAGATAAGTCTGCATAATAAGCCCATAATTTTCCTTCTGCTAATTGATTTCTTACTGTAGAAGCTTCTATTGTTCTACTTGGCAATAAAGGATTTACAGACTCTGTTACAGCTCCATAGAATACATTGCTTAGATAAGGGTTAGTCTTAGCTTTTTCTTTTATATCTTCCTGTAATTTCAATAACTCTTCAAGTTTCTGTTGTGAGGCTTGAATGAGATCTGTATTCTATGGGTTAGCTTTTAATTGATTTTGGAGTTGTATATACTCTTTCTAACCCTATATATAATTCTGCGCTTCTTCAATTTCTGGTAGCCACTTACCTTCAGTGTCCATTAATTCTTTCTACCTAGAAGTAACATTTAAAGACAAAGCGTCTCTGGTATTTATATTAAGAGCTTGTTCTGCTAATGTAGTAGTCTTTCCGGATGAATCTTTTGTTGGTTTAAACAATTCGTAGGCAGCCTTACTACTACCTACTATAGCAGTAGGTATAGGATTGGTCATAAAAGCAACTGCCTTATTTACAGCCTCTAATCCTTTTCTAAAAGAACTATAATCAGATTCATCATTTGATTCTGTAGTATCTGTATCCTATTCCTAAGTAGATGGAACATATTCATCATCTATATGTCCATAATCTCCAGTACCAAATTGACTATCGCTAGTTCTATTTATTATTGATAAAAAATCGTCAGAAAATTTCATAAGTTATTATATTAAAGGTTTTCTTCCTAAGATAACATATCTTGTATATCTTGTGTTTTTGTTTGTATTCCAAGATTCTTGTCCATCCAAGCTGCATCAGAAGTTATAGCAGCTTCTCCACTTCTAGGTAATTGCTGTAGTACAGTAATTCTGATAGTTTTTACAGGAGTACTTGAAGATGTGGTAGTGCTCTCTAAATTTCCTCTATTGTCATATCTTTCTGTAGTTTTAGGACCTGCATCCACAGTTACTGGAGTACCCAAAGCTGATAATGATTTTCTGTCTATTCTGGCTTTTAATAATTGATCTTCTGGAATGTATGCATGTTTTACTATATATATATCATTACCGTCAGATATCATTCTCTGATCAGAAGATATTTTAAAGTTAGAGAAATTATTTCCATCATTCCACAGACTAATAAACTTCTATAATCCTTTGTCAGCATCTTTTCCAATTGTATTATATACTAATTCTTTGGCTAACTTAAAGTTTGAACTATTATTTGCTGTGTAGAAACCATCTTTATCCTATTTTCCTGTAGTACCATAAGCCGCATACTTATCAGAAGCTTCATAGCTTATAGGAGTAGACATAAGATCAATCACAGCATTTTCTGCAGTACTTCTTCTTCTTGTATCTTTTAGTACCTGATCGTAGTAATTTTTCATTTTACTTTCTACATAACCTGGATTTTTAAGATTAAGAACCTCTTGTTGCTTTTCAGGAGAAAGGGCTTTAAAACCTTGTTCTGCAAATGCATCCACTTCCTATGGAGTAAGATTGGTAAACTTAAGTAAGTGATTCCTGGTAGCATCTGATTCTAGTACTCTGGTAAGATTGAGTAAATTATTGGCAGTATTAGCAGCAGACGCATACTTGCGTTGTAACCTCATATTTTCTATAGCCATAGGATCTCTATCGGCTTTATTCCATGTATACTCTCTACCTGCAGTATATATCTCATTAAGTAATTGTTGTTGAGCCTGTTCAGGATTAAGACCCATCTTCTAATATGTCTCTAGATATTTCTAGTACTGAGGAGTATTCTGTATACTTGACAAATTTTTCTGTAGTTGAGCATCTGTCATTTCATCAGTAACACCATTCCATAAGAATCCATTCTTAGCACCAAGGAATTCCCCTTTCAAGTTATTAACATAAGGTTCTACGAGTTCACGTACAGACATATATGGTAATGGAGTAATATCGTCAAATATCTTACTATTTACTGTATCATAGTTAGCAAAGTCTACATCATGCCATAATGGGTTAAATCTATTCTCTAACATGAGTTTTTGATTAACCTCCTAACGTTTTAGCATTGCATCTCTACTAGATCTTAAATTACTTAAAGTACCATAATCTACGCTATTTATCATAGACTATAATTGAGATCTAAACGCTGCATCTTTTAAGGCATCAGGATTAGACACCATTTGATTAATAGCATTCTGGAAATCCTATCTACCTATAGTAAGATCATAATATCTCTGTGTATCTATCTAAGACGGTGATTGGAACTCACCGAATTTCTACAGTTGAGTTCCAAACTATTGAGCTGCTTCGTCTACAGCAGCTTTCTATGCTGCACCTATTCGATATAATTCTCCAAAATTGATAGGTACATAAGTATTTATAAATTGAGCCTATGCGGCTTGATCATACATATTTGCTGCCATAATTATCCTTTCTTAAATTTTTTCATAAATGATGCAAAATCTTTAGAACTATAACCAGCTTCAAGAAACGGTCCATACATATCCAACATAGCCATATCTCTACTCTTCTGGTTTTTCATCAACTGTTTATTTTGTGCATACTGACTTAATTGAGTTAAAGCAGTTCTCTGAATATTTCTAGCAGCTGCCCTGCTTCTAGCATTCATGTCAATAGCCATATTAGTAGCATTAACTCTTTGTTGTCCGAGACTGTTTAAAGTATTAGCATATTCACCAGCATATTGATTGTTAACATTACTAGCCGTAGAATATAAATCAGCGATGGCTTTATCAGCGGCTATTTGACTCTACAACCTGTAAGCCAAGTTAGCTCCTGTACTCGGATTATAATTAGCAGCATTGTAATTACTTATAGATCTATTTTCTCTAATAGCTCTCTTAGCAGGACTAATGTCAAATTTACGATTAGCCATAGTAGATCTAATTTGTGATTCGTAAGGATTATATGTAGCATTAAACTATTCTGGTCTTGCATACATATTTGATATAGTCGGAGCTAACGCTGAAATATCAGTAAGTATATCATTTATACTATGTGACCAGTTTTTGTTATCTGTTGGATTACTACTTGAATTATCTGTAGTATTAGTAGTTCTTGTTGTAGCTATATAAGGAGCTACTTCGTCTCCTACTCTTGACATAGTCTCTTCACTGAGATCCAATTCATTATTTACAGGCTCTATCAAAGTATTCTTTTTAGAAGAAGGCATTCTAGTAATACCAGTAGTTTTTCTAGTTCCTGTTGTAACTGTTGCAGGAGGTGTTGATACATTTGTTATTGCCTACTCTGCACTAGTTGATCTAGGAGATCCTGTCGCAGATAACAACCAATACGGTACTCCACCTCTCCATTCTCCGCTGTTTACTAAAGCATCAGATGCTAATGTCTTAGCAGCAAGAGAAGAGGCATTTGTAAAGTAATTAGGAACAGATCTTCTAGATACAGCTATTTGTTCATCAGGCACTCTAGAATAAACTTCATTGTTCAGATCAATGTTGTTTTCTATTAACTAAGGAGCTTTTCTAACGTACTTACTGGGTTTATATTCATTTCTCGGAAACACTGTATCTAATTTAGCTTGAGGCTGTATATCATATAAATTACCAATTGATTCCCCATTATATGGAGTATAGGTTCCTGTTTTACTATCTTTTATCCATTTTCTTCCAGCCCTAGTAATAATATCACCGTTTGCAGCAGCTTGTATCCCATTCTTGGTTTTTCTACTTACTTTAGTGCCTTCCTATATAGCAAACAATTTATTGTAAATAGCCTAATCATTCATCTCATTAAGCATTGCAGCGTTTTCTGCATATTTATCAGTTCTAGTTGTCTTCTTTTTAGACATTAATCTCTTACCCATCTGTGCGAATGTTTCTTTACTTCCTGGTACTTTTCTTTTATCACTAAGTATTCTAGTACCTTCTGGCAGATCAACCAAATTACTATCTGTAGGTTTACCTTCTTCTGGCACTTCTGCAATGACTCCTTGTGGAGTATTAAGTAATTCACCGTCATCTACATATGCTAAACTACTGGTCATTCCTCCTTGTGCCATTGTTTGTATATCATTATCATAATCGTCGTAAAACTCCTGTTCATTAATACTTCCCATCTACAAACTAGCCTAATTACTTCTAGCATTAGCTTGTGCTTGTTCAGCTTGACGACGTAGCTTTCTCCTGTTCCTAGCACCTCCTCTAATACCTGTACCATATTTGATATCAACAGTATCATCATATGGATTCTTAGATACAGATACAGAGCCTTTCTTACCAATAATACCAGAAGCTAATCCAGCTACACCACCTACTATAGCACCAACAGGACCACCTACTGCAAAACCCGCAGCAGCGCCTTTGGCTGTACCAGATATAGTACCCATTGCTGTTTGCATTCTAGATTCACTTACAGTAGAAGCTGTAGCAGGACCTGTAACATTACTGATCATTGAATTAATTGCATCGCCAGCTTGACCTATTCCTGCCATACCACCACCTCCAGATCCACCAGATCCTCCAAACATATTCGCAAAATTACTAGATTGCAAGAAATTAGCAGAACTAGTAGGTTTAGCATTACCAGGAGCATATGCCTATACTGACTGTGGAGCTGTTAATTGTGTAGGTAGCTGAGAATTGAAATCGGTTCGCATATATGGTATCATACCTCCACCTACATATTTTTTTCTTTTATTTATCTTTTTCATACCATTGAATATCTATATGTTGTGTTTATATTAGGGAGTCTGAAGTTGTGTTGATCATTGCAATTAATAATATAATCACATATCATATACTTACCTTTCATTCTACCAGGAAGAGACATGTCATCTACACTAGTTTTCTCCCTACCAACAGCAAACCTAAATGTATCTTCTCGCTGTTCTATTGGATTATTTACTTCTGTATTATCTTTAAATATAGTTCCTTCTTGAGTCTTTGTAGTGAATTTAATAACTTGCATCATCTTTCTAACATCATCAAATTCTCCACTAAAGAACACATTATCAAACGTCTTAGTTAACAATGGATCTTTATTGATTACTATCTATAATCTAGACTTTAATTCATTTAACGGAAAATCTGCGCTTTCTTTTATTATCTAGTCCTTAATATACAAGAGTTTGTCTGGGAATGATAAGTAGTTATCTGGGTTAAATGTTCTAAACGAAGAGAACTGTTGAATTTGTTCATCATAAGTAAGTACTTTATCTTCAAATCCCATCTGTACTTCGTTAAACTTAGGATCATATATACTTACTTTTGCTTTTTGTTTATCAGTATTCAACCATGACTATACACTCTTAGCTTTGGATAATTTCTATACTCCATTACCATATGAACATATTTCATTCTTACTATCATCATACCAATATAAACCATTAGGACTAGTTACAATACTTTTATCATTTGGTGTATCAGATCCATTGGATGTAGTTAAATAGTCATATCTATCCAGTACACCACCAGTACCTAATACTAGAGGAGCTTGATTGTTATCTGTTATAAGTGATCTATCGTTTACAGATGCTATTCCTACGGCATCTTTCTACCAGAATAATAACTGATTATTAAACTGCTTTAAGTTTGTAATATCTCCATGAGATGAATCTACATCAAGATAATCTGCTGGTTTAAATGATGTCCAACTATCTGATATCTCATTGGCTGTTTTAGTACCAGAGTATCTAATTCTATTACCAGACTGCAAATTGCTAATGGAATAATTAGAATCTGTTACATACATCTAAGCATCTGGCTATCTAGAGTAAGCATCATTATATGCAAAATATGGTTTACTCTATGTATGACCACCATATGATGCACCAGAGATAGATAATGATAAGTACGGGTCTACATAATCTAGATCACTAGATCCAACTCTAGATGCAGAACTACCATACAATAAAGCAAGATTAATAGTAGTCTCAAAAGGAATATAGTCTGAAACTGTAACTCCACAGTTCACATCAGGACTTTGTACACCTCCCCAGAATTGAGGAATATACATTACAGTTTTATGATCTAATACTCCTAAATAAGTATCACCACCAAATACTATAGCATTACGATCAGATAAGTCATGATATGTATATGTACTTATATAAGTAGAGTTGCTACGAGCACTATAAGTGTTTCCACCGTATGGTATATTGTTAGTTTTTATATTAACTACTGGTGTAGTAAATTGAGTATAATTAAACTCTCTAATAAGATCAGCAATAGTACCAGAAACTCTAGGACTCATAGGTTCTGTACCAGCCCTATCTATATTTATATTCTGTTGCACACCTATATTATTGTTATCTCTAGTGACAACAACACAATTTCCATAGTAACCAGTCTTATTATATATTTCTTGATTATCCTGTCTACCATTCATACTTACGGTAGCATTAAGATAAGTTTTACCAGAAATAGAAGAGTGCTTAGATGCTGCATCCGGCCAAGAGAATCCTTCCATTATAATAGGACTAACAGATTCATTTATATCAAATTTACCTCTAGTAGTTCCAAATCCAGTATAGTGAGCTATATATCTCTTTCCTATCAAATTAGTTATACCAGTCCACTCTGCTGCATTTCCTACCATGAATATATCATTAAGAGCCTCTGAACTAGAACTTGCTATTGAACCTACTCTAGAACTTTGGCTAGCGTATTCATTAGTAACTGCTACTCCACTTTTTACCTACTATGTTCTATTAGATTTAACGTAATAGCCATATGCTGTAGCTTGTCTACCAACAGAACTTATATGTTCTTTATGATTAGTTCTAGGATCTAATTTCAAACACATATCTGCTCTACAACCTTTGACACTCTTCGCCATGTCATCCTAATTAGCATCAATTTCTGGACTAATAAGTGTTGATATATAGTTGTCAACTCTTTCAGATACCATCCACTAGTAACTAGTATTTCCAATAATAGAATCAGTTATCTAACCTACTTTCTGCCAACTATTACCTAAAAACGTATATGGTCTTCTAGTATTCTCAGACGCTATATCATAATCTGCATCTCTAACAGAATGATACGGGTATGATACAGTTCCAGATAATAGAGCTTGAGTTAATATAGTTCTATCTTCCTTTGTTCTATTACATCTTACTATCTGATATGCTTTAGCTCCATCAGGATAATTCTTTATTTTAAAGTTTATACCAATTGCTTTTCCATAAAGAGTAAGATCTTGTACATACCATGGACATGCTTCCCAACAATGAGGGAATTTAATATCTCCAATCCAATATACTGGAGTAGCAACATTTCTTTCATTAAAGAATACAATACCAAATCTATATACTTCATCTCTCTGATATCCTTTATACTTACTAGCAAAGTAAGGATCAGCATAATTTCTGAATCTGCTTATGCCGGATGCTCCTAGAGATATCTAGGATACAGTAGAACCATTAAGATTGTTTATGGTAATCTTATCACTAGTAGTAACAGGAGTATTTATAGTAAGAGTATTTGTGAAGTTATCGTCTAGCATTACATCTGTAGTAACGAATTCATAGTCTATATTTAGACCAGTGCCTCCTAACGTAGTACTACCAAACTAATACTTACATACATCTCTATTACTAAAATCAGGATCTTGACTGTTATACGGATTAATACAGTCATGAGATTCTGGTATAGAACTCAAGGTGCTATTAAGATTAGAATTTGTTACTATTACTTCTATATTCTGATCTTCACTAGAACCATTAAGTATTAACTTGTTACTGGCAGTAAATCTATACGATCTAGCATCGTATTGTGGTTTCCATGTAGATTCTTTGATATTAGCTGCGAATAATATATTATCCTTGGATTCTATAGTAGCTGCAGTAAATGTACTCTCTTGTATCTTATTAAATTCTTCTATAGTAATAGTATTTATTACATTACCGCCAGTATCATTAAATATGTATTCATTAGTAGAAGATGATATCTCATTTTCTTGAAATATTTCAATCTAAGGATTTTCAGTAAAGTCATTATACTTTATACGAATTAATCTGATATTATCAAATAATCCTTCAGGTACATCATTTAATTTAACTTTAAAGTTAACGCTTTTACCAGAGTTTACATCCTTATTATTGCCCATATAGTTCTTCTATCCTCCTGATACTTCACTATTAGTAAGATGTATAGCATTACTAACTGGAGAGAAGTTAGTAGCAGAACCACGAGCATTAAATAACTGATAAGAGTACTGTACTATACCGGTAGTCAGCGAACCTCCTCCCAATGATATTACTTCTGGTGCTCCGAGTAAAGTAGATATTTGTATATCCAACAGACTAGTATTCTTTAGATTACCATTAGAATCTAATAAAGGATTGCCATTAGGAGTTTGCATATATCTACCATCCATTATATTAAGAGTCTTAATAGTCTGATCTGGAGCCGCTATGTAAACTTTAATAATAGTAGCAGATTCGTAATTAGCCACTATTTTTACTTTAGAACTTACATTATAACCCAGTTCACCTTTGACTATTACTGTAGCTTTTAATGGTAGATCATCATAACCTTCTACTCTATATATTCTGCATATTTTAGTACCATCTACAGTAAGTATGACACCATACTTATCAACTGTAGTAGTGGCTAGCACTGTTTCATTGGGGTTCAAGAAGTCTCCTCCTTCTACCATTCTAGTATCCTATACATTCTGTAACACACCTGTAGTACCATCAGTATCAGTAATCACACGTACATTTTCCGCATATCTATACTGATTGTCTGGTATCATAGTTACATCTGTATCTAGATTCATACCACCAACGAAAGTATTTGTCTATAATGTATTAGTCATTATCTATTCCAATTATAAAGTATTTGTTCATCTCCTGTACTCTCAAAGAATGTATCATGATCTCTCATCTCAGTATAAGGTTTGTGCCATACATTCTTAATAGTTTCCAATTCATCTACAGTAGGCATCATAGCTTCTGCATATGCCTATCTACGGTAGAAGTTCCATGAGTTTCTCATATCGTAGTATATATTCTAATTCAGCTGTCCTTTTAAATATTTGGGATAAGACATCTTCATTGCTACATACCAGAATATAGCTTCAAAGTATGATGGTATATCAGGTATCATAGGCATACTGTCTTCATCAGTAATAATAGCATGGTATGATATTTTTAACCATCCACATGGTACATTAACAGTAATATATCCAGGTTTAGTAGAGTATTGTAAGCTTGTATTAAATGTCGCAGGATTACCTATGATAAGTCTGCCATTATTACTAGGTATAGTATATTGGTTTACTAAAGCGCTTAACGTCTACTTAACATTAACATCCTCATTAAGAATATCAATAGCTTCCTTATCTGTATTAACGTTGAATATGTTCTTTACTAAAGGTATAAGCGCATTATCCTTTATTAATATCTTAGGATTACATTCACCACATTTCTTATATACACCAAAAGAGTTGGTAACCTTTCTCATTGGCAACCAACCGCATCCATTTTCAAAAGAAAACGCTACTTGATTTAATCTATATAAATCACAAGGTAATTTGGCTTGGTAATCTACTACCTATATGTTTGCTACTTTATGTTCTAACTGCTGTACTGCTCCAATTTTCTCCATTGCTTCACCAATCCATTCGCGTACATCAGTTATTCTTATTTCATCTTCTTTTAAATCCAAGTCGGCTATGATCTTAGCTAACACAGCCTTTGAACTAATTAACTTATTATCTATCATAACCTTATTTGATTGTAGTATAATCGTGTTCTCTGTTCTTAATTATTTGAGCTAATCTGCGTTTGTTCGCTCTAGAAGCTACAAACTAATATTTCGTCTTATTTGTTAGTAAACAATCCTTTTTACTCCATAAGAATCTAAACTTATAGTAATTACTGTGTTCATTAATGAAGTATACAGCTTTACCTTGTACTTTACTTTCATGATAGTCTATCCTAAGACTCTTATTATCAAAGTTCTTAGGCTATCGTTTTACTATACTTAGATTTCCAAGTCTACATGGTAGTTTGAATTCTCTACTATTTTCCATTATCTCTTCTACGATATACTTAAAGTAATCTTCAACAATTTGTCTGTATGTTTTGTAATCAACATCATATACAGTTTCCCTTTCGATATAAGATAAGTAGAACTCATAGAAGTCGCTTATTGTATAAGATTTCTTCATTGCTATCTAACATTAATGTTCTACATATCATCTCTAGAGTTATTAGTTTCGTCTGACGGCATCTGATGCATGATATTCAATTCTTTAGTAAATATCATATCTTTGATTACAGGTATCATATGCGCAGGTGCAGGATATGAACTATCAGGATCGAAACATTCATTGATATCAGCAGGATTCTCAGCTATTACTCCTATCTCTACCCATTCGAGCTGGTGATCATTACCCGGATCTTCCACATACAATCTATTGTTTTTGATGTATGCTATATAGTCTCCGCAAGTATACTTTCTATACTTTTGATATTTCATCTTTGTTTCATTACCTAGCTGAATTAGATTGCCAGACATGTCCTTTACATATACTAGACCTGTTCTAAAATGAAAATCTATTAACTTTGGTAATTCTATGTCACTTCTATATTCTATATGACCTGCTGTACTATCTATTCTATCAATGTGTACACATGGAATAGTTTGAACATACATAGGATTTATATCTCTACCCTTATCTATGTCCTACTTGATGAGTACAGCTCTATAGTTGTGAATCCATTGTTCAATCTATATCCTACTTATATGTTCTGATTCAGCTACAGAACTATTGCGCAATTCAAGTAGAATATCATCAATAATAGTATTCAGTGTGTTTAATTTCATAATGCATTATTTATTAAATATCTTTATAACGTATTTAGATGCGTTCTAAGCCATTTTATAGGTGTAGTAGTACAATTGGTCAAGTAATATAATAGCGTTTGTCTAGAAGTCTTAAAATAAAAAAAGGCTAGTTATTAACTAGCCTCATTCATTGCTTTCTGCATATTCTATGGTAACATCTATTTCATCTAAGGTGGAACCATATTACTTGCCTGTTTTATTAAATCTTTAAGTTCTCTAACCTAATCTTGTAATTCCTATATTCTAGGATCTTCCTTTTCAGGTTCTTTCTCTGTATAATCTAACTACTTAAGTATAGCTTCACATTTAGTCATTTCCTCGTCATACCTAGCAACAGCTTCTTTTTTCGCTTTATATTCATTGTAACTAGATTTAACCATATTAACTATATGTTGTTTGTCTGTAGCTACAGTAAGACCTAGTTGAGTATCATTAATTAATGATTTGCCTTCCTCTACTGTTAACTTCTTTTGTTCACCACCACAACTTATAACTATGTCTACTAACTTCTTTCTATTCTAGTTAGGCATTGGAAACTACTATGGTGGTAGTGGTTCGTCATACACTTTAGATACACTTACTATATTACCAGCAAAGTAATTAGTACTCTTCTTAAATGTACCTATGATTTCTAATACATATATAGGATCGCCTATACTCAATTGCGAAAATGTTATCATAATAAGTATTTGTTTAAGGGCTCCGAAGAGCCCTTGTTAATATTAAGCTGCCTGTGCAGCTATGTTTGTAGGATATGCATTTACTAATTGATAAGTGTTATTACATTTATTATAGTAAATCAAATATCTGAAATTGAGTTGTAAGTCACCGGCTTGTACTTCTTCTTGTAATGCATTACGAAGCATGCTTTGAGTAGTATTGTTCTCTGCATTATCATCTGATAAACCAACTGGAAGAGAAGCGTCAGCTGTAGCAGATGCTTGTCTTACATCCAAGAAAAACAGTCCTTCTTTGGGTAAACTAAGGAATTCCTGATGATTTACATCATATCTTACTTCTGTAGTAGTAGCAGATACACCTGTAGTTCTAAGTACCGGTATACCAGAAATAGTATTCAATCTTCTGCGACGTCTACCGAAGAAGAACGGATTAAAAGGACCAAACGGGAATAATGTTTGTTGTGTATTATAGAAAGGAAACATAATTACCTCCTTTCTTATTAGCAACCACAGTTGTTATAACCTATTCCGCAGTTTGCATAAGTATCACCAGCAAAAGCTCCATACGCAGCAGCTCTGAAAACTTCTGGATTATAAACAGACAGCTGAGGATATGGTACACTTACAGTGTTAGGAAGTTTGCACTTGATACCATCAACGTCAGATTGCAATGCATTTAACTTAGTAACAATAGGCGTAGTAGCCTGACTTATCATTGTACCAAATGTAGCAGTCTGATGTTCTTGACTTAACTGAGATACCAGTGTAGAATTTTTCTCACGCAGAGAGTCAATCTTGTCAAGTAGTGCCTGATTTTGCATAGCATCAAGTTTTGCTATAATAGCATTAGTATTTGCAGTACCATTATCACGCAGAGACAAAGTATTGCTGTTCATTGTGTTAACCAAGTTGTTAGTCTGATTACATACAGCCAACTGGTTTTCGTAACCCATCTTAGTCAGGTTAAGATTTACACCATCTATAGATCTCTAAGTGGTGCAGCAGCAGTTTGCCAATTCAGAAGCAAGAGATGCATTACCTGAAGTAATAGCATTTATTACTTGCTGACTGGACAACTTAGTATCACAAGCAATCTGATTTACACTAGCATTAATAGTATTCAATGCACTCTATACTGAGTTAAAGTCACAATTCAAAGTATTAGACAAGTTGCTGATAGCTTCTTTATTACCATTGATAGCCTGCATCAACAGACTAGTATTAGCATCAGTATTCAATTGAGAAGCAAGTTGAGAAGCTTCGCCACCTCTATTACCGAAGCCGTTGCCTCCCCAGCCACCCCAGCAGAAGAAGATCAGGATAATCCAGATCCACCACCATCCGCCGTTACCGCCGAATCCGCCATTGTTATTCATCATAGCCATCAAAGCAGCAGGGTCCATACCTTTATTTGCATTCTGCATTAAAGCAGCCAGACCAGCGTCAAAACCGCGGTCTTGAAGGATAATTTTATCTTCTAACATAATTGATTTTATTTAGGATTGATTTAATTTGATTAATATCTAATATAACGTACAGAACGACCACGTTTAAGTTCATCTTCATAAGGAAACATTCTTTCCTTCTCATAATCCCTTTCATCGTATTCTCTGTCGTATTCTCTACGTCTACCATATGAAGATCTTCCCATTCTCCCACCTCTACGATAGGTTCCATAAGGTTCGTCATCGTCATCATCTTCATCTTCATATTTGCTGTAGTTTCTATCGAAGTATTCCTCTTCTGCATCTCTCAGCTTGTCACACATTACATAAATATAATAGTACCACATCTTACCTTCGTCAATGTCTTTGTCACTTAACCAAGCTTTAGCTAACTCTACGAAATACTTAGAGTTATTAGAACCTGTCATGTTAACAATTACTTTGTAGTAATCTGAGTAAACCATATTCAATGCAACATACCAATCATACTTATTGAACTTGCTATCAAAGCGAATTCCGTATTGATTTGCAAGAGCAGAAGTTTCTTCTACAGACCAATGTTGGCCTCTAGATCCGTCTTCGTTTTCCATCTTACTTACAGCTTTACGTGCATGTTCTTCATCAAAGTGAGGACCATGTTTAGCTTCATAAGCCTTTGTACGGATTATTCTATGCATATTATTATTGATTAATATTATAGATTGATTTTATTTACTAATCTCTATTATTCTAGTATCTGTTACTTTGATAAGTTTGTTAGAGTTGTTAATCGTATATTTTCTGTGAATATCTTTTTTAAAATCAAAGTGGAAGAATCTGGCTAGCCACGTCTTATACTTATTACGATATTCTTTCTTTTCTTCTACAAACAGCGTTTGCTAGTTTTTTAAATCTAATGTGGCTGTTAAGATTGAGTCTTTTCTACTTACTATGATAGTTGTTAAATCATTTAATTTTAATTCCTAAGTAAAGTCAACCTCTTTGGTTTTAATTACTGTTTTAACGGAATCTTTAACTTCGGTATTGATTACCTGTGCCTATACCAGATTCTTGTCTTTGATTTTTAATTTCTTTTTAGTATCGTTCAACTACTGTACTATACTATCTCTACTAGTATTAAGATCAGATATAGTTAGTTGTAACGTTCGATTTTCTTTTCTACTTGAATCTAATAACGATTCATAATATTCACTATTATTGGATAGTCTAGCTATTTCCTTGTCCTTCTTTTGTAGCTGCTTGTACATAAAAAAAGCACTTACCGACAGTATACATATGAAACCTATGGTAAGTGCTCTGAGATGTGTTGCAAGCCAGTTAACTACTGATATTATTGCTGTTATCATTGTTATTTGGTTTAAAATCTTTTATATCTAAATCTACTCCTAGATACTTTTCACCTTTAGCTTTGATAACTTTGCCTAGTACTTTTTCTAATACTTTACATATTTTGCAATCCGGATGTAAATCCTTCATTGATTCTAGCCAGGATATGAATTCAGTTCCACATATCATACCAGATACAAACTCTACGGCATGTAAGTTCAATGAAGTAACTATATGAGTATCTATAACATATGCTCCTACTATTAATAATGTAGCTTCAAATACTTTATTAATAGTTTTCCATAGCTTATAAGACTCGATATGTTTATGCCCGTATTTTCTTGATACTTTGTAACCTAATATGACATCTATCAGTATAAAACTAGTTGCCGCAATTATAGCTACCTAAACTGGTGCTAAGAAAGATGTTATTCCAGCAAAACAACTGCTAGCGAATCTTCCTGCGCTACTGAATATACTTTTGAACAAAGTCATTATTGAATCTCCTATATTGTGAATCATAGCAAGTATTTTGAGAAAGTAAAAAACCCTGAGAGATTGCTCTGACAGGGATGATATTTTATCTGAGATATACCTTAAAAACGTATGTTATTGTGTTAGGTTTTCTTCTTCTTACTTTTTGATATGTATTGCAATAGCTCTTTATATTTAGTCATTTTACTAAATAAATTACGACCATTACAGTACTTAATCCAACCTATATAACTACATATTTTCTATTGATAAGCACTCTTGTCTAAGTTATCTTTCTTGTTCAATTTACTTACTCTTTTACAGAAGTTCTTCTTAATATGCTTTCTTAACAGAGTGTGAGTATGAAATATCTTATACCCTACGAAATCTATTCCTCTATCGTCAACTTTAAATATTTGCCAATTATCTTTAAAGTTAATGTTAAGCCTCTCTTCTAAGTACTACTTCATATCCTTAAACAACTATCTTAAATAGTCTTTATCACTATGAAGTATTACAATATCATCTGCGTATCTGAAATAGTATTTTATATGTTTTTCTTCTTTGATCCAGTGATCTAGATATGTTAAATATAAATTAGCGAAGAATTGTGATAAGTAATTGCCAATAGGTACTCCCTATGCAGAATCTATTATTTCATCTAATATAACTAATAGTTTCTTATCTTTTACTTTTCTTCTTATTAACTATTTTAATATATCATGATCTATTGAAGGATAAAATTTTCTGACATCTAACTTAAGACAGTATTTTGTATTGGCTTCATCTTTCAGTGCGAACTTAACATCTTTCAGAGCTTTATGTATACCACGATTTTTTATACAACTATAAGTTCCTTTAATGAAGGATGATACCCAAATAGGTTCCATAATATTCATAATAGCATGATGTACTATTCTATCTGGATAGTATGGAAGCTTGAATATTTCTCTTTCTTTAGGTTCATATATATTGAATATATAATATTCAGAAGTCTTATATTCACCATCTATTAATTTCTTCTATAGATCTAAAAGTAATTTTTCTCTATTCTTATCAAAATTAATTATTTCAGGTCTATGTTGTTTTTGTCTTCTAGCTCTTTTATCCGCTAGATATAAATTGTCTAAAGTTACTATTTTGTCAAATAAATTATTATATCTTTTCATCTGTAATCCATTACCGAGTTTTCACGAAAAAAAGTTACTAACACAGTTAATTAGTATGTTATCTTTTACCAAGGGGTAAGGTCTCCCTCTACAGTCTCTTAATTTCTTTATTTGTTTAATTACGGATTCAGTGTACTGACATTAGCATTAGCATTGCTAAGCTCATTGTTAGAATTAACATTGAGTAACCTAGCATTCGTGCTATTACTAGCATTACTGCTTAATGATGAGGAACAACCTATCTATATTTTTAATTAAATTACGGTATATAGATTAACCGAGTACCGACAGTAGCATAAGCAGAGCCAAGCCCATAGTTAGAAGCAACAACGAGCAACCCAGCCTTCGCGCCATCACCAGCATTACCGCCTATTAATGTTAACCTATCAGTTGTACTATTGTTAGTCCAATTGTAGTCACACCAATAAGTTGTAGTATTACCACCGAATGTTTCATCTATTGGAGGCAATATATCAAATGCTGCATTGTATACTAACTTCTTCTTATAACCTTCAGTAATAGTAGTACTACATTGATAGTCATAATCAGATATATCAGTAGATCCAAATGTACTTAAGTCGGTATTTATATAAACGTCATTTTTATTAGTTTGCGCATTAAAATGTACAAGTGTGTCTATACAATTTTTCCATACATGACCAAATGGATTCTCAATACCTCTATAAGTAGGAACATTATAAGACTTCTGAGTTGCAACACCTTCTGCATCAGTACTATTAACAGTAACAGAAGTTATACCAGTAGAGTTTCCATGTTCGTCTGTACTTCCGCAAGGTACACAACTCCAAGTATCTACTCCATTTACTTTAATATTACCTGTAGTAACTCCATCTCCTAAGCCTCCTTGATGATATCCTTCTGCAGTTAATTCGGCATTGAAAGCTTTCTAACTGTTGGTACATGCATATTCAACTAAGTAAAGCACAGTAAGTATTCTATGAGCTCTGTAAGTATACATGTTCCAATTCGTAGTACTGGAGTTATTAGCCCTAGCTCTAGATTGCATAGTAGTTCTATTAATGTTTACTACTGGAGTAATAGATCCATTGTTAATAGATTTTAACACATTATCTACATTAGATGCTTCATATGCAGAAATATAGAACTTCTCCACATGTTCAGCTTCTGGAATATGAGGATCTGCTGGATATAAGTTCAAATATACAGTAGTATCATCTCTCATACATTTATACCAGAACTCTGGTATTTCTACCATAGTATTTAATGTCATGTCTCTATCAGTACCATCTTCATACTTGGTTCTATCTGTAGCATTAAGATATTTAACTGTTCCATCAGAAGTAATCGTGCAAGACTTCATCTTAGAATGTATAGGAAGTTCTTTATGCCAAGGCATATACCCGGTTCTAGTCAATAATGTACTCTACGGTTCTATAGGAAAGCTAACTCCATAATAGTTAGTAAATACATTAACATCGCCAAGATATGCAGCTACAATATTTTTATCTCCTAATTTCATATTATTCGTGAATTAAATATAGTGTTTTAGAATCTTTAACAGACAAAGTGTCATATTCTGTCTAAGTCATAGATACTACAGTAGATACTTCATCAGATGTTACACAGTGACTCAAGTCTACTGTTTCAGATAACTTATCCCATTCAGCAGGACTAGCTACAATACATACATAGTTAGCACCAGTATCTGTTAGATTATATACGTCTCCAACTACAGCTGTGGTAGGTAGTGCTTCGAAATTAGCTACAGAACCTTTCACTCTATATACAGATGCTACTTTAGCATCTACTTGTTCCTTAGTATATGCATCCTGAATACCATAACCAGACAAAGTAGTAGCTTTATTTGCTTTATTAGCTAGTTCTTTGTTAATAGATTCAATTAGATCATTATCAGTAATAGTACTCCATTCAGATCCAGTCCATGCTTTAATACATCTACCATATGGATCAGTTTGTAAGTCTATCCAATACTGTACTTCTTTGTGATTGGGGGTTGACTTACTAGGTACGAAATTTATAGTTTCTCTCATAGTTGTTCTTCTTTATTAGTCCATTTATCACTGCTTAACAATTTCTGTAATTCTTCTCCTTCATAGGTAGGATACGGATATACTACTTCCGGAGTTTCATCTTCTCCTGTTAAAGGTAATGTCATTGCTGATGGAAATAGTAATTCATAGTTAGCAACTTTCATGATTACTTCAGTTCCATCTACACTATAACGAAATACTAAATGCATTTCGTCTAGTGTATTTTGTGTTATATCAATCAGCATCTCGGCTGGTACAACAATATATTTCATTCTTGTATAAATATTGGGTTAGTTAAATCAATTATTTCGTCTTTCTCCATTCTGTATTGCCTTCTATTCCTACATACTCATTCAGCTCTTTAATCTTATCGTCTGTTGAGATGTTGTCGAAGAGCATGAAGTCATAGAGAGACATTTTAGCAAAATTAGATGATTTACCAGTATTACAACCAATTACTGGTACTATTATACCTCCTAAAGAAGAATTAGCAATTGTAATATTATGAGTTATATCTTTTAATGTATAAGTTTCAATATTATTATTTTCTATTCCATCTATATAAGTTTTACCATCCTGATTACGTGCCTGATATGCTATTCTAAGATTAACTGCATCATCTTCTAAAGTTGTAAGTACAGCAAAACTTCCAGATGCTCTTTGGTCATATAACAGTGTTGGAGATTTTTGCCAATTTACTTTCATCAATACTTGTTTGCCACCGACCGTAGTAGGAATAGTAACAAAGTCATTGATACCATCAAGTAATACTCCTCCTTCATAACTAGGTAATAGAGTTATCTTAACAGAACCTTTGTTACTTTTAGGATTAACCCATTCGCCAAGACTCATTATTTCTGCATCTTCCGGTATATCTGTAAACTTATCAATAGTTGCTAATGTTATTGTATTTACACCCGATTTTAAAGTTTCGTATAATGCCTTAGTTGTAACATTCTCGTCTATCTTATATTTACATTCATGAACTAATAGCATATCATCTTGGTATAGAACTATATTAATAGAATCATGAACTTTATCAAAATCAGAAGTTCTATTAATCATACTTACCCAATAAGCATTAGAAGTAGAATCTACTACTCTAGTAAACTCATCTATTTCTGTTACTGTCGAAGTTTGATAAGGAGTATTAGTCCAATCTTTAAATGTTTCATATTGTTTAGCCGCGATACCACTACCGCCTTTCCAAGCCAGATTATTCAACTGAATATCCCTACCATTACCGGAAAAGTCAATCAGCTTATCGCCAAACTCTGCGTGGTTCTCGTTGGTGATTCCCTGCTTGATGGTATTACACAGTATATCAGGGTTAAGAGTCCTATCCAAGTTGAAGTAATCGATTACTTGGTTGATTTGGTCGGTAGTCAGTACCTTGTTGGCGATGATTGTCCAGTACCAAGCGACAGAACTAAAATCGCCAGTATTATTACCGTCATTATACGAATATCCTTGAACGCTAAAATTACCATTGATTATGGAGTCTCTATTGTCGCCATTAGACGTATAATCATTCTTATCACCTAATATATTATTTACAACTGACAAACCCATTAAGTCAGAAGAAGTATATCCATATATTCCAGTCTTGTCGTAGTTATTCACGATATTACGGAAATAGCCATTGGCACTACCTCTTATATAATTGGTAAAAGATACATTATTAGCTGAATCTTTAACTTGATGAACCATGGACACGATTGTTAGTTCATTGCTTCCTCCCAGCATCTCCTGTACGGTCTTGGTGGAAGTAATCAGGTCGTCAACTCCGTCGGTGACGAATGCGCCTTCGAAAGAGGGGATTTGCTCGATTCTTATATTATTCCAATCGTAAGAACTTTCTACTGTAAATCCTACACTAGCACGATTATTATTAATCTTAGATTCAGGTAAATGATAAATACCATCTTTTGGTATAGTATATGCAATAGGCATATTAGCTGTTTCATCTGAAATATAAAAGTATAAGATTTTTCCTCCTTTTGGAATACCTGAAACTTTTATATTCATTTCATTTATCTTACTTTCACTAGAGTGCTTATATATAAACCAACTAGATTTAAAATTTCCATCGGTAGTAACTACACTATCAGTAACTTTTATATTTGGATATATCCTCCAATCAGTAAAATCTTCCTCGTATTTTCCAAACCCACTATTAAGCTTGAAAGCAGCATTACTTATGATAAACGGGTTGTCAGGGTCCACCAAGTTCTTGATAATAGCTCTATCAGAATCATTATTAGTCTTATTACCAACTATAACTACAGCTTTAAGAGAAGCTAATACTTCTGGATCTATATAAGGAAGATCTGATTCCATATTGCCAATCTTCCACTCTCCTAAGACACATGAACCTACTTTAGTGAATAGACTAATACGTATCCACGTATTCTTAAATTCACTTAGGTCTATAGAATCTGTATTAGTATAGGTTCTTTTTAAAGTAGTATCTCCATACGCTATTACCTTTACTTCAATTGTACCTATATAGTTAGCTGGTTCTGCAGTAGACTCATTGTCTGGCTGCAGATACCTAGTTAGCCTTGGAAATACATAGTATGCCTAAGGATTAATGAATATAGGATTATATAAAATTGTTTTCATCTGTATCCTCCTCTGTATTACTTAATAGTAATAGTAATCTATTCTCCATTCTCTACTGCTTCTTGCATCTTATCATATAATGCTTTAAACGTCACAGTACTTTCTGTTACTTTACCAACGACATTATTTTTTCCTACTAATAAGCATCCATCTGTATCCTCCTCTGTATTACCTATGTGAATTAGTATACCATCAAAACCAGGTACATCTAATAGTCTAGGTAATTTTCCACTACAGAATTTATATTGTTTATACTTACTAAACTTAGGAGATACGATATCTAAAGTAACTTTATATGTACCAGTAGGTATAGCAGTCTTACCATATACTTTGGCTTTCTATATATCCTCTATCGACATATCTTGTGTAAGTCCCCTATCCGTATCTTCAAGAACATTGCAGAACTTAACGCCATCTATATACATATTACTTATAGTATATGTACTTCTTTTTGCTATTCTTTCTGATATTATATGCATAATTTCAATAATAATATTATACCTACTTGAATTGCTTGACCTATAGTACCACCAATTATAGTAGCTATCCAATCTAACCAATCCCATTTACCACCATACATTTTATCTTTAAACTCCATACCTGATGCTAGACCAGCTACGAATAGTATGGTGAACAGAGCACCTGGTACTATTGCGTACTTCAGGTGCTTCATTCTATTACTCTCTTTTAACCATTTAATTTGCATATCTTGTAGTTCTAGGTTGAGCGTCATAAACTATGCTGCCGAGTAAGTCAGCAGCCAAGTTCATGCCAAATTGTTTATCGTCATTATCTATTTCGTTTACCTTGACTAATACATACTACAACATAGTATATATGCCTTCCAATAACTCTCTGTCAGTTAATAACTTCACATCCATATTAATCCCTCATATTAGTTGCCCATTGTTCTGGTATACTGCTACTATTAGTGATAAGACTCTTACTCATGTAAGCAAATACATTTTGTTTATTCGTATTAGTAAGATTATTTAACCATGTCCAGAATTCTGGCACAGAACCTGTTGTGGAAGTATCTCCATAGAATAAACCTGTTACATTCGTAAGATTCTTGTGTTTAGATTGAGTAAACAGATTTGATCCTATCTTCTTAGGTCCTTGTCCCATCCATCCTCCAGTAGAACTGGTACTAGCTAATGCGTATGATATATTCTGTAATATGTAGTTATACTAGAATGTAGTATCACTTAACTGTTGAACATCATCAGCAGAACCTTGGAATGTAGCATCGTAGAATAAATAAGATATATCTGTAAGAGCCAAGTTCTTACTAAGTAAAGTAGAAGGTATAACTACTTTTGTAGGTATATATATTCCACGGAATAGTCCTGAAACGCTTTTTAATGCAGTATTGTTAGATAACATATCAGAAGGGAACATCTGTCCATTGTTACTATCATCATTCCAAGTATACGGATTAATGCAATAACAATACGCAAACACATTAGTTAAACTGGATATGTTAGTAAGAGTTTTGAATATTCTATTTGGTATTCTACCATATATACCATAATTATATCTTTGTACTCCATAATTAGTTTTTCTACCACTACTTGTAAGAGCATCTGATATGTTAGTATTAGTATTGTTGACACAATATTTAAATAGATCTGATGGAACTATATAGTTCATACTGTCTAATCTATTCTATCCAGCAGGACTAAGAGGATATCGCATATCGTCTTCATTGAAGAATTCTGATGGTATATTAGGATCAATATCTGTTATAACACCAGATTGTATATTCTGATACAAAGTACTGTTCTATATCAGATCCCCTAGACCATATACTCCATCATAGTAATCAATATTCCATATTTTCTTGTAAGGACTATAGTTTGGATTCTTTATTACTCTATGTATATCCTTATTGGGATTATCAATATATTCTGGAGTAGAACCAGGATTATTAGGATCATACAATGGATTAGGTATTTGATCTCTCGGGTCATACGCAGTATTTACTATGAATTCTGAAACATTGTAATTCTCATTAGTTATTATCAAATCTCCTGCGTCTTCAACAGTATTTAATTCTACTTGCTTTCTGATGTATCCTTCCGCATTAGGGCTAGAGAAATTTGCTAATACATACCGCATATCAGTTATACTACTTCTAACAGCTTTTATTGTTTCACTGTAATCAATAGTTTGTGGAAGTACTGCACCAGGATCATGTTCTCCTTCTTCAGTTATACCAAAGTTTTCAGTTATTCCTAGTCTAAGTGCATCTGCATGACTCCAACCAGTAGAAGATCTTACTACATCTCTTTCCATATAAAATAAACCATATGGAACTCCTCCTTCTTTTGTATAACTTTCCGAATCTTCATAGAACGCATACGCAACATTTGTAAGTTTACAATTGGTAAATCCCTTACCTGTCAACTTATACTTTACTAATTGATTTCTAAAGCAACCTGTTATCTGTACTAGATTTGAACAGTCCTAGAAAATGTTTCCCGGTAGTTCGTATACTACTCCACTAGAATTAGGAACAGTCATATTAGCAAAGAAACATGGGCACGCAATCAGATTAACAACACCTTTAAATACATCATAAGGATATGTTTCATCAGACTCTCTAACAAATACTCTATTTATACCAGCACCATGAAAACATGTAGCAGCCTAATCTGGAATCTGATTAGTATCTTCTGTATTACCTATGTATTGTAAAGTAAGTTTAATCTATCTAAACATACTATTGTGTATAGGGAAATACACCTTGTCTCCATCATTAGAAGTTATATAGAAACATCCTAATAATTTAGTTATTTGCCTAGAGAATAAATTACTACTATCAAATACTGAATTACCACCAAATAGATTAATCAATGAACCTTTAGCTTTGATATTTCTGAAACTCCAACTAACTACTCTTAGTTTGTTATTATAAGCAAACAACGGACTATATGTTACACTATCGTCGGTACTTTCTGTATCGAAATTAAACCAACAACCATTGAACATATTAGCTATAGTATCTAGATTGGGAAGATCTCTTAATAATTTAGATGCTCTAGCATATGCTCTTCGTCCCTCTGCTACTTCCGCTGAAGTTAAAGTTTCATCACAGTTATCTACAAATATTATATTACTACCACCGTAATTGAACATGCTAGACAGATGTGCCAATTGTAAATATTGATTAGCACCTATCTATGCAAAGAATAAATCATCTATGTAGAAATTGCCAGCAGCAGTTTCGAACATACTACTGCAGGATACTAACTTCTTCAAAGGGCTTAATAAACCATTGTATTCAGTAATTGTATCTCCAGTATGAGTAGGACTATACATAGGACCTGTCAGTCTAGTAGCATAGAAGGCATGCTAAGCATTAGTAACATTACCACAATATTTAAATGTGTCTCTACTTAGAGGATTACTAAAATCTGTAATTACATTTGAACAAGAATGAAATATAGAAACAATGTTTTCGACATCATCACACATGTTCAATATATAATATACATCATATAAGTTTACTTTAGTTCCTACAAAGCAGTTACTTAAATTAGTAGTACCTATAGATATATTAGTCTCTAATCCTTGATTGTTATCCCACTATTCCTAGCCTTCTGTAGTATCTGTATCTGGACCATACCATTGCCCTCTAGTTGGTTTAATAGTCACGTCTTCTAGTACATCGTGTATAAAGAAGTTAGGGCAAGTATTGAATACACTTCCTGATGTTAGTTTTATGTGTCCGAATACTCTAGTTAAACTAGAACAGTTATTAAAAGTAGAACTATTAACTGCGAAAGGATTTGTTTTACTATTCTTAAATTTTACATACTTAGAACTATTATAGTGCATATACAGATTAGTAAAAGTAAATGGACTAAGATCTAGTATTCTTTCACCTGTAGATGTAGTAGCTACAGGATCATTTCCAAATTGAAATGCATTAATGTTACTTGAAGAAATATTTAATGTTTTCAATTTATTGAATCCTGGTGCAAATTCAATTACATCGGTAGTATTTGTATTATCTAAATTCAATTCTTCAAGATTAGGAGCTCCTACTAAACTAATACTTAAGTTAGCATTATTACAATTAGATAGGGTTACAGACTTGAGTGCATTAGCATTTGACACATTAAATGTGGCTAACTTATTACAGTTAGGTGCATAAATTCTTTCGAGCTTAGCACAACCAATAATATTGATACTAGTTAAATCACTCAAATTACGTAAGTCTAATTCCGTTATTTGATTACAATTACTTACCTCTACTGATTGTAGTTTATTACATCCTGTAAAATCAATTTTACTAATAAAAGGTTGATCAGCTAGAGTTACTCTTTCTATCGCAGAATTTGTTAAAGTAAGAGCAGATAATGCGGCATTAGGTAGTGCTAATGAAGTTACACATCCATTTGATATATCTATTGTCTTTAGTTTATTATAGTTCTATACATCTACTGGAAATGAGTTAACGCCACTGTTCCCTGACCAAAAACTAGTGTTAGACAAATTAATATGTCTAATATCTGAAACACTTTTACCATCCTATTTCTTGACGAATATAGTAGCAAAGTCTATAGGATTCGATGATAATGTACTAGTATTCTGTATATCTATTTCGGACATACTAGGCAATGACATAGATGTCATAAAACCTTGAAATCTAATTTCATCTAGTCCCATCATGTTACTTATTTCAGACATATTGTTAACAGTGATCTGTGTATTGAAAGATGACAATGATGGAAGATATATGTCCGTATCTACATTTTCTTCAATATAATATCTAGTCTCGCTACCAGCAGCATTGCCTATATTTACTGTAAGAATAGCAGGACTATTCATCTTAACAGTAAGTTTAGAATTATTAGTCTAAGCTCCACCACATTTAAATGAACCTTTCTCATTGTAGGGATAAATAACATTATTGTTAGCGAACAAGAATACTCCATCCATAAACGTCAAACGCTTCTTTAACCAATCTCTTACAAAGTCATTACGTGTACCATGCAAGAATTCCACATTAGCGTATGAAGCAGGACTATCTTCATCTTTCTAGTATTTAGTAAGATACTTTACTCTATAGTCATAGTTGTATAGAAGTTCTCCACAGTTTTTCGTTTGCGCGCTAAAGTAATTCTCTACATACATGGAAGAACTGGTTAATAAAGAACTATTAGTTCTCCATAAGTCCCATAAACCATTGTAATCACTTCCTGAATATACTCCAGTACTTATGAATCTACTATCTCTTAATACATCCCATAATCTACTAGAATACTCATCGTAACCGTTGTTTGGATCATTTTGTTTGATTACTAAAGAGTTTACTCCTGAACTAGCATTTGCATTACTAAAACCATCTATATAAGCGGTTTTAGCTACGTTCTCTTCTCCAGTGTTGCTAATACCATTTCCAGTATCCATATCGTAAAAACAAGGCCACCATTTGTTCATATTAGAATCTGTGAGGGATCCTCCAACGTTCCACGATCTTAATACCATGTTTTTACCCAGAGAGTCAACAAGTCCAAATACTACACATATCATGAAGTATGAATAAGCATTTCTAATACTTAATCTTAAAGTAAGATCATCGGCTAATGCAGACCATGATTGCTATGCAGGATAAGTTCCTCCTGTTTTCTCATAACCTTTATTGATAGTATTCCACCTATACTTATCTATCTCTTCACCGGTCATTCCAGCTAAGGTAGTAAATAATAACTACAACCTCTACCATATGTTATTATCAGTTACAGATGTAGCATCCTGTGTAGCTCCGTTAAATTTGAATTCACCTACATGTTGCAATACAGTTAAGTCATCCTGCATAAATAGAGCTGTATGTTGTATACCTTCTGGAGTTTCTATTATATTTGCATTATCTCCGAATTCATACGAGTAAATCTACTATTGATTTATACTACCGAAGTTCTCATCTACTTTATAAGCTTCATACTTAGTAATGAAAGCAGGAAGAGGTTGATCTACATATTCTCCGGTAACATTCTTAATCTTAGTAGTAAAGTTTTTTAAGAACTTCATACCCATGTTATAGTATGCAGCACGACCTAAGTTAAATGAATATATACCCAACATTTCTTGAGTACTAGTACCATCAAATTGTATAAGTAGGATGATAGGGAAACCTTCCAAAGTATGTTTGATAGTTACCTCATTATGTACTTCACTAGGGGTTATAGAATCCACAGGACGTCTAGATTCCAATTCCTACATTGGAGGTGTCTTATCAAATAGTACATCTGCATTGTCATTAATCCACTTACCAATAGAAGCATTATTAGCATGAGCACTATCTACAACGTCAGCCTTCAATGTGAATTGATTCTCAGGCATCCAACTAGCCTTTGGTTGAAATAGCTCTGGTCCAATAGATTTACCTTCATCATCTGTAAGTATTTTATTGAGAGCAATCTCTAAGTTCTTACTTCTGTAACCAGTAGAAGATGTACCTTGAATCTATACAGATACATCTGTAGTAGATACAGCAGATCCACTAGTTGAATCTGGATCAAAGTAACTAAGTGTACAACCATTGTACATAGTTGAATTAGGTCCAATAGCTTCATACACAGCTTTAGTAAACCCAGAATTGGAACAGTTTATTAATACTACTGGAAGAGGTGGTTTTCTATTGACATCACCAATAAGACTGTTAAAATTCAATTTAGCATATGTACCAGTAGAGTCATCCCAAAGAGTTGAAGAACTACTATTCTCTGTTATACTAAAGAAGTTCTTTAACTTTAAGTTGTTATACTCTGTAAAATCTACAGAACCTGTACTAGTTAATGTAGCTCTTACTCTAGCATTAAGTGCATTAATAACTATCTGTTTATCATTAAGAGGAGATCTAAACAAGTTCATTTCATAGAACTCTACATCGCTGAAGTTACTAGGTTTACCATTCTAGTAAGTACATCCTAAATATATCTTACTTGATGTACTCCAAGTGAAATTATCTTTTATCTCTCTAGCTACATTCAATACACCATTAACAAATATCTTAACTTCTTTATTACTTTGGTCTACTACAAAATCAAGAGTATTTACAGTGTTTTGTTGTATCTTACATGATATACTTTCCTTAATAGCTCCATCTGTGTACTTCCATATTACATCTTCTAGACTTACTATAATACCTTCTTGAAAGCTATTGTCTGATGAATAGTCTCCTATAAAGAATACAGTTCTGTCATTGTACGGATGTAAATCTGTTTTAAACGTAGTAGATATAGTAAAACCTAGTCTAGACCAGTTAGTATTATCTGCAGTAGACGCAGCGAATGGTTGTAAATCTACTACCCCGTATGCTTCTCCAGCCAATCTTAATTTACTCTATCCATTCTCATTCAAGAAGCCCGATAGTATACCATTAGTATCATATACATTTAAATTAGTAGTTACAGATTGTTCTTCTTGCTATCCTGGCATAATAAAGTTAGGTACAACGCTAGACCATATTTTAGCAGATGTTTCTTGAGGAAATGTAGCTTGTTTTATATTCCACTATGCGTACATAGTATTGCTTGGATTCTATGTAGGAATCAAACTTTGATCTGCAGCTATGACATTACATCTAAGAATCGTATCAGTTATAGGACTACCTTTTTCAGACCAACATCTTAAAGTAATAATATAGTCTCCCAAGTATGATTCTTCTTGTGGAATAGACCAACTAAATACTTGAGCTTTACCTCTTAACACATAACTGTTAGAATTGAAGTTACTACTATCAGCATCGAAGTTACCTATATCAGTTGTGATAGTACCTCTCTATATTCTGATAGCATAATATATAATTGATACTCCTGCTAAGTATGGAGTAAATGAAAATGATATATTACCAGACTATGCAAACTCTGTTGGTTCTGTTCCTGCTTCTATATCAGCTTGTGTAGTAATTCCATCTACCAATACTACTAGTGTTTGTCCATCTTCTACTACTACTTTATTAGTAACAGTATCTGATTGGATTACCTAAGTATCTACAGAAGTAGTAGCTTGCGCAGATATAGTATATGAACTACCGGCAGTAGGAGTAGCACCATTGAATAAGTCAAAGAAGTTTACATCTAATAACTTAGGTTCTACTGAAGTAAATTTTCCTACAGAATAACTCTTAGATATACCATTAGTTGTATTAGTAACTATAAGAGAAGTTTCAGAGCCTAATACCTTGTTAGTTATTTTATAAGTAATATTGTATGGTAAACCTATAGTAGCAGTTACAGAAGTTACGGAAGATTCTAGACTAATAGATGATTCTACTACAGTAAGCAAGTAAGGGCTTACTGAGATACCTTCTGTATTCTCAGCAGTAACAACAATACTGTGACTAGCTGAACTAGAAAATTCAGCAATATTAGGAATTTCTAATGTACCCTATACTGAAGAATAACCTACTTGATTACTTATAATAGTATTACCATCTAGTGATACAGATATGTTATACTTCTCATTAGGTTTAGTAGAACTAATAAGATAATGTAGTGTTAACTTAGTAGAAGTAGAATAGAGATAATGTACGCCTTCAGTAGTAACGATACTGCCGTCAGTAAGCTTGATAGAAGCAGTAGTTCCACCACCGCCTCCTCCACCACCAATAGTACCATTTAATACGACCCAACTTAGATTTCTTTTAGTCTCTTCTACTTTATCGTCCATATCCACTAATACCTGATTAACGGATTTAAAGGTCTGACCCTCTTCTAAAAAGTGAGGGTCAGTAACCATGATACCAGAAGCATTACCTGAAGAAATTATATCCCAAGTGCCGGTAGATTCATTATACTTTTTTAAATTCATTTTGTTATAACAATTATGTCATTACCACTATTAATTTCTCCGTTTCCACCAATTGCTGCAGGAGGATTACTGCTACTAGGAATATTAACATTATATTTACCAGCAGAAGTAAATAAGTAATTAATCTTTTTAGTAATGCACTGAATATTACTAGCTGTTACTTTATAAATAGTATAGAAAGGATATCTTTGCCCAGCATTTACTTTAGCTGTAATATCTGTTTGACTAGTTTGAGTAATAGTAGCTGGAAAGAAGTAGTGATCCCAAGGAGTATAAGGGGATGGCAACTCCTTATTAGAAGTGTGTTTATAACCTGTAGCTTGATTAGTAATGTATACAGGAGCAGTTATCCTATCTACTAACTCAAATGTACATAAGTGCTTCTGAGTCTTATATGCATCATTACCAATCCATGTAGATGGGAATAATTGACCTTCTAGTTGTGGATCTGAATTATCAGCAGCAAGAGTAGTAGTACCAAATGATTCTTGTAGCATCTCTGCTGTCACTTGAATAATAGGTTTCATAGTGCTAACTGGATTCTCCTTCAATGGGAATGTAGCTGCATATGTATGTTTATGTCCACCTATAGCCAATCTAATATCATTTTCCTAACAGAATTTACTAAACCAATACTTATTATCAGCTGTAGTATTATAGTTCAAGTGACTACCAGATCTTTCAATCTTACTATTCTCTGTATTATCCCAATAGAAATTACTAATTACATTCTGAGTAATAATAGTAAATGGTAACTCGTGAGTAAACGCTATCTTCCATGTCTTATCAGAATTCTTATTAATATCGTTCTGACACCATGTTTTCATATTAGAGTATACCAAACCGTTTGTACTCAGTCCATATACATTCTTCTCAGTACCATCTGTAATTTCAGAATTGATAGCCATAAAGTGTACATTGCCATAATTGAATGAATATAGAGAATCAATGAATACTTCTTTACCCTCAATGTTGAAAATAGGAGGATTCTCTTCATCCATTTCAAAAGTATAGAAGAATGATAAGTTCTTAGGATTAATCTTTGAACTATCACCTCCATTACCTAACTGATAAATGTTGGCAGGACACAGGTCATTGTTTCCAATTACTGGCATTTCCTCGAAATCCTTCATAGCTTGTCTACCTGTATAGTAGTCAATCCATTCGTTAACACGATTACCATTTTGAGTCATATCGCCAGTATTTACTGTGAACTCCATATCAGCTACATTGTCTTTGATGTATTCAGCAGATGATTTCCATATCTGATATTCATCCCATCTAAATCCCTATTGGTCTGATACTTGAACAAAGATGAATTCATCTGATCCTTCACGTACAGTAAAATGTAATACTTCACTTTCGTAATTCTCATCTCTAACTACCTTGTAATCATATACTCCAGCACTTAGATTTTTGATTATTACTTTATGAGTAGTGAATGCTGTACCATCGGTAAACTCAGATCTAATTCTATTATAATACTTTCTAATACCAGATTCATTTTTGAATGATTCTACTTTGTTCCATTCTGATTCTCCTTGCTTCTTATACCATAAGAATTCGTCATGATACTCAGTAGATATCCAGTTAAAGCATCTAGTAGCATTAGGAGCAGTTGCTTGAATACCAAAAGTACATGTAATATAGTTCGGTTTAGTAGTATCTAGTTTGGTTTTATTATAGAATATATTTTTATGCTCATAAGTAGCCTTAGGAGTATAAGATTCTATCATAGGAATAATATCTTTAGTCAAATCTACGAAATACCAATCATTGGCATTATTTCTCTTATCCAACGATTTAGTAGCTTGACTTACTGGGTCCATACTATAATACTTAGTAAATAATCTGTTGGAATTGAGATAAGCATATGGATTATTTTCTTTAGCATCAATAGTATCTGCATCACCGGCATTTTCTTTATTTAATCCCACTAAATCTATATATCCTTTACTTACTTTATAGCTTCCTCCAACATTACTATATGGAGATGCCACACTAGAAGGAGTATCACCCCAAGTAAGATAAAACTTTGCTTTAGTATTATCAAACTTAATCAACTGTCCGTCTTTAGCATACCATTCCATATCATAACTGTTTACTTTGATACGAGTAGTATTTGCATCCATTACTGAGCATTGCGCTCCTCTAATAAGAAATGTTTCTCCTTTTTTAATTAGCCCTTCAAGGGGAAGAACTTCCCAATTAGTACCACCACTAGAGTACTATAACGATAGCCCATTTAGATTAATATCCGCATCAGTTAGATTGGATAATTCTACAAAATTATGTGAACAGTAATTATAACTATGTTCATCTGCAGTTAGTCCTCCACAGTATAAACTATTGATATATAATTTCTGTAAATACAAAGAAGTTACATACACCCAGCCAGTACTAGGATCTGTTTGACCTCCAGTTGGTTCTGCTTGAGGTGTATCGAGTTCTTTCATGTAAACAATAAGTTTACCATCATTACTTACCTTAACACGATAAGTTTGTCCACTTGGAGCTACAAATCCAATATAGTCCAGTTTATCTAAATCATCTTTAGTCATGCCTTCATCTCCTGGGTCTGGGTCTTCACCTCCACCACCTCCGGATTTATTAATCCATACAAGGTTACCTTCACTTTTAATATAAAGTCTCTGGGTATCGGTACACCACAATAATTCGTTATTTAAAAATTTATCTTGATTAGCTAATAGATCAGTATACTTACCTGCTTTAATACACAAATGTTTTAAATTTGGTATCATTGTTTCAGAGTATGCAGGATATTCTGGTTCTCTAGCTGTATTAGTTCCTATATATTTTAAGTTCTACTCTTCTGTATATTCTGCAGGCTATTCTGGTTCTATGCTAGTAATAGCATCAGCAGTATTATTAGTAAAATCTCCAGAACTTAATTGATTGTTAAATGCATATTCATATTTCCTTATCTGTTGTTGAATAGCATTGACTGCCTATATCAAACTCTATAAGTCTTCATTCACATATTCAGGAATTGACTTTTCAGAGTCATCTGCCCATATGTCATTAGTATCTAAAGGCGGAGTATCAGATATAACAATATTAGTACCTCCATCACCACTCCCGCCTTGCACTACTGACCAACCTCTACTATTATTTCTATTTTCCCAGCTGATTAATTGGTAATAAGCCTATGAACTCTGTACAAACCACCTCTAACCTATAGCATCATTATTAGTGTTATCTTTACTTTCGCTAAGTATAGAATCAGAAATAGTATACAGATCACTAGTAGTAAAAACCTATTTATGCCCAGAAACCTATGTCGCATTAACTGCTCCATAGGCCTTAGGGTTATTACTACCAATCTTCGACGGGAATGTGATTATACTCTCTGTCATTTAAAGTTTAGTTTAGCATTAGTAAACGCTCCTGGATTAGCAGAAGTATATACTCTCATTGTTAATTTAAGTCCTGTATCAGTTGTGAATGATTCTTCACTATAGTTAAATGCTTGTGTAACATTATAAGCATCATTCTAAGTAATAGTAGTTAGCTTAGGAAAATTACTAGGATATTTGTACACAAAATATTCACTGTCACTAGTAGTTATGTTGGATATAGTTATGTTGTTAGAAGAAACTAATTGTTTATTCATATTACCTTCTACTCCATAATAAACAGGATATAGGAATGTAATTTTACTATTTACTGTTTCTTCGTCATCTCCAGTAGCCGGTACTAACTGCCCATCTACTATTTCATAACCAGTTTTAGGAGCTTTAAGTGTTACATAGTAATTAGTATTAGATAATGTTTCCATCTCTACTGTAGGAGATTGTATTCCATCTTCTGTTAATTCAATAAACACATTACTTTCCATAGTTTCAGGATCTTTATAATTTTTCTTTGATTGCCACATATAGTTACCACTCCATTTATAGGTGTCCCCTATTTCAGTATTAATGTTTAATGAATTACTAGTATTACCGGTTCTTTTATTAGTCCACAATACTGTCATAATTGGTTTAACTAGAGGAGTGTTTGTTTCCATTTCTCCTCCACCTCCGCCTGTAACTTCACTCCATTTAGCATTTTGTCTAGCATACTATTTACCATCAATCGGAGCTTCTTCTATACCTCCTCCTAATTGGAATAAGTTGTATATTACTCTACCGTGTAAACATTCAGGTTCTGTATAAGGAGTGAACAGATTACATATAGTAGTAAATCCTAGTGGAATGTCTGTCCCTATCTGTCTTTTGCAATGACAGATCATAGCTTTCAGCATCTACCGATCTTGAACGAAATCTACTTTACTAAGTAAAGATGTTAGTTCATTTACACAAATAGATGCTAAAACATCTCTGTAATTTATTTTAACAGAGTATCTCAATTTATTATCTACTTTTGTAACCATTATCCAAATTTTATAAATTTAGCTGTGAATCCGGAATCATACTCTATATTAAGGCTTGATGCGGCCTCGCCAGTCATAGGGCAAACTTGTATTAATTCGTCTACAGGCAGGGCCTTAGATTTGCCATCGAAGTCAATGTATGTAGTTGGTACTTTGATTTTAATTAACTTAACAGCATTAAATTTTTTTTCTAGTGCTACTCCATAATAAAATTGACCATTGTATACGAAACCTCTAGGCAATCCTGTAATTGATCCAGTAATAAGAACTATTTTTACTGTATCATCTTCTATACCTGTTACGTTCACAAACGTATATTCTGACCAATTTGTGCGACCAACATTAGCTAACCATCCTTCTGCAACACTAACATGCCCATATGATCCTTTACCTACAGTTTCGTTTGGATCCAAGTTAAGGGTAATAATACTTGAATTATTACCAATAAATCCAAATCCCGAATGATCTCCTTCTACCAAACTTGTTGCTATTTCAAAGGATCCTTTAATAGTAGCATTGGTTGCTACCATTTTACCAGTTTCACCATTTATATAGAAATTAGGTGAAAAAGATCCGCTATCAGGACTTGATGGATTAAAATTCTCATATGCGTTAGTACTAGATCCAGAAGAATCCACACCTTGTTGACTAAACATGTAATTTCCGTTGAACACAAACTTACCTAATGTACCGTTATCTGCAATCAATAACTTAGCGTATACAGCTTCAAACTTTTCCATTGGTATCCATGTAGCATGTTCGCCGTATTGTTCATAGTCATCTGCAGGAGTTTTACCATCATTCTATGAACCAGTCCAACTAGTGGTTACGTTCATAACATAATATGTTTCTCCATATAATACGTATGGTGCTTTAGTATCAGTAGCTGTATAAGTTACTGTAGCGTCATATATACCAGCAGGATATACAATTCTACCATCTCTACCGTCTTTTCCATTGGTACCATTAGTACCATCTGCTCCTCTAAATAGACTCCAAGTATAGACCATTGCATCTGTACTTTCAGATGCTGTATCTTTATTTACTGCTATACCAATATACTTAGTATTTTCATTAGGTATATCATATATAGTACTAGATGAAGAAGTAGGCATAGTATCAGCGTACTTAATCCAAGTATATAATGTTTTACCGTCTTCTCCAGCAGGTCCAGGTACTCCATCTCTACCCGTTATCTTTGACCATGTATAGTCACTAGGATTATTGCTTTCTGATGCAGTGGTTTTATTGTAAGCTAGTCCAATATAACTCTTGCCATCTGGACTATTACTTATACCAGTACCATTAGCGTCTTCAGCATATCTAATCCATGTGTAAAGAGTTATACCATCAGCTCCTGGATCTCCAGGTACTCCCTAAGGTCCTTCATTACCTTGGTCACCTTTATCTCCTTTATCACCTTTGTTCTTCTACCATTTATATACTAATGGATCTTGTGAATCTGCGACTGTATGATCAGAATAAGTTCCTATATATGCTTTACCTACTGTAGAACCTGTAGTTGTAAAACCATATACCTAAGTAACTGCTCCAGAACTATCAGTAACTACTCCGTCAGCAAATGCTATATGTACATAAGCAGAATCACCGGCTGGACCTTTAATACCACCTATATTATTCCATCTTAATCCATCCCATACATATAAATCTCCATTTACTACGTAGGCATCTCCAGGTTGAGCTGATTCTGGCAATTGATCTTCTGATGCTACTTCTCCTTTTATATTAACAGATGTACCATCATTCCCATCCTTACCTGGTTCTCCTTTCTCTCCCCATTTTGCCCATAAAGCAGGATTACTGAATTCACTCCAAATTCCTTCTTTGTACTTTCTAACACATACCCACTCATACATGTTATTCTCATTTACACCAGTAGGATCATCAGTCCATCCTTCAGGTACAAAGTCATCTTCCTGACTTACTTCTGTAGGTCTATCTGGAGATAAGTTAGTAGTAGTTCTTTTGTATATATATTCTACTCCATCTCCATCTTTACCGTTAGCTCCCCATTTAGACCATACTGTTGGACCATTCCAATCAGACCATAAATCATCAGTTTTAGTTCTGACACACATCCATTCATACTGATTAGATTCACTTACACCAGTAGGATGATCTGTCCAACCATCTGGCACACTACCATCTTCATTTACACTACTAGGCTTATCAGAACTATTTGGTACTCTATTAGATACCTTATAAATGAATTCTATTGATTTGCCATCCTATCCATCTTTACCGTTTTCACCAGTTATCCTAACTGGCGTAGACCATTCCCCTTGAATAGTTCCAGCAGTCTAAAATACTGCCCATGACATCCAGATGGTACCAACCATGTTTTGATCTGTTGTATACCAGCCTGTTGGAGGAGTAAATACATTAGTATCTGAATTCCAACTACCACCCACGGGTTTGCTTGGTGTAGTTTCACTAGACTTAAAGACGAATGCAGTAAGATTAGATGAAACATTTGTCCCATCTTGACCATCTTTTCCAGGATCCCCTTTCTCACCCTTGAATTCACGCCACTTACCTGTAGACTAATCAATAGCGTTGCTAGCATTAAATTTGTAGTGTTTATCTGTTGATATACAATAAGATATATGCCCTTCATCAATGTCCTCATCACGAACATTCTTCATTTCTTCTAGGGTATCGAATTGATCTCTGGCGAAATTAGGTAGTTTACTTCTATGTTCAAAGTTATCTATAATTTGTATCATATATCTTTTAATTAAAGATTATTTTGTAATTTGTTACTGTAGATGGCGTTTTGAGAACATATACATAATACATCTCGTCATTAATTGCTATCTCAGTATAAACATAAGAACCGTTCAAATTCTGATTACTCATATCTCTGATATCAGTTAGCATACCAAACGCTTTTGGATATGCATAACAGTTCTTCTAAGCATTCTGTGTAAATGTAGGAGTAGCGTAAGTCTTAGTATTCTTTATAATATCACCACTACTAAGTTCTTTCACTAGTTCTTCTGTAGGTACAAAGTTACTAGGAACTACTCCAAAGTATGATGGATTAACAAATCTTGCTGTAACTGTACCAGTATACTCGATTCCATCTTTAGTGGCTTTGATCACATAATCAGTATCTACACCTACATCTAGGTATGTCTTACTAGTCTATGAAGGAGCTACAGACTCTCCATTAATAGTTAATGTATCAGGTGTAGCAGTCGTAGTACCTTGTACAAATGACCATCTAACAGTAACTGAAGAAGTAGTGCCTTTCTTATATACTCCACCTCCACTAACTGTAAATTTATATGGGAACATAGCTTCTTCCAATCTCTTTACTCTTTCTTCTAAATCACTAAGGTCTCCTCCACTTCCTGTACCTGATTCCTACCAAGTACCATCAAATGTAGCATCTCCTTTATTACTTATAGTACCATATGCCATAGTATCTGTACCTACTACAGTACCTGCATTTAAAGTACCACCTTTGAAGTATATTGCACACCCTTCTGGTATAGTAATAGTACTACTACCTAAGTAGAAATCATACTCTACTACGTATAAGGTATTAGCTTGACTGAAGTCTTCCTATGTGATTATATTGCCTTTTCTCTTGCGTAGTATAACATAACCCATACCGCTATTCTGTGTAGGGTTATACTCTTTATTTGCAAATTTAATACGTAGATTCTCATCTACCATTAAATCCTCATTATCAGCTGTAATTATGCTTAATGGTTGCCAATAGGTCTTATTGTCAATACTAATGTTAGCTGGTACATCTTTAATGGATATGAAAGATCTATATGCAGAGTCATATACTAAGCATAGTCTATCATATGTTCTAGCACTATCGTGTAGACCATCTGTTGTTAAGGTTACTTTACCAAGTAATTTTGTGTATTCCATTGTAAAACAGTTTAGTATCAGGTTTATTGAAATCCGTAACCTCTTTATCATGGAACGTAATCTATTGATCAGCTGGGTCCACTTCTACTTCAGGGTATTTAACATAGTCAGATATTATTACTAAATTACCTTTGTAATCTACAGTTACATAGAAGAATTGATTAAGAGGTTGGATGCAGTTTTTATTACAGGGAACACATCCCGTTAAAGCACACTTTACATTCCTAGCATCCATTATTATCACATTTTTTATTAACATTAACGCCCATTAAGCGCACCAAATCTAAATAATATTGCATAGCTTCTTTATTATGAGAAGTAGCAATAGCCTATTCTAAAAGCTGTCTTTTAAAGACTAATATCATTACCTTCTGCATTTGCTTATCATCTAAGCAAGTATTACAATAACTATGTAACATCTTTATCTCTGCTTCATATAACGTATTAGGATCGTAGATTATGCCATCTATGTAATCGTTAACATAATTCTCTGTAGTACAATATAATTTGATATACTTCATGTTAGAATCAAAGCTACTAATTATATCAGAAGTAATAGATACCTCATAAGCATATACAGTAGTAACTAGCTCTGGTTCACCTTCTCTAACAATTGGAGTTACAGATATGGCACTATTCGTAGAATCAAATACATAATCTTGCAGCTTAGGATCATCACTATACAGGTTCTTAATATTACTGCATTCATTTATGTATACTATTACTTGTGAACTATTGGTAATGGATACATCTGCTATAATATTAAACTTTAGTATGTTATCCTTTATATTTGCATCAACTATTTTATTCATATTATAAAAATAAAAAAAGTGGAGTGGGAAGGAATAATCCAACCCGCCCCACTTAGTTATTACAGTAATTTATTATTAGGCTGCTTTACCTGCGATAAATGCTTCGATACCTTTAGCAACGATAGAGGTAGCAAAACCACTTGAATGCTTAACATACAGTTCAGTAGTAAGCGGAGTAGTTTTGATATATTGGTTATCGTTACTCAGATACAAATTATCGTTTTCGATAGTAATGTAGTCGTAAGTTGCACCTTCTTCTACCATTCTAGCCTGTTCTACTTCAGGATAAGCTCCAGTAAATACATGACCTTGGTAGCCCATGAAACGTACTTCAGCGTCACGTACTTGTTTCCAGTAACCTTTACCAGGATTACCAGGAGTCTTAACAATAGTAGCACCAGGGATTGCAGTAGGCTGATTAGCCAGCAATGCACCAGGAACAGTAGTATACAAGGTAGCTTCCATGCTAACTACAGAGTATTCACTCAATGAGTAAACTCCTTCATTATCGTCTTTTTCCATAGCTGTCAAAGTAATAACAGCAGCAGAAGCCTGAGCTTGGATTCTACGATTTTTGTGTTTGTTAATCTTCTTAACAATAGCAGCTGCCAAAGCTTCAGCGTCATTAGAGTCAGCATATACTTCATAAGTATGTGTGAACTGACCTGGAGCTTCATAGATATCTTTGTAAACCATTCTCAGAACATATCTATGACCAGCAACGATAGTAGCGTCAGTCAAAGTAATAACAATTTTGTCCTGAACAGGTGCTACATATTCACCAATAACTGCACTCGGTTTAGAAGCTTTTTGGATTTCATTACCGAATTTAATATTAGCTTTCTGAGCAACTGTACCATTTGGCATAGTTACATTAATCTTATTTTGAGCAACTCCTACGTAAAGAGAAGTAGCATTAACTGCATCAGCAGCAGTCTTAATGATAGCTCTATTCTGGTCGAACAAAGCAACGTCGCCTGCACTCAAAGCATCAGCAGTTGTATATGATGCCGGCAGATTTTTACCAATTAGGATATAATCCACATGTTGAAGCATAATTATATATTTTATTTAGTTTAACAATGTGCGCTCATGTAAACTTTTTTGTTCATGTACTACTTTCCTTATTTCAGATTTCCACGCCCATGAACGCGTTTATTATTCGTCAGATTTATCTGACTATTTAGTTGAAGCCGCTTCTGACAGATATAGTCTAACTGCCGCATCAACAATTTCTTGGTGAGTTACTTCTGGTAACTCTGTATATTCTTTTACCAAATCCTTACCTAAATCTTTTGCATTTCTTAAGTAAGTAAGTATATACTTAGTAATACCATAATTTCCATCAGTAATCAATACTATTTTGTTCTCCGTATATAGGCGAACAGGTCTGGCTTGATTGTGGTAGAGGTGGTATTCTGACAAACTATTTTCTAGAATTCTGTCTACTGTTTCTATGGTAGCTTCTAATACGTCCCTGGTTCTAACTACTAACAATGGGCAAGCATTAGAATAAATATCAATAAATGTTTCTTCACCTAGTGCAAACAAATAGTTATTTGGATAGCTAGTTGACCATCTATTATCCTCTACCATAAAGTCAGATTTAGTATAGATAGTCTTATCTACCAATGTACGTAATTTATCAGTTATCTCTTGATTCTGCTGAAATACTCTATACAACTATTTCACATACTCATCTTTAGCACGATTTATATATGAAAAGATAGTATCTGAATTAAGTTTAGTAGTAGTATTATACCCAGGTATTAAAGTCTACAACTATCTTTCAAACTGTATTTGAAAATCTCTCTCACGCATAATTATTCAGATAATTGGTTTAACTATAACTTTCCAGCAGTTCTTTGTGATTCTATATTCTCTAATGCCAGTACTACAGCTCTGTTTATTACTTCAGTCATTACATCATTAGGTAAATCTAGCTCTTCATCTGGCTTAGTATAATCAAAAGGAGTAGGCTTCTTTATATAAGTAATATCAACAGCATATTTATTATCTGTAGGCCTATATAACTCATCTTCCATCAATATAGGATCAACATATATTAACAGTTGATTATCCTCTATTGCAGATACTGGGTATTCTACCCATGGAGTATTATTATATGTCTACTTAAATAATCCAGCTGTATTATGATCTACTAGTAAACAGTTAGTAGGATAATTACCATACTTCAGCATTACACTCCATATAGTAAGTCTTTCTCCGTCCTTATGCACATTATCTAATACGAATTCATTAAATTCGCTTCTATTAGCAGTTACATTCTTATCTGTACGTACTAATGCATCTAGTTCTGATATTCTCTATTGAGAACCTTCAAATCCTACTTTAAGTACATTGTTACCACTAATCTTATTACTTATGATCTCATCCTATCCTTGGTTAAGAAATAAGTCTATTTCCTATGGTAAAAATGCGGGAGCACCACCGAAGGCAACCCCCTAAGCATTCTTATCAAGGATAACTTTAAACTAAATATGTGCAGTACGATTATTCATTATTTAGACTTAATTTCATTAAGTATTGCCATCTTAATATCATTATTCTTTTTATCTTTCAAATAAGCAACTACATCATCAAGACCATTACCAATCAAGTCTGTTCCAAAATAATAGTTAGCTCTATTCTTTCTAATAATGTTTTTAGAGATAGCTTCTTCGATTACGAAGTGAATTTCTTTATTAGGGTTTTCAACCCATTTCATCATAAAGTTCTTAGGTGAGTTTTCGATCTGTTCAGTCATCTTAGCTTCAATAAGCTCATTAGACATAGTATCAGATTTAATACCATACAGTCTCAAACACTTACGCATATCTTCAATAGACATCTTATCCATCTCTCTATATGCATCACGTTTAACTTTATTGATCTTGTTAGCTTCTTCAGCTTCACTATCCTTATTAATCATTACATAGTCACTAGATGGTTTAATGTTATTAAGACCATTAGCTACTCTTTTATGACTTTTAAGGAACAAATATTGCAGTTCATCGTAAGGATTTTCTGTATGCAAGATCAAATCTTTTTTACCAATCTGACATGCGAATGTCTTCCAATAATTACTATTTGGAGAGAGTTCTCCTTCCTGATAACCAATTTCTTTTTCTAGACGTCTTGCTTGTTCTTCAGTAAGACCTGTGTAACGATTACCTGATCTTGTCCAATAAGATCCAACATAATCAAAACATGTGGGCCATTTAGTAATCCCGGTCCAAGGATTTGTTTTAATGATTCTAACGATTACTTCCATAATATCAAATATTAGATTATCTAGTTAGGTGGGGCCCGAAGGCCCCTTTATTTTGGATTCCAGAGTGTAAATTACTCTGCTTCCATGATAAGTTCACCACAAGCTCTTGGGTCTCTCAACATGATACCCATTTCGCCCAGGAAGTAAACGGTATAACCGTCCTTACCATTAGATCTCAGAGTATTGATTGATTTACCATAACCTGACGGAAGAACAGCACCACCAGTAGTCCAAGTAACGAATTCACGATCCTTACGAACTACTTTTACGATGTTAGCTTCACCATCACGTCTACCAAGATCAAGGAATGTCATACGATATGATTCCAACGGTTTCTTAGTAACCGGATGCAGTTTACGGTTGTACATCAGATCATCATACAATGGGAAGTATTTCAATGTGAGTTCAATGCCATTAGTCATCTTGAATGTTTTGAACTGACCACCAAAAGTAAGGTTATCGCCAGAACCTGTTACAAATACTGTATCAATCAAGTTCATGTTAACAACTTTTTCTTTCAGGATTCTGTCGAATTCTCTCATACCCATTTCACCAGTCAAGGCAACAAACTTACGTTCGTTAGTACCAAGTACATTGTAAGACAGGTCGAACAAGAAATCTTCCAACAGTTCTGCAGTCAATTCAGTGTAATAACGTCTGTTAGATGGAGCAATCTGTTCCAGCAAACCAGCACCGATAAATACCGGACGACCGTTAGTACCTTTCAAGTTACAAGAACCATCTTTGTTTACATTATTTTTCATGTAAACCAACATTCTTTCACATCTCTTATACCATTCTCTCATGGCTTTCCATTCCTGATAATCTGCCCACAGATAAGATTTCTTACCTGTTTTCGGATCCTGCAATGCAATTGCCATTACAGTAGAATAAGCTGAACCAGTAATATCATAGTTAATACGAATTGTCGTCAGATAATTACGCATTTTAAAATGAGTACTATAGTTCAGGATATCACCTTCTTCACTGTATTCTTCTACAGCAGAAGCAAGACGAGATACTTGACAACCCGGAGTCAACAGATCTGCAGGAATATAAGATGACGGCTGACCATCAGCTACGAAACAAGTGTACACCCAAAGATTACCATCTTGGTAAGGAGCACCTGCTACACGTACTTGGTATTCTTTATCATCAAATTCCAAGATTGCAGTAGGACCGAACCAGTTATCTTCAAGCCACAATTGGATAGGAGTATTTCCCAGACCCGGTGTAGAATCTGAAGTAATAGCTGCACCATTCCATCTTGCATCTCTAATAGTTACTGCTCTGTCAGCATCAATCATTACGTTCCATTCCCAGCTCGGTTGGTCAATAGTCATTACGTTACCAAGACCACCTGTCAACATATCCAGGGAAGTGTTGTAACCGCTATCCTTAGTTCCAAATACATAAGACAATACGGTAGCAACCTGATACGGGTTCTATTGCGAAGCTGCACTGATTTTGGCAGTGTCAATCAAGTCTGAAAACCATTTACCTTTGTATAAAACTAAGTTATTTAGAATATTATTATCCATAAAATACTAGTAATTTTAATTTATTTAGTTTATTATTAATTTGTACGCAACTGTTGCGCAAAAGACTTCCACATATCTGTAGTGCTAGTGTTGTCCGTTTTCTTTGTTCTCCTACTTACACCAGTCTTATTCAGACTACTCTTAAACTTATTGATAGCAGTATTAGAACCTTCATTCTTAGCTGCTTTCAGTAAAGTATCACCTTTCATAGTGAAGTAAGCGGATTCAAGCAAATTCTTTACGCTCTTAGACCAGTCTTTCTAATACTGTGTCTTACCCTCGGCGTCAGGCTTAAAGATATATTCTAACAATGCTTTCTTGTCTTTTTCTGGTATCTTAATACCACGAATATCATCCATGCCTTTTATTTCGTTGACAACGCTATTAAAGTATTCCTGTTGACGCTTTGCAGCAGCCTTAGCTTGGTTTTCTTGGTCTTTCAATAGCTGTTGTTTCTTTTGCTCTTTAATCTCTTTGAGGGCTTCTAAAGCATCTTCAGCCTCATCCTCAAGCAAACCAGCATCTTCATATTTGGACAATTTCTTTTCAATCTGTTTAGCATTAAATCCTTTTTCTTTCAAGAATTCTTTTACTACAAGTTTCTGATTTACTTCATCATCCTCAATACTAATCTCTTCAAGATCAAGCTCTCCATCAATCTCAAAGTAATCTCTCAGATTACCGCCATTCTTAACAAAGTTGTCCAATGCTTCTACTTCCTCACTGGCATACTGAGGCACTGAGTTCTCTTCGATTACTGATTGAAAATAGTCAACAAGCTCTTCAGGAGTAGAAGGAACTTCATCTTCTTCATCTAGTTCCCAGCCCATTTTCTCTGCCATTACTCCGAAGAATGCGCTCACTGCATTAGTGTCATCATCAGTTTCTTCAGTTTCTGTACTTCCCTCGTCTTCTCCAGTTGAATTATCATCTTTTTCAACTTCTTTATCCTTCCCGGTCTTCTTTTTAGCAGGCGTGTCCTCCTTTTCATCCTCTTTAGTCGAATTATCATCTTCTTTGTCTTTTTTAGGATTACGTAATGCTTCAAGTTCCTCGTCAGTCAATTCTTCTCCAGCAGCATCTATATCCGGATTAATAACTTCTTCTTCCTGTTCAGTCTGCTGTGTTTCTTTTTTTGGTACATTAGCTCCTGGCAGAAAGTCTTCAAATACTTCAAAACCGTTTAATGTAATTTCTTCCATAATTATATATAATTAGATTTATTTTTTCTTTCTTCCTTTATGTTTCCACTTCTTAGCATTCTAAGCAAAGATAGCTCTCTTTCTAGTTAGTGGATTCTTACTATGTGTAAGTTCTTCAGTACTTTTACCAGTACGTTTCTTTAAGGCATTAAACTTACCTCTATTTTCTTTCTTGATATGTATCCCTCCGTCTTTATACTTCGGAATCGGATATTCCGGCATTATCAGTGCCATGTCTATTAGGTCGCTCATCTTCTATTATCTCCAATTCATAATTTTCTAATATAAATGTGTTCAATATTCTGATTAGCTCATTCTTAGTAAATAAATCTGGATTTTTTAAGCTATCTATCTAAACCTATGATAAATCTGGAGAAAATTCTGGATGTATGCCTATCATATATTCGGGTTTAGCTACATACGTTTTACTATCGAAACTAGGATCTTCTACACATTCGTAGTTCATAAAACTATTAGTATAGTTATCCTAAATAAGTACGGCTTCTGCATATTTTAATGCATCTCTATGTAATTTGTGATCACTCGTTTGTATTCTCATACCCATATACACCTAAGGCTCCTACACTTAGTAATGGAATAGAATTAAACCATTTAGTGTATGAGCTAATATTTTTATGCTCTTTATAAGCTTTCTTTATGTAATCACTATCTGACAGTTGATCAATATAATTATTAAGCAACTTAGTAGATACTTGATCATCAATATTTTTAATAGTACCATCATTTAGCATTCTACGTCTAAGCGTATTCATGTATGCTTTCTATTCAGTACCACTACGTAAATATCTTCTTCTACTGTCAATAGAAGTAGGATCTGCCTCTTTTAATGAACCTTCTAACTACTGCAGCATATTATTGTTTACAGCAGTATTACTATGTTTACTAATTGCATAATCAGTATAATGGTTAAGTTCATGTGTAGCTGGTTCATCCGGAGCTCCTCTTCTATTAACATTTACTTTAAATTCGAAATCTCTAGGAGTAGCTCCCTATCTAGTAGTAATAAATCTCTTGGCTGCCTATTCATTTGCCTACATTCTTGCTGTAACATTACCCATGTCTTCACCAGATATTTCTGGAAGACTAAAGTAATCTTTTTCATACAGGTCATCCAAAATATCGTATGTAGAATTATAATTAGTACCAAATGTCTTATCAGCAGCAATAGCTCTAGATCTATATGGAACAGTGTTTATACTTTCGAATATACGATTGGACTCATTAGCAACATCAGATAAATAGTCATACTCAGACATTTTATTTCTGTGTAGTTGTTCCATGTACTGGTCTATAGCTTTCTAAGTAGCATCCTTCTTTACTGTAGGAGTAGGACGTTTTATCTTAGGTTTAGTACCTCTATAAGAACTTCTAAACTGTTTAACAGTCATTGGCATAAAAGGAATCAAGCCCATTGCAGCTAATCCAGCACCTTCCCAGTCTTTATTCTTTAAAGCCTTATAAGTATCATACGCAGATATAGCATCTCCTACAGGTGTTGCATTTGCAGCATCTTCAATATCTCCTACTGGCTTTAATCCTCTGATGAACGGTTTCCCAGTGAATCTATCAATCTCGTCTGTACTACTATCATAGTACTCATTCATCTGATCTTCAGTATACTTACGCCCATATCTATCCTTGTATAGTTTACCTTTATATGGTTGAGGCTCTTCAGGAATTATAGGTTTGTTGCTAGGTGGTATCTCTCCTCCTTCAGCATACTTTTTAAAGTCAAGGTAAGTCTTACCGGGATTCTACTCCCGGTACTACTTCAACTATTGCATCCTATTTCTAAATGCTTGTCTGTCCATAACCTTATTTCTTTACAGGTTTCTTTCCGCCTTTCTTGCATCCCATAATTAATCCTCCTTATAACTTTTAACTTTACAGTACTTCAACCAAGAATAATGTTTCCTAGTCTCAGGGTAAGTGTAGTTATCATCATTATTGTGAGCTTCCTCTTCAAAGCTAACATCGTGATATACTACATCTTGCTTGTCAAAGAATCTAAGTAGTCTAATAATACAGTACTCTATTCCATACCATAAGTAAAATGGTAACCATAGCATCTCTTGCATCTACTTCAAATGAATCTTCTCGTGATTATATTCTTTAGCATTTATTTTAGATGCATCTCTAGTAAATATTAAACCAAATAGATTAATGTATTTATAACCTTTAAACGGTATCCATTTATTCTGTATTACCTTCATATTATTTCTCTCCTGCTACTTTATTGCGAATTGCTGTGCGTGCTTTCAGTTTCTCTCTTTCCATTGCAGCGTCATCTTTCATCTTCTGTAACTCTTTTTGAGATTCTAATTTCTACTTCTCTAAAGCTACTTTCTTCTCTTCTATTTCTTTCTTTAAGTTCTATTCACGCATCTTAGCATTGAACTCAAACTGTTTAGAAGCTTCTTCTGATGCTTGCTTTCTCTCTTCAAGTGCTTGTGCTGCTATTTCCATAGTATCTGGAATACCATTATCATTCTGATCTTGATCTTCCAAACCTCTATAAGCATTAAGTTGAGCTACTGTAATCTTAGTTGCATTATTCTGATCAATCTCATATTTCTTAAGATCCATTTCTGCTTCTTTGATCATTAACTCTTCTTCCTTAACCTCATTCTGCATTTGTAACATCTACTGTTCACGTTCAGCTTGTGCTTGTTCCATAGCTTGCTGTTGTTCCATACGTTTCTGTTCAATTTCCTCTAATCTATTTTTGATCATAGTAACATTGTCCAGAGTAATGATTTCAGCAATATCTAATAGACTAGCGCCATTCTGCATAGCAGGTTGCATAAGGTTCTTAAGGGCTTCTATCTGTTGTTGATTCTTAGTAGTATCTTCTACAAATATATCAAAATCTTCATAGAACATATCATCATTAAGAGTCATAAATGCTCTAGTAGCATCATCAAATACATACTGCAAACTCGTCTTACTATCCTTCCAAGCATACTTAGCTGTATTTAATAGCATAATCAAACACTCTCTCTTTACTTGGTTATGAACCCAAAACCATGGCTCTGTAATATGAGCTGATTGTACTACAGATCTTTCTACATTACCTACTAATTCATTAGATGAAATAGAACCTTCACGTTGTTTAGATACACCAGTTATCTCTGACAACATGGCTTCTATCTTATCCATCAATGCTATATACTGATCAATAGTATTAGCCATAGTAAGGTCTAATGCTGTGATCTGATTGAACTATGACGGTTTACCACCTTCTCTACCTGGTATATCCCAACCTTCTTCATATGGGTTGATGAAGTTAACTCCAAGTGCAGATAAGTAATGCATCCACTTAGCTACGTCTATATTCATAGACTTAGGAATCTAAGTAATATCCATATTTACTACTTTACCCTTATCTCTTGACATAGCAAGTTCTAGACGATACCAAAGTACAATATACATGTACTGTAATGGTTTCATCATACTTACTAATGATCTAGGTCTACTATTGGTATTATTGTATATTACTCCAGTATATGGCAATCTTTGTGCATTAGGATTATCAGCAGATACGTGTTGGTACTCAATAGGACCCATACCAAAGTAAAGGTCATCTCCAGCTCTATATCCTTCCCATGTCTCAATGATCCATTTCCATTCTACGCTTATTTCAGTACCTGTCTCATTGTATGATTCATCTACGATATACTCTACTGGTTCTCCTGTTTCAGGGTCTGCAATAGTAACAAATGCTATCTTTCTAAATGACTACCAACAACAATGCCATACACTAATTGCATTAGTACTATCAAACGGGTTAGATGTAAACCCATTAATACTATGAGTCTTTATATGTGGGTAGTCTAACGATGTCTTTCTTACTTCAGGATTGAACCCTCCTTTAGACGTATCATCCATCATGTCTAGGAGCTGATTTAGCTGCTTCTCAGATAGTTTGTCATAATACCGGTCATATATATCAGTAGCAGATAATTTCATCTCATATACGCACCATTGAGCGTCATGGATATATTCTAAGTCTGAAGTATCTGTATCGTAATCAAAGTAAATAGGATTAATACGCTCTAGGCAGGGATTACCATTCTGTATACCTACGTAATAGATCTCCTCCCCGCCTATTAGTGCATCCTTCCAGCCTTTATAGAACTCATGTGTAATATTAAGTTTATTCTTCAAGTAATTCAAACTATGATATGCGGTTATCTCTGCTATATCCTTATAGTCTTTACTCATGTATTTCTGTATCTATTCAGGAGGCATAATCTCACCAGACTGCAATGCTTGCTGATATCTAGCTTGTTCTTCTGGACCTAACTTACTCATAATAGTAGCTTGTATGTACTGAATAAGGAGTTCTTTAGCCTTATCCTACATCTCACTAGTAGCTATCTCACTAGTACGTACTACTTTGAAGTTAAATGGTCTTTTTGTTTCTTCTCCTAATAGTAGGTCAATCTTAGGCTTAACTATATTATAGTCCTATGCCATTGCAGGAAATCCATCCTATTGCTTAAATGGATTAGTAACATACTTTAGATCTTTCTCATTGTATATACTATTATAAAGATCATAGTATGTCTACATTTCCTCTTTGCGAGTTCTGTTATTGCCATTTCTAGAACCTCCCATACTTCTGCCTATAATGTAATCAATATTGGCCTATTTCCAATCTTCTGTCTTTTTGTTTGCCGGTAGTTTCTAAATGGGCATTTGATTTATATTTCTCATATCTTATATTGCCAATAATAATTACAACATTTATGTTTTCGTTCACATGCTGAACTTATAGAAGCACTAGTTACACCGAAATTTCTAGCAGCAGCATTTATACTTGGCCATTCCACATAACCATTGTCTATGATTTGTAATATTTTTTTACTTCTAGCGGCTGAACTTCTAATGTTTCCAGTACCATAATTTTTATTATAGTGCCTAGTACACCATTCCAAATTATCCACATTGTTGTTTAGCTTATTTTCATCTTTATGATTAACTTCAGGATAATCATATGGATTTGGTATAAATGCTTTAGCCACTAATCTGTGAACTATAGCATTTATATGTTTTCCATATAAACATAACGTTACACATAGATAATTACCTCTTACAGAAAGTTTCATAATCCTTTCTGGTATAGTGTAAGTATATGAACGTTTTCCATCATTTACACTTACTATACGTGATGTGGATTTTACTCTTCCCAAATTAGATACCTAATAACCTGGAAAATCTACAATATCTTTCCAAACTTCATTCATAATTAAAACATATATGCTTTTAGATTATCAATGGATTCATCGTCATGAAACCATTCTTGAGTGAAGATAGGACCTTCAAATAGTATCCTATTCTTGTTCTCTTTTTTCTTCTCTTTAACCTTTACATTATAGAGCTGTTCTCTATAAATCATTACTTGCATCAACGCCATGACCCTATCGAAGTTTCCAGTGTCATTATAGCTTATAAGTTCTTCTAATAGCGGCTCTGATAGTATATTATGTAGGTTCTTCTTACCAGGTGCTTGTTCTTCGTTTAGCCAATCTTTAATTAAGCCTTCACCCCATTGCTTAATCTGTTTATTCATATGACAACCCTTCTTTCTCTATACTTTAGTATTACCTACTATATCAGATATAATATCCGGTTGATCCGCCAATAAATAATCACAATGCTTAGCAGTAAAGTAAGGAAATAAGCCTTTACGCTCATTTTCATACATTATCCTACCATTATAGTATACTGCTAGTTTACGCAGGTTTTCATAGTATTCTTCAGCTGTTGACGGACGTCCAGTATATTCAGCAACAATTATATCATAATAGTTCTCAAAGTCCTAGAATCGCTTATATACGAATGTAGATCCTAATGAGTTAGTACCAGACTAATCGTGGTCATATGGGTCAACTCCTAATATGTATAGTCCTATAGGAGCATCTTTCATCGGGTGTTCCCATATTACTATTGAACCAGTGGGATCATCGTCTTTTTTCAAAGGATAATGCGTAATATCACCGTGTTTCTTAATAACCCATTTAAGTGATCCATCTGTTTCCCATACTAGATCGCCTACTTGCTTCATATTACTAAGGCTCTTATTGATACGTATTTTGGCTAATTGCTCTTGTAATTCCTTTTTAGGGAATATGTTACCACCAAACTCCAAACACGCTTCCTAGGGCGTTATACAGTGTTCTGCAACGTATCTATCTACTGCTACAGAGTTAGTAGCATTTTCTATTACTTTTCTACGCTCAGCTAATATATACTCTACTGACTTTCTACGTAATGTATTTCCATCATTGTCCATGTATATTCTGTTACCGGCATCATCACGGAAGTCCATGTTGGTATACTGAGGTATAAAGAATCCACACTTTTTATCTGATGGAGTTTCATCCCATATGTTATCAAATCCTATACAGTTATAACCATCTGGATTATAGAACATATCTTTAAGAGTCTCAAAATGGCTATCTTCGTCACCACCTGTACCAAATGCAATCATAGTACCGAATGCCATACCGTCTTGTTCTACAGACGGTCTAGCAATCTGCCATGCGGCACCTAGTTCTGAGAATGAACCAGCTTCTTCAAAGATAATTAATTTACCAGCTTTACCACGAACTACGTCAGGATTATCTTTTAGAGTAACACCAATTATTTCTGACTTGAAACCTAATTCTATCTCATTACCATACTCATCTTTAGTAAAGAATCCAGCACGTTTACGCATCTAAGTATTAACAGATCTTTTCTTACCCCAAGCTGTATTCTTATCTATAAAGTCCATATAGTCCCATGCTTTAGTAAGAATACCGTCTTCTGTTAAGTACTGTTTATTACTAGCATATATGTATGTTTTACTACCAGCAAACAGGTAATAGTTACGACAAGCCATAGCTGCATTCTTATAAGAATAACCCTTACGTCTACTCTTTAATGCACATAAGTGTTTACCTTCTCCTTCAGCATCTTCTACTGCTTGAAAGAAGTAATAGTCGTAATCGTAGAAGTCTGGAAACTATAGATCACGCGTCTTTTTTATCTTAGTAGATCCATCTGGATTATTTATAGTAGTATAGATAATTCTTTGAATAGGACAGAAGTTTAAATAAAAATAGTTATACCCACTGATGAAATCTCCATCATCAGCTGTATAACCATATTTACATCTATCCATCTATTCGTCCCAGTATTTAAAGTACTCTGATGTACCTTCTGGGTACTAACAATAAGAGCCGACTTCGAGAAATCTCAGAGCCGGCTGTCTAAACTTATTGCTGTTTTTTATCTATTTATTGAAGTCTACCATTCCGTTTAATATCTTTATTGGTAGCCCTACTACGACTCGAACGCAGACTAAGAGGGTTAGAGCCTCCTGTGCTAACCATTACACCATAGGGCAATATTAAGCGGGAGAGGAAAGATTCGAACTTTCAAACCCAAGAGCTTTGTTAACGACGACTTTAGGGCGCTTCCGTCAATCTACTGCCGTATACCATTCCGCCACTCTCCCGTGCCGGGGAATATTTGTTGTCCGTCCCCGTCGGACCTTTTGGTTTAGAACCAAGATTTAATTCTTTGCCACAATGAAGGCTTTTTCGCCTTCATTATAGCTTCGTGTGCTTCATTAATTTCTTCCCAAAATTTTTCTGCACCTTGTGTTGCATCAATCGAAATAATCATTCTTTTCATATTTAGTCTAAATTTATAACACTTATAACGTGTTGTTTATTTTATGTTGTTCTTTACTGTATTATCCTGCCAACTCATAAGGATTAACCTTGGCGTCCCCTTTTACTTTACCCATAGTTAATTCCTCAGCTTGAACCATAGATTTTAATGCTTCTATACTCTTAATAGTATTTGCTGTAGAACCCATTCCAGCTAGTAGATCCTTGATCTTCTTCTCATCCAAACAATCATCTAATGACTCTTCATACCACTTAGTAACTGAGTCTAATTTGTTCATTTGAGCGTCTAGCATCTTTAGTATTCTAGTATTCTGCCAATCTATGTATTCTTGTTCAGCTATTTTTTCATCTTCAGTAAGCTGATAATTTACATCGTTGAATACTTGCTCTTTTAACCTTATTTCCCTAGTAGAAGCATCCATACTCTTCTTATATGGGCTACTCCACTTATGCATAAGTACTATATAAGTAATAACAAGCTCTTGATGAATCTTATCTTCTGAAGTGTCTTGTTCGTATAGCTTTTTAAATGCTGGTACAAAGTATAAGTCAGGATGAATTACTACTTTACCGCCTACTATATCAACAAGATTCATTCTTTTCTTCTTTATATTCTTTGTGATACTTCATTTTCTCTAAAGCTTTATTCAGATCATAAGCAGCAACTTTGTCTGTAATGACTATTACTTCAGTCATTTCCTTATTCTCTTTCTTAGAGAAATAATATATTGGAATGACGATATCTCCAGCATTAACATCAATCAACTAAGTTTCCGTGATTACTTGTCCACTCTTTTGTGGAGAGTACATTTCATTACAATATACATATGTTGGGCTACAATATCCTATGCTGTTAGTGTCAGTATCGTATACTACGATACGACCTCTTTTAATTAAAATCTTTTCCATCACTTTTCTCCGTCTGGTTCACAATCACAACAAACTTTCTCACCAGATACTGCTTTTCTTGCTTTTCTATCAGCTTCCAGTCTCTCAATTCTTCTACGATAATAGTCCTTCAATTCTGGATTATCTATCACTATGAACTCTTTATCGTCATAGTCACCAGTAGTACTGTACATCTTAAGTAGCATATCATACTGTTTTACTTCAATAGATTTCTTATTACCGTTCTTATCAGTTATCTCTAAGATACCATCTTCTGGTATAATATAACGATAGTCAATATCACTGAAGTAACTAACAGACTCGAACTCTTCTTTCTCAAAATCTACTTTGTAGATATTAGCATTATTTACTTTTGCGCAATATTTTACCATAATCAATCAATTTTATAACCTAAATACTTCTCTTTATTTAATCTCTGTACTATCTCCATTGCTCTCCTCATCGGTACATTCGGATTCGAGTAACTCTTCATTGTCTGATACTTCTGTATTATCTGCTGAAAGTTCTGTATCTCCTGCTCCAGACTTTCCTTCTTTATGTTTTGCTTCATACTTCTCAGTTAAACGTTTACATATGATATCAATTTCAGTAGCTCTATCTTTCTGTCCATTTCCTGATTTCCCTTCTTCTACCATTAGAGTAGTAAGTTCATCAATCATATCATTAGTAAAGTCTTCATAAGTAACAATACCTTCATTAATTACAGTATCAAGTATGCTGTACATCTTTTTCATATCTTTGGAAGCCAACCCGATATTCTTATTGAAGTTTTCCATCTCAAGCTTCCACATCATCAGACTCTCTTCGTGTGTCATATTCTCTTTTTATATTTACTAGTGTTTTACTTATGCATCCTGCTACCCAACCTACCAAGTATGCGTATTGTTCATTATGATTTGCAAATGACTGTGTATACATTCCTAATTCGTCAAATATATAATCAGCTACATGTACTGCTTCGTGGGCTTCTCCACCTGCTTCTATACTGCTATCCATTATTATTACTAAGGCTCCGTATTCACCAGTTGCTTTATGTGTTACAGGACAAGTAAGCCATCCATCTTTAGTAGTGTTATATTCTTCTACAAGTTCATCATAAGCTGATGCACATTCCTCTTTAGTATTATCTAACTTATTAAACTTAAAGATCTTGTTTAATCCAACTACATCTCCTGTTACCCATAATTTACGAGGGTATATTATCGGGTCGTATCTATCTACTCTTGGCGTCTTCTTCATGTCTTCTCTTTACTTTAAACTTACCTAAGTAAGCCATCATAACTGGTTTGGGATCAAGTTCTGTTATTGCTTTATTAGCAAACTTGAAAGGACTATTGCATATTACTTCTACTACTTGATATGGTATGTTATACTTATTACTGAGTTTAGTATATATACTCGTCTAGTTTCTCATTCCATTCTACTCTCTTATAGTACTTACACTTATCAATACTACTAGTAGCAAGCAGTGTATTGGGTCGTACTATATTAATTATAGTAACTACTTCATCCCATTCCTTTGAAGAACCTAATCCAAAAGTAATAGTCATAAGTTTGTTACTCTCTAATTTGTTATACTTTCTGATCGGTTCGTAAACTACTACATTCTCAAGTTTATCAGTAGTAAGTAATTCTGTCTTTTGTCCTACTATAGTAAAACGGTTAAATGGCAGCGTTTTTCTTCTTATTTTACTCCATAACTTACGAATAGGATTATATTCCTTCCATAGTATAATTGAACCTGCATCAAGCATCAACGATCTCATCTTCATCTTTCTTTACTTTTAGAATCACTGTGATTTGTACTCTATCACCTATTATTTCAGGAATTAGAGCCTTATTCACAAACACTTCATCCTCGGCCTTCCCTTTCATCAGTATCCCCTAAGATTTAAACTTAGATATGTATCTACTTAAGTTATCTGGAGTAATACCCAGAGTACGTTTAATATACTTTCTATTCTCAGTAGATATCACATTCTTGTGGATATTGGGGAGTTTTGGAGTGTTAACATCTAAGTCAATGAAAGTTGCTAACAACTCCAATTCTCTATCTGTTAGATCAAGTATGCCATTAAGGCTTTTTAAGAATTCCTTTAACAAATCGGTTTTAGATACACTCTTAACCAATTTATTCATTTGTCAATTCTTCTCTAACTTTATTTAATACTTTAGTAAGATTGAAGTATACTGTTTCAGCTTCTACTTTAACGCACGGTTGAACTTTACCTTCTTTATACTTCTGCATTACTTCTTTGTAATCATCTTCGTATTGATTAAGTAAAGAGTCAATGAATTTAACTGTAGCACTGATCTTATCAATATTAGGTTTAACCTTTGTCAATATACCTTCTTCATATAAACCTTCAACAGTATGTTCATCAATCATAGCAGATCTGAAGCCGTTATCTTCTTTTACATCCATAGTAAAAGCATTAAGATCCTCATCCCAAGTAAGTACATCATTTGCTTTGAAAAAGCCGAAATCTTTCTTAAATGTATATTCCATATTATTTCTTATTTTTATCACTGAGTCCCCATACGGCAAGCCATATCATGGAAAAGCAGAGACCCACTACTATTAATTTTTCCATATGCCTATAAAACGTTAGTTGTGAATAATTGTTAATAGCTTTTAACATTTGTTAACAATTAATTAACATATAAAAAGAAAGCCCGACCTAAGTCGAGCCTTCTCCATTATGAAAAATTTAATTAGATTGTTATATTACTTAACGGCAATAATGTCATAAGGTTTCACCAATTGCGTATCTTTTAGTAGATCAAAATACATTGCAAACTTCTTATTATAAGCAACTGTATCACCAACCTTAAATTTGACATCTGTTAAGTGTGAAGGAATCTGTAACACAATACCTGTAGCCCAATCAGATTCTACTTCCTTGGTTTCAGTCTTAGTATCATACTCATTGAAACCATCTTCATCTACTTTACCATTAGGTACTTGTTCTGTAAACTCCTTAGTAACCATAATTGCAGGCAGTGGTTTAACCAACACATCCTTCAATACTTCCCACTTAATGCCATTAACTACTGTTTCTAGTACTTTATCTTCCATATTCTTTTTTACTTAGTTTCTAACTATAACGTATTATTTCTTATTTGGTTCTGCTTCTACTATAATATTTCCTCCATTTGAAGTACAATATGTTACAGCTCTTTGTGGGCATTGTTTACCCATAAAGCAACAACCATCACAAGTACCTAGAGGAGAACTCTCTATATGGTATCTTTTACCTTGAATTTCTACTACTTCTCTATTCTTGATTATCTCTGCTAATTCTGGATCGTATAGTGTCATACCTAATTGTGTATTAATGTTATATAAGTAATTTCTAGCTTCTTCTACTTGTTTTCTAGTTACTTTTGTATTCATTACTTTAGTATTTCTATTTCTGTCATATAAACATGCCCACTATCTAAAGTAACATGATAATGTGAATTATTTACTTCTACAATGTGAGCCCAACCATCATCTGTTCTACCTATATGCTTAGCTCTTTGGTATAAGTTATAAGCTTCATTAAAAGGTAAGTATTTAGGTATCTGTTTATTGTGTACTTTTGTAGATATACTATTTAAATTAATAAATCTATATTTTATATCTTCCATATGTGTTTATTAAAGTAAAGGTATGATAGTAGTTAAAAACTATTACTCTTACTTTAGATTACAGTAACTAGTAAGTACTACTACCCCTCTTACTCCCCTTATAACGTCTCATATATACGTTTGGTTCCCATTCCTTTAACATTTATTAACAATGTTTAAAGCTATTTAACTACAGAAATTTAACATTATTTAACAAAAAATATTATAAAAAATTTTGGGGGATAAAAATTTAGAGAGGGGTTGTGCGTGTGATTACCAGCAAAGGATTACTCCCCTGTATCTAGTATCGGTAGGGAACACCCCTAGTCGGCTAGTTTGACTTACGGCATTTTTCCTACACTTATAAATTCAAAATTCAAACCTTTTAAATTTTAAATGTTATGTTGTGTTATTTACAAACCAAAATGCGCAAACCGCGCGAAGGTAAACCGGATTTTTTTGTATGTACTTGGTTAGGTATTCAAGGCGATAAAGATGCTAAAAAAACGGTAAAAGACCCAAAAACAGGTAGATTGAAAATTAATATTGCAGCCGCAAAGGCTCGTAATATTACGCTTACAAAGTGCATCTTTCCTGTTGACGATAACGATGTAAAAGAATGGGACGAAGTTCTTGAACCTATGACGGAATTAATATTAGATTCTGAAACGGGTGAAATAACAGAGAAGCAACGAAACAAAAAGCTAGACGATTGTTTAAGCCTTGATTTGTGCTACAAACAAATTCCGTTAAAAGATATTAACGATGAAGTTAAGCGCATACAGTTTTACTCGAATTCGGGTAAACTGATAAAACAAAATTTCATTACTGTTATTGGTCTAGCTGATGAAAATGGAGATTGGGCGGAGGATTTAACAGCTGAAGAAACGGCGTTAAATAATCTTAACAATAACCTATCTTCAGGCGTCTATGTTGACATTACAAACGAAGAAGAAGAAACAGCTAAGGAATAAATATATAGCCTTAACAGTTTTTAAGGGTTGGCACACGTCAACCCTATCTTCATCGTTTTTGTTAACAATTGTTTTACCGATATAGCAAATTTAGGTTTGAATACGAATTTATTCATCTCTTTTTTGAGACAGTGAGATGTAAAACTAAGCTGGAACTTATGGGCTACATACATGAAATGTGTGGCTTTGTGTATTACAAGATTAATACTTTGCACTTAGGCGAGATACTAAGTAACATTATAAGAAAACGATTATAATGATATATCGTAAAAGTCCTGAGCAGGACTATAAAAGGCTCACAATAAACATATGTTTAACTTAAAAACCAATTAAAATGGACAGATTGACATTTAATGGTCTATTACTTGCATTCTTTGTGATTTGCGATGTAATAACTTGGTCATTTGTTAGTAACGGTAAAGATCCTTTACCAATACTAATAAGTATCCAGTTATTATCATTGCTAATCGCTAATGCATGTAAAGAGGCTGATTAGTTCGTTGTGTGAGGTTGGTTTTATGGGCAGTTTTTGAGTTCTACTTCTATTAGTAGGTAATAAATAAAGTTTTAGGATAGATTAACATCGAGTCCTATTACCCTCATTAGCTGCCCTTTTTTAAATCACTTATTATGGTATTAAATTAGAACACTAGCCGTTTGTGAAAACCAATGTAAGTGCTAGCGTGGTTAGGTAACATAGACCACTGAAATGAAGAGTTGTTACGTATCACAGAAAGCCAGCGCTGTAAAGACTGGCATATAACATTGATCAAGCTCCTGTCAAGTGCCACGGATGACAGATTCGAGCCTAATATAGTGGTTTACGCTGTTCCTTGAGCAAGAACAGTATAACTGGGTCTCAAAAAGATTGTGTATATTCTAATATTTAGAAGATTGTGCTATACACACTATAATCCGAAGTATTCGCACAGTACAAACTTGGATAGACGAAGTACAAGTCTAGACCTAAAGTTCTAAGTTATCTCATAGAAGAGGATTATAAGAACTTTTATATAAAAAACTCAATAACTTCCCAAGACATTGAGGGCACCGGTTTCTCTATTATAAAACGCGCGCAAACTATCTAATAGATGTGAGTTGCTGCTCATAGAGTTTTAGGTGTAAAATGCAAGAGATTTTCTGAAAAATTAAACTAACAATTACACGGTCTGTGAAGATAGTGTAATTTCACATGTATTATTACTTTAATGCAACCAATGAAGGCCGTGACAAGTCGGTGGACAATGCAGAGTCAAAGTAATTAATTATTATTTATCTTTAATTTATATGCACAGTAAATTATTGATATTTAATAATTAGATAATCCACGTGGTAAGGGGTCACCGTTAGGTTCACTGTGATATGCAACCCTTATAGAGCGCAACCAATCCTAAGCAAGTAGGGAGAACTTTTCTTAACCATAAGGAGTAGCAAGATGGTGCTTGACAGTCTGATACTAACTGAACAATAAGTATTATTTAAAGTAAGAGAATAGCATAGTTATTATTGCGCATGACTGCAAATCATGAGGGCGAATATAATGCGCTTACTTTATTTTTTATTTGATTACTAATTAAAATATTATAATATATGAACTCAATTCAAAATTATGTACTTGAAAGTTTATTTGAACGTAATCAAATAACTAAAGAAAAACTAGCTCAAGCATTAGATACATTTTCTAATGAACCAGCTATTGATGCATTCTTATCTGTTTTAATAACAGGTAAAAGTGAAACTAAAAAACCAAATGAAATTAGAGAACCAACGGTATGTATTACTGGAGATATGGCAGCCAAAATACGAGTAACATGTTTGATAAAGAAATTTGGTTTAGGATTAAAATCGGCTAAAGATATAGTAGATACATATATCAAAGAAGATACTTTAATATTTCCTTTAAAATTAGTGTATGAAGGCCCACTAGAAGATCTTGACATAGAAAACATAAAAGAACTATTTAGTAAAAACGGTTATACATTTGATATACATTAATACCTGTCACGTATCCCCCGACTACTACATGTAAAATCCGAGTCTAATAAGGTGTTGTAGTAGTCTTCTCTATCAATAAATACAACCTCATCGTGGTGATAGAGTCTAGTAACATGTTAAAAACAAATCTTCCTAGTTTGCATGTGAAGCTAATGTATTTAAATTATTTAACAGTATTAACAAATTAAAATAAATAATGACAACATTTTTCAATTTACTTCTATTTATAGGAGCAATTGCTGTTGTTTTCCTAATAATACACGAAGGAATTGAATTGTGGAAGGAAATCAACAAGTAATATGACAGTTAGAATTAAAAGTAGTAATATTCTAAATGGAATAAGCAAGTTATTAGTATTGTCAATAGCAATTATTGTTATAATACATATACTAAAAGACTGGGAGCCTAAAGATCCATATGGTTTTGTGGATTTGCAAATGAGGTTTAAACATTATGTAGTATCTGATAAATATCAAGAAGATGAAGATACATATGTAATACGTTTGTAAATCCTGTTACTGGAAATGAATACAAAGCGTATATTGCAGATTATTTATATATGAATGTATACTTTGTAGGTGATACTATTAAATAATTATTAATTTTAAAAACATTATCAAAATGGGAAAAAAAAGATCTGCTACAGTCCATACAGTGGACGGAGAAGAGTTAACATTCACATCAGTGTCATTAGATTACTGCTGTGGAAATAGTAACGGAAGTTTAGTATCAATATGCGGTGAGAAGTTCGATATCATCGAGACTCCGTCCGTAGTATCTGAACTACTAGATGAACTGGAGGATTGAGTATGGAAGATAATCAATATCCTGTAGTAAGAAAATCGTCTAATGGATGCTTTTGGACGATATTAGTAGTCATTGCATTAGCAATCGCTACTGGAGTAATAGTGTTTCTGTGTCATGAACCTATTGCTAAAATTGTTACGTCAGAAGACGAATCAGTTTGCATTGATACTGCAAAGGCAGTTGAACATGTACCAACGGTACAAGAAATTCTCAAATTTAGAGAAGACGTGAAAGAGGGAATGCGCATTGATAGTATATTTTTAGCAATGCCTGAAGCTATTCTAATTGATATACTTATGACTCATGGTACATCATTGTCGAATAGTGACATTGTTTATATATATGAATCAAACAAAGAGCATTTTAAAGATGTACTTAAAGGCGCAGTTATTCAACGTGATATAATTACCCCAATGGATTCTGTGAAGAATCCTCGTGATTCTCTAAGGCGTTAGAGAGTAATAATTAAAACAAGTTATTACAGTTTTTTGAAGCATTTTGCATAGAAATGGTTTAAAAATTTCGACACAACTAGTTTGTTCGTGAGAATAGACTAGTCTTCAGAAGATGACAAGCCTGTGGGGCGTAAATAGATATGTCTTGTCAAAAGAATTAGGCCTACATAATTCGATTGAGTCCAAGGTGTAGGAACATATCTATGATCGTGCGGACGTAAAAATCAGGTGAGTTCTAAGATTTAGTTTGACAGCTATTTCTGTATGTACTCTGGAGTAATCCTAGAACATATGAGGGTTTAAATTAAACATAGTAATATGTGGAAATGATTTCTTTAATAACAGATGTGCAATAGAGCGCTATTGCTTTATAGTATTAGTCTCAAATCTCCGTAGCACTGCGGTAAATTATTCTGTATATAGTGCTGTATACAGACGTCGTCATATTTATTAACTAACAATTTTAAAGCCTATGTAAAAATGAAAAAGGAATCCAAAAGGTACATTACTAGTATGATTCTACATACTGGTCATCTTTATGCTAATATGTTAGCATTAAATAAAATCTTAGGTATGCCTATATCTGTAGCAAAAGCTATAGCTAGAAGCAAACCAAGTGAAGAAGTTCAATTATGTCCATACTTTGAAATTCAGTCTAAATCATCTACTGATGATATTAAGGCAGAATTAGATGAGTATGAAATAGAAATAAAAGTAATTAATCAATAATTATGAAAGCAATAGTAATTTTATTTGAAGGCGATTATGTTAGTAATGCCCGTAAAGATGTAACCATTCGGGACATTGCTAATGCTATGACTCAACACATAAAAATAGAATCGGACAATTTAAAGATTGTTGATTTCGAAGATGTTGATGTAGCTAAAATATTAGTATCAAAAGCAGAAACAATGACTGCTAAGGAACCAAATCTTGAAGAACTTACATCTATATTCTGTGATAATATTATCACAAAAGTAGGTAATCCTGTGAACTTCAGCAATGAAAGTTTATTCAAAATAGAATTTGTAAAAAGATTCCTCAATGATGCAGATATTCGTCAGCAAAATACAGATATGATTAAATATCTGATAAGTGCTGGAAGATTACAACCTACTTGTAAGAAAGTTCTTGAGGCTAAACATCTTTCAAATATTCCATATTATTTGAGAGAAATCAATGGTATGTTAAAACTCTTTTAATTATGGGAAAAAATAAGGAGAAAGAAGTAAAAACTAAGACGGAATATAAAAAACGTCCTAAGCATAAGAAAATGGAACCTTATAATCGCAAAAAGGCATGATTAAGTTAAGTAAAGAAAAACCTTATGAAGACGCATGTAAAATACTAGGTCTTCGTCCTGTAGCTAATTATAAAAGTTACAAATTAACAGATGAAACTAGGAACTTCATCAAGTTAGAAACTGTTGCAAAAGCTTTAAATGAAGGCTGGAAACCTACAATAACAGATCCAGAAGAGGTAAGGTATTATGTATGGGGTTGGAACTATACAGATAATAAAAAACCTTCTGGGTTACTGCATGTTCGTTCTAGCGATGGGCTTGGCTATGCTTATGCTGGTGTCGGTACTTCCTTGGAATTCAAAGACAAGGATACAGCAAAAGAATTTGCAAGAATATGTAAACCTATGATTGTCAAACACTTATTTGGTCGAGATGATCATGAAAACTTCAAATTCGATTTCTAACGAATGTCCTACACAAGATAATATTATCGACTGTAGTGAATGTGATCTTGAGTGTAAACTCAGAATGGCAACAAAACTTACGTATCAGGAAAGACTTCTACGTAAGCGTAATGAAGAACTAGAAAAATGGAAAAAGATATTTCATTACGATGAATACTTAAAAATGGTAAATAAGATTCCGCCAGAGCCTTATTTACCTGATTTATATTACTAATTAAATTGTTAGTATGGTGGATTCCAATCAACCCGAAAGAACTGTAAACATACCAGAACCCTAATGGAAGTTCGTAAGAACTAGAGTACAATGGCTATACAACGGCAATCCTATATAGGATAGAAGAAGGATAGGGGTTATCTGCAAAATAAGGTATACAAATATGCAGAACAGTTCTTTTTTTAAATTTAAACTTAGTGTTAATTAATAATAGTATCAATCTTTAAACATTATCAAAAAAATGGCAAAAGAAGAAGTAAAAGTAGCTGATATTACAAAAGTATCAGCAGAGAACATTGAAGAAGTAATCAACAATGGCTCAACTGTAACAGAAGATGTTGCAAAAGCTGCTGCTGAAAAGATTGCAAAACAGCGTAAAGAGGAGCTCACGGAACGTCATATTGACGTAACTCTGAAGAGTGAATATACTCGTCTTGCAACCTATTTGAGTATGAAAAAGACTGACAAGGAAAAAGAGGTCAAACTCAATTACTTGAAGAAGTTCTCTGAAAAAGATGACAAACTGCGTAACGGCGGCATCACTATTGAAGACTACCTGAAGGATTGTAAAGAGCTCTACAAAGAGGCTAACAATCTTCTTCGTGAAGTTGACAAATGGTATCAGGAACAGCAAAACAAATTGCTTAACCAGTACCCGAAAGCCCGTTATGATTGGAGATGGGATGGACAATTGTTGTCCCTTTAATTCTCCGCGCATAGTCCAGGTATAGTGTTTTAGCAGTAGAAAATACTGACTATATAACCTAACTAGAGAAAGTAGCTAATAGGCGGTGATGACATTTTATGTGCTAAGTACCCGAAGATGCAGCTCATGCATGAATTGACATGCATACAACAAGTGTAAGGTGTAGTAATACAACCGATGCCAGAGTAGGACATTATGACAACGTGCCACTGATCATGTGCCTAAGATCATGAGGATGTATATATAAATTGCGCAATATATAAATACAGATTCTATACTCTTTGAGTATATTATGCAATAGCATTCTTATGATATCAAGTCGGCATTTTTGGAATAGTGCGATGCTAGACATCATGCCGTATAGAAGCTGAAAAGTATTCTATACTTCCAAGACAGGTTATCAAGGCATTAATAGTATGAGAATACTTTAAATATCGTAAAAGACCATAGGCTAGGTAGGTTTGGTCGCCTACCTAGTCACAATATAAGATTAATTGTAAAAATAGCAGGGATATTGTATAACATAACGAAGGCTCACCTGTAGAGAGTGCTGTGAACTGTGTTAAATAATAAAGCAGGAAGAATGGCTTAATTCTGTACGCGAGTTATACTTCAATTAATCTTATAAACTCATTGACTGTTAGGTCTATGAATCAGTCGTTAGGACGAGGGTTCGACTCCCTCATGCTCCACAAAAAATGGAATAAGCAAGAATAATAAGAGGCCCGTATAGAAATCTCACGCTAATTTTCGATTTCTCTTTAAGAGTTTTTTCATTAACAGCGATAGGAAGATCGGGAGTAGTACTCAAACTATAAGTTAAATTTTGTAAGAGTACTACTTTAAATGGGGCATCTAGGCATTTGACTGCGACAATGTGAAGTAGAATAGGTCAATAAGCAGATAACTGGCAATACAAGTTATGTAATGGATTATACACGCTTAGTAGCGTGAGATAAACCAAACGGCTAAGCTAATGTCGTAAAAAGCTGGAAGCAAATGGGGCTACATTATTTAGGGGTTCGACTCCCCTATTGCTACAATTAAATTAAGTTTAATCAATAAATTAATTTGAAATGGGATTAATGAACTTTATTAGGCAGAACTTACCAGAATCATGGGAGAAAGCTGCAACAGAACTGAAAATGAAGACAGAGTTAATAACTCGTCTGCATGCAAATGTTCCCAGAATTTATAAGAATAAATATCATTATAAAGAGGGAATGAACTACATTCGTGGTGTATTTAGAGCATCTTGTGATATTATCTACTTAGTAGAAGCAACTGATATCGACAAGGAAAAATGGGAGCTATTGAATAACAAAATTAAAGAATACGAATATCAATGCGCGTAGTACCTTGGTGGGTTTGGTTTGACTCCAGACAAGAAGAGAGAGAGTTCAAGAAAATGTTGAACGAAAGCAAATCAGATATTGAAGCAATAGGTAAAGTAATGGATAAATATCCACAACTAACTATGGATCAAGTATCTGGTATAGTAGATAACTTTAAAAAAGAAATCAATAAACCATGAGACTAAATGAACCAGGCGTATATCAAGTGGTTGGAAGTGATATCGAACTTCTAGCAATTGTTGTTGGTGAAACTCCTCATTTAAGGATAGTTTCTGCGATTATTATGAATGATGCTTTTCAAAAAGCAAAATTCAGAGAAGTAAAGGAAGAATCTCTTGAGATTCAAAGTATATATGCACATCCAGAGATGTATGTGTTTTATCCTTATGAATCATCAGATGTATGTCAACTACCCATAGAATTACGTTCTATGCGTGGTGCGAAGATGCCAAGCATTGATGATGCTATGTATCACACTTTTAAAGAAAGGTATAAAGTAGATACTTCTATTCCAGGTAGAGGTGCTATGAGTACTAAAGTATATATCATGAGTATGACAGGTTGGTCAGCTGCACAAGCACAACTTGTAATATGCAAGATAGCTAGAGAAATCAAAAAGGAAAATGGTATTATACAGTCTTACTAACAGAGTATATACTCCGTGGGGTAAACAATATCAATCATTTCATTGGAGAGCATCATGGTGGGTCTATACAAATTTAGAGAAAACTCATAAATCTGTTAGACACATAATATATTGGTTTGATACTAATATACTTCAAAGAATTGGTAAAGATACTAAGTTTACTCTGGATGTCCGTATTAGAATAGTATGCGGAATGGTTAATAAACTCTCTTCAAATAGAATATCTATAGCTATGAAAAGAGAATTTATGGAATGTATTTGGGATGCTTATCAAAAGTTCTCAGAAGATTATATGGAGTATCACTGTAGATATGAACTAGGATTACCATTTTAAGGTTATAGGGCTTTGATCGGCCCTATAACTACTAACGAGAGAGGTCAAGCAAAAAGGATGAATAACAGTAGTCCACGTGCCAGATTAACTTTAGAGTTACTTCAATAAAACAGTAATATATATATGCACATACTCTAGCGATTACCTCTCACAAAATGCCCGTAATTATGACAGATTTAGAAAAGCAACAGATTTTCGAACTGATCAAACAGGCAAAAGAAGGTAAACAATCTGCCTTCACAAGGCTTTATAATCGTTTTAGTAAGATTATTTATAATACAATTTATTATATTGTAAATAATAAAGATGTAGCTGATGATTTATTATCAGTTACTTTTACTAAAGCTTTTAGTAAGCTAGATAGTTATATAAACAATATCTCATTTGAGATGTGGTTAAAAACTATTGCAATAAATACTAGTATTGATTATATTCGACATACTAAAAAGGAAAAAGCGAACTATTGGATTGACGACGATGCCAACTCTCTGCAGTTGAGTAGCCAGGCCAGTTATTCACCTGAAGAAGATTATATCTTCTCAGAGAAAAGTGATGCTCTAGATAATGCCTTGTCGCGACTTCGTTGGAAGTATAGGAATATAATTGAACTACGCTCTATACAAAATCTGTCTTACAAACAGATTTCAGAGCATCTTGGACTCACAGAGTCTCAAGTTAAATCACGCCTTAATAAGGCAAGAGAGAAACTAAAAGAATTATTAACAGATTAAATTTACTAATTATGTCAGCAACATGGATTTTAGTATTGCTTCTATTTGGAGCAGTATTAGCACGCGCTATGCGTTCCACAAAAATGTGGTGGGTATTTCTATTCACTATATTAGCTGGTCTATTAGTAGGTATGTTGGGTAAAGAGGCTGTAAATCATTTTACTAAAAATGATACTACAGCTTCTATTATCCAGCTAATTAATACCGTAGATAATACGGATATGGATTGCACATTACCAGTAGTTTTAGTGACAGAGACTACATGCCAGTCAGGAGTAATGAGTTACATTTCATATCCATCCGAAGTATTATCAGACGCATTAGTTAGTGGTCATACTACTAAGGGCAGAGACTCGCCAGCTTATGAGGATGATAGTTGAACCTCATTAAACAATCTATCAGAATTCATTTATTTATTAACAATTTAAAACATTATCAAAATGTCGTCTAAGAAAAACAAAGCAGCTCAAGCAGCTGCAAGTACTGCAGCAAAACCTGCAGAAACAGCTAAAGCAGATAACACTGCAAAAGTAACTAAAACCGAAAAAGGAAATGCTGAAACAACTCAGCAAGTAGCTGCACCAGCAGCAACTGAAAAGCCGGCTGCTGCTCAACCTAAGAAAGAGGAAAAAGCGCAGACTCAGGCTAAGACTGACAAACAGCCCGCCCAGAAAGGTGCTGCACAACAGTCAAAGCCAAAGAAGGATAAGACTCCTACAGTTATTGCTGAAGAAGTAGATCCGGCTGAAGCAGTGAAAACACTTGCTAAGTCTATCGGTGCTCCGACTGGTTCTTCTACAAGTTCTACAGATGCTAAAGCTATGCTTTCATTTGTTGGACATCAACGATTCACTAACAATGAAGAGTTGAAGAAGAACTTCCCTGAACAATACAATGCTATTAATCAAGCGATTAATGCTGTATGGTTCCTTGGAATGCTCGGTGTTCAGCAAGAAATGATCGGTATGCAGGCTGAAGGTAAACTTCAGTTGATAGTGTCTCCTGAACAGATTATGCCGTTGCAAGAAATGGCTACTATGTTCGGTGTGAAACTTGCATCACCGCGTGCTCTTCCTGGAGCTACAGACGGTCAGTTAGCAATTCCTTTTGGACCACAGGAAACTATTATTCCTGAAGAACTGAAGGATCCTAAACTGGCTAAACTTGAAGTTCCAGAAACCGATATTGAAAAAGTAGGTTCAGATCATGAAAAGATCTGTAGTGCTTTGGAATATCTGTTACGTAAAGATCGTAACATTGTAATTAGTTTAATTGACACCATTGAATGGTATCGTAAACTTTGTATCAACAATGCCAGTACTACTGATGAAAAGCTCAAGATTGACAATCGTCGAATAGACGAATGGATCAATGAGATTTTCCATCTTGTACCTGTAGCTGGTTTGATGAAAGGAATCGGACGTGCCGTATATCTGTATACCAAGAAGGAAAACTCGCCGGTAAGTGCACATTGCATCGTTCATGGCGCTGTACCTACTGTTACAGATGATGAAGTTGTACTTATCGTTCGTACATTCATCCAGGAAAACTTCCGATATAACTTGGAAGACAAAATTGATGCTAATGGTAATGTTATCAAAACCGAGAAGATTGAAAATCCGGCAGATGACAAAGCTATTCAAGCAACAATGGGAGTAATTGGCGTAGATTATGTTGACAAATTGATGCATGACTACACATGTTCTGTTCCTGAAGGAGCAACTGATGAACAATTGGCAGAAATCAAAATGGCGCGCGATAGTGCTAGAAAGGTTATCTCTCTTGTTCGTGCTAACTATTACCCTGGAAAGATTCCTCCTACTAATGAGCAACTGCGTTTTGCTGTTGGTAAGATCATCAACTACTATCGTTCACCTATGGACAAGATTGCCGAATTCGAAGGTCCACTTCCTGTACTTGTAGGTGAATATCCGGAAACCAAGAAAGAAGAGGCTGCAGCTGAAGAAAAAAAAAGCTAAGCCGGTTCCATAATTGGTGGAGTATTGTATATAAGTTTAAGAAACTGTTCACTAATTCGTAATCAATATGAATAGTAGAATTTTGTCAGCTGTAGGTTTATTTATTGCTAGCATATTTGTTGGCTATAATATACTTAGTACAGTTGAACCCGTGCAGGCACAACAACCTGTAATACCTTCATATTTGGAGTTGATGTCTATGATGCACTCTAATAAGGAAGCAAAGTCTGTGAGTAAGGTAGATACTATAGAAGTATCTTATGATGTTAATACTCAAGAAGTATCCGTAAAAGGAACAGCAGACGCAATTGTGAATGTAACAACTACTGGTGAATTAAAACCAGTAGTTAAGTGGAGAACTAAAGTAAAAGAAGTAAATACAGGATTTCCAAAGGTACGTAGTATAGCTAACTTACCAGAGGATGTAAAGCCACTTTCTCCTTTTACTAAAGAATCTCAAAATGAGTAAGAAGAATCTTATTATGCTTAATAGTATGATGCGACTATCACGTATTATACGAAATAGCAAAGATGCTAGGCGTAATTTAGATTTGGTAGTAGATCAAACCGGTTACTTTATAGTAGCCGGGGAAAGTTCTAATATGATACAGGTACAAGCGAAAGCTAGTATAAGTAACATCTTATTCGTAGAACAGTACTTACGCTCGTCTGTAAGTAGTATATGCGTGCACTTGGATGGTTTTGATCCAGGACGTATGGATCCAATTGATTATATCAGTAGTAATGATATAAAAAATGGCATAGTTGATATATGCCGGGGTAAGAAGGTGGTTGCAAACATCAACTTATCTTCTGGAGACATATTTCTTGTAAAACCAGAGTCAGAAATTACAGGAGAAGATAAATCCTCAGCGGAAAATAGTTAATGATAATAGCCGCTATATAAATACTATAATTATATCATAGTTCGAGAGGAGTAAAACTATAGCGTAAATCACTCCGGCAGTCACAGAAGGAAGTTTTTAAGTACTACTGCGTCAGGGAGTTTGTGTCCATTTACACATAGCCCGAAAAAGACAGAATCCGAGAATATGTAAGAAGTAGTTATGAGATGCTTCGTAGCAGCTAACACTGTGAGATACTCAAAAGGTAGGATAATAACTTATACTGGTGAAAAAGGTATAAGAAAGCAGGAGAGGGTGAATAGCCTGCGCTGTTAATATGAGAACCGTCTGGTGATATTAAGAGTGAAGAACCCGTAATATAGGAGCTACAAGAAGATACCCTAGTTACAAATTAATTCAAAACCGAGGAGATGAATTCGTAGCAATAAGCAAATAAAAACTACAAAAGATGAAATCCTTAATCCTCAAAAAGAGAACGAAATCTCTATATTCGTATGCGTCAATCAAGATGTGACTCAAGAAGGAATATGAACACGATGCTGAAACAAGAGCAAAGGGCTCTTGAATAATCCCTTGGAAAAGGATTATTGAACAACATTATGGCTGACTAACGCAACAAGCGGGCTCCAACCTCGCTTCATACAAAAGCGCAACTATGCGTCCTGATTGGAAAAATAGGCTAACTCTAGTGTTTTTATGATAATTGGTTCATAATATAAAGGGAGTAATTACTGATACTAATGTAAGGATAACCGTGTTATGGTACATACTTATACAAAGTAAAGATATGAAGGCTGGACATGCAATGATCCTAAGTAACTATGTTAAAATTATAGTGAAAATAGACTGATTACCAGGGAGCAGGAGCCAATCCTGTGCGCTACCGTAACTAGCGTGCCGCAAAAGAATTTACGTATAAGGGATGAGGTATATGAGATTGATACCGTCTTTCAAGTCTAAAGTGACTCACGTGCTTATTCGTTCGTGTGAGTATAATTGAATGAGGAATGAATAGACCAAGAGTGTCTAAGCGGTTTGAGGGCGCAATAACCCTGATTCTAATCGTTACACACCTTTAGCAAGTGTGATTATAATGATAAATAATACTAAGGAGAAGCTTAGAAAACTCCTCGTAAAAAACAGCAGAGCTTATACCTTTTAAGATATGTAAAGGTGCATTGCTAGATTATCACACTCATTCCAGAGTAGGAGATATTAGTAGTGGTCAAAAACAATAAATTAATGAGTAAGAGCCAAGCTGCTCCAGCTTAGAACCCTGGAACCAGAGAGGTAAGACTGTAACAGATGATGTTACTTTACTGCATCTGAAAGTTAATGCCGAATAGAACCGGCCTAGTTAAATCTGTTCTAAGTGAATTGTTAACATTATTAATCTTTACCAAATTGGGAAGTTCAATGGCGAGTACAGAGATAGCAAACTACTGTTGTAAAGTAGTCAGATAAGGAGTATGATCCACCCCAGACTGCCAACCGTCATCGCTGACATTAGAAACTCCTAAAGTATATATTGCAAGTATATATGTAAAGAGAACGCTGATTCGTTAATAACCTGTCGCCTATCACCCTGTCTCGGTAGATTAAAGGGCGTAGTACATTTCGACTCAATAGTAATAACAATTGAGCAACAAGGAGACGATGAGAGGTGGAAATCCTCGTGTTCGAGCAGAATAAACAACAAATCCTATGCATGGTACAAGTGGGCCATACTATAAGTAATGGGCTTGTGAGTTGGTAACGTTAGATAAACGACCGTAATTCTATGAATTTCGATAATCCGGAAATACTAGGTAGACTTACCATTAGTCAATGATCTATGTCTTTTATATTGCATCTAATCGCGATATAAAATAACGGTGAGAGGTGCGTTAAGCATCGAAAAAGTTGAATCTTAACCGTCGAAACGGGACGATAAACATATCAGAATTAACAGAAATTATCAGAGAATTTATCAGAAGATATTTTCAAATAAATTAACATTTATTATTTTAATACCTAGTAGATTATGTGATTGAATTCACCATTACCATTATTGTAATGCTATAAAATAATCGAACAGTGGAGAGCATTAATTTATTATTAACTTAAAAACTAAAAAATGATCCGTATTGGTATATCAAATGCGGACTCAAGAAGGGAACATTTTTTATGGAAAATTTGAATAACAACAGTGCACCGCAGATTCCTAACGCAGCTGCACAAATCTTAGCACGTAACCGGCAAGTGGCACAGAAATATGGTCCTTACTTCGGTAAGCAGTTATTTACTATTATCGCAGTAAATCCAGATCCTAAGTACAAGGAGGACGTCATGAATGGCATCAATACTTTCCGCAATGAGATCAAAGCTTATATTATTAAAGCTATTGATATCATGAGTGTAAGTATCGTCGCTAAGGATCTTGATCAACGGCCGAAGATCGCTATCAACAAGGACATTCCTGGTGTTGAACCTTTGATGTTCGAAATAGCTGAACCGGATTTCAGCAAAGCTACCCGGGCTAACGTTACGGAAGCAATTGACCGCCTTGGTAAGAGCGGAGCTAGTCCGATGTTTTTCTCAGCTGAAGATTTGCCGAATCTCGACAAATTAGTTGAGGAAGCTAACATGGGTGCTATTACTCACTACGAGAACTTTGCTCGTCACTGCTTGAATCTGTCTAAGACAGTTCGAGGTTATTCTGATGCTAACAAACGCATTTATACTGATTATATGCGGCAGTGTGGTATTGGAAGTGATGTAGAAGTAAACGTGCATGTTGAAACTACTACAACAGAGTAACAGACATGAACGGAAGATTATCACCTTCTCGGGTTGATATCTTGCGTATGCTAATTATTTATGAACCAGCTGTTCTAGCAAAAGTTAAGATCTTGAATGGGAGAATTAACGAAAGACCTAAAAAAGTAGATATACAAGAGGATGGACAGATTATCTTGTACTATGGAAGTGGTCCTAGATGGTGGCAACGGTTCTTTAATGCTCATGGACTGGTGAGTATTACTGATATAGCAATCAAATTAGCAGACACAATGTCTGGAACTGGAGAAGCAAGAAATGAGGAAGCTTTTTATGGTATTATGAATGCCATATTAAAAGAAGCTACCGATAATAATGATTTGGATAAAATGGTAGATATTTTATTTGATGTAGTAAGAAGTAGTACGAACGGAGAACTACATTCTAAGTATATCAATGAAAAGTATTTACAAAAGTATTCGAATGAAAAAGAACATAACCGAAGTGTAGGAGTTTCTGAAACAGGAAATAAACTATATGTTGGTGCTAAAACAACAGACGGACGGATTCTACCGGTCTATTTTGCAAAAGAAATAAAAATTGTTGAACGTGATGACATATAATACTGAATTGGGTATTCATCACATCAATATCTATTAATAGTACTGAATGGGGTACTACTTTAATGGAGACTACTGAATGGGGTAGTTCTCTATTATATAACATGCATTAGCTTAGTTGATTAGAGCACTCATCAGAGGGACGGCAGTTTGAATCTGTCATGCATGACTAACTAGTAAACGATTTCGGTCAAGTATTAACTTAAAAAACAAATCACTTGAATATGAAATCAATTACATCTAAATATGCAAAAAATCGTCGCGATGAACTTAGTAAAGATATTACTAAATATTGGACGATTATTAAAAACGAAAATATCATTTCTAAAGGAACTATTCGTAATTATGACCTTAAGGTACTGTTAACGAAGATTCAAGAAATGGCAGAAGAACGAATTCTTATGAAACTGTATTTACAATGTATTAATATGGGTTATAAGAAGTTCTCTGATTTACCAGCAGAAAATAACTATTATACAATATTTTCACTATCCGAGAAACAGGAACAACTGTTTCATTTAGGGAAGATTAAAACAATCGACCCAAAGATAAAGCGAGCTAAAGGCAAAAAGAATCTGAATATTAGTGAGGAACTCACTTCAGCTTACATCAGCAATATAAAGAATAAGCT